TCTTTAGCCATATTATGTACAAATGAAGGTTTTAATAGTTGTCAGCCCTTATGACATTGCTATCTCAGGGATTGATAGTTGATTTTTTGACATCAACAAACTGTCCTATTTGGGAACTATGTTCACTTATAATAGATTAGATTTGATCTTTTGTCAAATTTTATTTATAATAATATAAATGGAAATAGTAAAAAATAAAACCAGATGGTCAGCTTACTCAAGTAAATGTGTTAAATATTATAATATTAGTAATGATAATATCTACGAACTACCAGAACAATATCCATGTATTGCAATACCCCAATTAATATCTGATATGAATGGCTCAAGAATTAAATTTAATTTTGTTTATAAAAAAGATTGCCAGAGATTATTAAAGGCTTTATAATGTGTAAGGTTAGTTAGTTCTTTCTTATTGGGCCCGTACTGGTTTCGATTTTAGAGATATGAATTAAAATGCAAGTGGAGGTTGAAGCGAGGACTCCTTAAAAAGTTTCAATTATATCAACTGCCAAAACAGCAAAATATAAAGGTCACATTTCAGCAAGAGTTTCTCTTGTTGAGTTGACCGCTTCTGTAGCTTAAGTTACAGCGTGATATCTATGACACATCTAATAGAATATTGCGTAATTAGATGTTTGAATTTAAAGAGTTTTTTTATTCTTTTTTTATTCAATATCAAAAATAAACTCGCTAAGTATGTTTGTTCTTTATCTATACAAAGCTAAAAATAAAAAGAGCTAAACTTGTAGTATTTTAATTTGGATTTTTAAAAGACGTATGTTCAATTCATACCGGGTCCAAGTAAAAACGAATCTCTTGGCCTCCATTTATATTAGAAATTTATCGAATAAGATAGATAATTTAATCTTATCAATTTTTATATTTAATGTGTAATCATATTTCATATGTCTAACCTCACAACAACAGATGCTTCTGAAAAAAGATTAAATTTAGATTACGATGCTACTCCAGCAGACCCAATATCTAATTTTACAGTAAGCGGAACAAATGGAACAGTTTTACAAGCGAATGCTGATCGCGAAGAACTTTATATTCAAAATTTATCAACATCTCATCTTCATGTAAAATATGGAGCTTCTGCTGCGGGTAATTCATTTAATTTTGTTCTAGCTTCGAGCACTAATGCTGGAGGCGGTGATGGTGGAAGCTTAAGCGATCTTAATTATGTAGGAATAGTTAGCGTTAGTGGAGTTAACCCAAATTATATTTGCTGGGAAAGAAGTTAATTTAACTTTATATTGGCTATATGATAGTCAAAAAAACAAAACAACTTGGGGCTTTTAGAAGAGGAAAAAAGTCTTCATCTTGCGCTCAGATAACTAATACTACGACTACTAATACTACGACTACTACATCAGTTGGAAGCTTATTTTTTAATGATCCAAATCAATTTTTACAATTACCAAGAAGTGAAGTAATAAGTATTTTAGCTGCTGAACCTTTCACTATAGAAGCTTGGATAAAACCTACATCAATAAAGACGATTGCTGGCCTAGATGCTAACGGAAATCCTGAAGGTACTTATGGAGATATAATTATTGGAGATACTGAAGGTGGCGGAAATAACTGGTCATTGCAGTTATTCAATAATAAATTAACATTTTATCGCTATAATAGTACTCTTGGAGGGGCTAGATTTTTTAATTCAATTAGTCAAATACCATTAGATGAATGGACACATGTTGCTGTTTCATATGATGGAACATCTACATTGTCTATTTTTATTAATGGAGTACTGGATGCAAATTTTGTTGATTATTCTCCACCCGATACTGAATATAGCGTTATAACAATTGGTAATCTTTTTGATAGTGGTAGTACTCCTTGGGATATTGGAGCTTATGATTATCAAGGATACATAACAAACTTAAGAATTAATGATAATCAATTTTTTTATCAATACGCTAGTCCATTCGAGCCCACAGCTCCTTTGGGATATATATCTGGTACAACTTTATTATTATTAGCTAATACAAATGACCCAACAAAAGATTCTAGTCCTGAAGATGTTATTATAACTAACGTAGGATCGGTAGCTTCTAGCTCTCAATATCCAACCGTTGCTGACTGTGCTAATAATGATGCTAAAGTTATAATGGTAGGGTGGTCTGTTGGATCACGAGTCTTAACTCGTGAAAACGAAAATCTTTATACTTATTTTGATGAAACATTATCTAGGGCGAATACTTCTAGTCCATGGATTTACACCAATGTTGGAATTCCACTTGCGACATCATCAACTGTTTCACAATTTCCTTGGCAAGCCGTATGGCCATCTCCTTATACAGCTACGAAAGTTTGTCCAGCCGTGTAATAAATATTTTCCCAATCACTGTTGCATAAAAATAGTGTAATTATATTAAACAATATGGAAATTGATTTCTCAAAAAATATACTAGCAGCAAAAAAAGGCAAGGCGCCACTTAATAAACCATTTCGTCTTCCTTCTGGAAGCAAAAAGAAATTCGGCGTTTATGTAAAAAACGATAAAGGTAATATTGTAAAAGTTACTTTTGGCGATCCAAATATGTCTATCAAAAGAGATAATCCCGAAAGACGCAAATCTTTTAGAGCAAGACATGGCTGTGATAATCCCGGTCCAAAATATAAAGCTAACTATTGGAGTTGCAAAATGTGGAGCGCAAAACCAGTTAGTAAAATCACAGGATCATGTGGTAAACCAAATTGCGGCTCAGTTGAAAATGAAGAAGAAATTACTTTAGAAATAGACGTTCAAGCTAAGAATAAAGGTCTTTGGTATAACATCCAACAAAAGAAAAAAAGAATGGGTAAAAATTATCGCCCAGCGCCAAAAGGCTCAAAGGATCGCCCAAGTCAAGAAGCTCTTAAAAAAGCCCAAGGATCAGACTACCTAAACGAAGAATACGAATGGGATGGCGAAACAGAATTTGATCAAGTCGAACTTATTAAAATTGACGCTTCTTTATCTCAAGCAGAAGAAATTGAAGATTTAGAAGATTACAAAGAAGATTTTTATGAAATGATCGTAGGATCTATAAATTCAATTCAAGTTCACGCTCAAAACATTTTAAATAAATTAAATGACCCAATGGTAAAAGAAAATCTAACAGAACCATTCTTGCAACAAACCGCAGCATTAGCAGAAGATTACATGATAACAATTCATAATTATGTAATGTTCAATAAAGAAGATGAATCTGTAGCTCAAATGACAGGCCCAATTGATGATTGCGTTTCTAAGGAATTAATTAAGAAAAATATAAAATAATTTAAATTCTTATATAATATATTATGGTATATAGAGTATTTAGTAATCATAATATAGGACATTCAAGAATAATAAATGCTTTAGAGTCTTGGAATCGTAGTGACATAATTAATATACCTATAAATGATTCAGATTTAAAAAGAAATATCCATAATCTTCCATATCTCAAAGATATACTTGATATAGGTTATTCTAAATGCATAAATGATGATGATATTATTTTATATACAAATACTGATATAGGTTTAATTACAGATTTTGATACATTCCCAAATGAAAATTTTTTTTCAGTTAGAAAAAACGTAGAAAGAATTAAAAAATATAATAAAAGCGAACTTAAAAATATAAAATACCAACCAGTATTATGTTGTGATTTATTTGGTATAACAAAAAAATGGTATCAAGAAAATAAAGATAATATACCAGATTTTATTATAGGGTCACCAAGTTGGGATATTGCTTTTCTTTTTATAACAGACGGCATTAGAATAGATAATATATCTTTTCATACTTTACATGGCCGTACAGAATGGCAACTTAATTCAAATCAACCATTTCATTCATATAATAAAAAACTCTTTTATGATTTTCTTGCTAAAAAAGGATACAATGTAGAGAATATTGAAAGTATTAAAAAAGGACAATTAACAAAAATACCACCAGAAATATTAAATTACCTTAAAAAACATAAAGGATTTAATTATCTTCATTATTAAATAATAGTGTAAGTCATAAGATGACAAATAAAAGATTAAAAAATTTTTATTTTAAATACGAGTTGGATGATAAATTTATTAAATAAACTTTGGAATTGGAAAACAAAAACATTACTTGTTGGGGTTACATTAATCGTATCTTGGGTCTCTTGTTTAAAAATTGGTTTTGAATTGAAAAAATATAATAACATGACTAACCTTCCAAATTCTTGTTTTGTTGATGCTATGATTTATGCATCTCAATGTAATCTCTTATTAGAAACAAACAATGATATATGGAACAATGTTTATGGTTTTACATTTTATTACAAAGACGATATAGATAATATAATTGGTCATGCCGTTTGTGTTTTTGAGTATAAGAATAACTTATGGATCTATGATCCAAACTGGGGAACATCACCAATATGTCAAATTGGAAATAAAAAAGAATATAGGGAAAAAATTAAGTTGTACATCAATAAAACTTATCCTATAATAGTGGTAGAGGACTTTATGCTAAATGACTGGACATACGTTCAAAAAATAAAGAAAAATAAAATGAACAAAATCTACAAAGAGGTGTCTATTCACTTAGATGAAGACAAGAAGGAGTAACTGTATATGAAAAATAACCTATTAAAAAAGGTACTAAAAAGCACAGCCGCAAAATTAATTGCGGCTTTTTTAATGTCTGGAGCCGTCCAAGAATCTCATGCAGTAGTATTTCTTTGGAATAATACTGGAACAAATTGGACATCACCAACAAGCTGGACTAATGGAGTTCAACCTTCATCAACTAGCTCTAGTACTACAACAGATGAAATTCAATTTGGTAATTTTGGAGCAAATAATAATACTGTTATATTAACTTCTACAAGAGCCGCAAGAAACATAACGTTTCTCACAAACGCAAACCCGTATTTAATCAATAGTTTTAATGGTGCCCAAACATTGTCATCCAGCGGAGGTATTACCAACAATTCTATTGCTACTCAGACATTTAATATATTAGTAGAAAACGCTAATAACAGTAATACTTGGTTTCAAACTGCAGGAGGTGGATTGGTGTTCAACAATGTGGCTTCACTCACTACTGCATCTTCTAGTACATCCAGAACTGTTACATTAGCAGGTGATGGTACATTCACATTCAACAATGAATTGAAACAAGGAGGTTCTTCCACTGCTGGCAAAGTGCTATACACAGGCAATGGCACAGTCACATTCAATGGCACCAACACTCTGGGTGGAGGTTTTGAAATCAAAGGAGGAGGCACTGTGAATGTGAATGGTGGTACTGGATTAGGTACAGGTCTAATAACAATAGCAGCTGCAACTGGAACAACAATTACCCCTAAACTGGTAATCAACACGACCAATGGTCTGTCTGTTGCAAACAGCTTCAAGGGATCAAGCAGTACAGCCACTATGGGCACATTGGATTTGTTAGGATCTAATCCAGATGCTATTACCACTTTTATTGTGAATCAATATCAAGGCAACAACATGAGCTTCACTAATCATGGAGGAGGCAAAACATTGTTACAATTCACCAATGTTGCTAACACACTCTCATCATCTACAGATACCAGCGGTGGCAGAAGATTGATGAACAACAGCACGAATTTAACTGTGCAGTTCGATGGTACATTAGACATTGGATCAACAGTTGCAGATGTGAATACTATTGGTGGGGCTGGTGATTTTCTCTTCAAAGGATCTCTGCTTAATACAGCATCTGTACTAAGAGGACTAACGAAAACAGGAACTGGAACAACTACTTTTGAAGCAATAAATTCTTATAATGGAAATACAACAATCCAAGAAGGAAAATTATTAGTTAATACAACTGGTTCTATTTTATCAAGTTCTTCTATAGTTTCTGGTGGAACCTTACAAGTCAAAGGAGTTGCTGGTGGAGTAATTGTTAATAGCGGAAGTTTACTTGTAGATAGTGGCGGTACAGTTGGGTCTATAACAGTAGGCGGTGGTACTCTATTGGTTTCTGGCACAGCAGGAACAACTACAATAAATTCTGGAACTAGCACAGTAAATTTAGGTGGAACAATTGGAAGCGCAACAATTAACGGAAGCTTACTATCAGTCAATGGAAACGCAGGAGACGTTATAGTAAATTCAGGGGGTACATTAGGTGGCTCTGGTATTGTGCAAGGTTTAACTTTAAATGGCGGTATTGTGGCCCCGGGCAATAGTCCGGGTCTGCTAACTGCCTACGAGTTAAATGGAAGTAATGGAACATTCCAATTCCAATTAGGTGCACCAACTACCAGAGGCACGACTTACGATGCTATAAATGTAACTACGTTACTAACGCTTGGAGCAAGTACTGCATTTACATTTGAAACTTTAGATAATTATACTTATGCTATGGGAGATGTTTACGACTTGTTTGATTTTGCTTCTATAGATGTATCAGCATTTGACAATGCAGTACTTCTTGCTGCTCTACCCGATCTTGATACAGCAAACAGTAATCTCACATGGGATGTTAATAGTTTTAATGCAGATGGAATAGTAAATGTTATACCAGAACCTTCTACATTATCGCTTGTGTTGGGTGGTGCTTTTGGTTTGATAGCACTCAGAATCATGAGGAGAAAAAAATGCAAACCTCCAACAAGGTTTTTAAAAACCCAAGACTATCAAAACTCTTTGGTTTCACATTAGTTGAAATGGCAGTTGTAATAGTTATAATGACATTTGTGATGAGTTTGTCATTTTCTGCTTTTGGGGCCGTGAAGCGTAAATCATCTCAAGCTATTTGCGCATCAAATATGAAACAAGTTGGTGCATCAATTTTATTATTTGCAACTGACAATAATAATATTTTGCCTCCCGGTTCTGATGGTCAGACCATAAACTCGTTCATTAGCGACAGTAGATTTGGTGGCACAACTCAAAATGTCGTGGATAAATCTAACATAGAATATTATCTTACCAATTATATTCCTGTTACATACACAGGCAAAAAAAAGAAAGCCAATACGGTATTTAGTTGTCCTGCGCACAATGAAAAATACCCTACTATTTGGAAAAGAGGATCTTGCTTTGGTGGAGCAGGCGGTATTTATGGTATTGACAATCCAAAAAATATATTAACATTAGATGCAAATGATTATTTCTTAGTTGATTTTACCAAAGCTTTTACTAATCATTCTAGTGGTGCTTTAGATAAAACAATTAAAAATCCACATGGAATCACAAGAAATTTGTTAAGAACAGATGGAAGTGTAATATTAGAATCTGATACAAAAGCTAGGTAAAATAAAACAATGGAAAATCAAATGAGAAACCTATTATTAAGTAATTATGAAAATAGTCTACCTTCTAAAAGAGACACAGAAGAATTCATAAGTAATTTTCATCAATATAGAGCCCAAAAGAAAGCTCAACAAAAAACTCATTATGCTTTAATTTTTGCTTGTGCTCTTATATTAAGTATGATAGGATCAATCGTGGCTAAACAAACTAAAAACAATTTAGATATACAAACAGCTAGCGGAACAGAAAAATGCAATACACAAGTCATGGAAAAGTAGTAGTCTTTGAAGGAAACGTTGGTGAAGTTTCTACTTGGATTAAAAAACATGTTGGAGATCACGATACAGTTAGTTTAAAGGATTACTTTAAAGATGAAGTTTTCGGAGTTCATAAAGTTGGAGAAGAGAAGTATAGTTACTATTATCAATGCTTAGGAAAAGGAAGATATTCTATCTTTACAATTCAATGAATAAAATTTATTATACATTTAGCATCTTTATAACAGGGCTTATTTTTTGTTTGGCTTATATGCCTGAGTCTACATTAAAAGAAGATATAGAAAAATCTGGATTAGAGTTTGTATATGTTACAAAAGAGGCTTCATGCTTTACCAAAGGTATTGAGCCTATAGGATTAGATTCTCATAAATGGATATTAAATTTAAATAGCCATAAACCATCTAATCCAATTTATAATGAAGCAATCTATGTATCAGTAGGCTATATGATAAAAGAAGTAAGATTAAAAACAAATTTATGCAAAAATTAATATATATACTATTAGCCGCGATTTTAATTCAATCTTCTTATGCTGAAGATAAAATCAAAATATCAATCAACAAAGACAAAAATGGCAAGATAACTTTAGTTAGCTCTGGACATTCAGTTCCAATATCTTTTGATATTATGGGCAAAAGCTATGATGTTCCATCTGGCGGTGGATCAGTAGAAGTTGAATCAAAAGGATTTGAATCTAAAACAGAAACAGAGCTTGATCCTGCTTTAGATGTTAATGCTGAGAGTGGATCTGAAAATCGTACCAGCAATATCTCCCAGCCATTTGGACCTCAACAATTTAACCCTCAACTTATACCATCAGTAAATTCGAATCCAAACCCTAAAGAAGCAACTCCAATTTAATCTTGTGTAAGCCTATGTATGGCGATCAAAATTAAGAACTGGTGGGCTGATTTAAAATCCTATGATAAGTTCTTTTTTATCACTTTTGTCCCTGCAATACTTTTCACGCTTTGGGGGCTAAGTGACCTTTACTTTAATTACTTTGATTTATTAAGTAAAGAAGATCACCTTCAATTCTTTCTTAGGTTTGCTTTTCCAATATCATTAGCCACATTAATAACGGTTTTAGAAAGAAATAATAGAAAAAAGCTAATAAAAGATATTAAAACCTATTTAAAAGACTAGTGTAATATAGTTTATGGCTTTTATAGTTAAAAGAGATGGTCAAGGTATTCCAGTGGAAAGCGTTAGTGGCCTTGAGATTACTTTTTCTAATTACGGTACTCATCTTTTTTATAAAGTTACAAATTCATATTTTTATAATATTGATAATGATGATAACGAGTATAACTTAATTTGGAACTTTTCAACAAATCGTTGGTTATTAAGCGGTAGAGGAGTTGTAGCAACTAACTTAACCTCTGATTCAAAGACCATACCTACAACTGGATGGATTTACACAACAGGTTCTGGAGTACCCATCTTAATTCTACCTGCCTACGGTAATACTTATATTACAGGGTCGCTACCAGCGAGGTCAATAATAATTAAAAAAAATACAACCTTCAAAATTCCAAGAACGTTTGAACTCATCACCACCTCAAGAGCTTTCAACTCTTCTGGTAACCAAGTCGGCTCAACAAATACAGGAAACATACCCGATAATTGGGTAGCAAACCAAGCTACTGTTGCCTCTGTTATCTTTGCCAACAACAACAGCGTAACGAGCATTGGAAGTTATGCGTTTGCTTATACTGGCTTAACTAGTGTAACTATCCCTAATAGCGTAACAAGTATTGCAGATTATGCCTTCAGAGGTTGCGCAAGTCTAACCAGCATTACCATTCCAAATAGCGTAACCAGCAGTATTGGCGCATATATGTTCGAGTCTTGCACCAGCCTAACCACAGTCACCATTGGTACTGGTGTGACCAGCATTGGAGATTCTGCGTTCAGTAGTTGCCCAAACCTATCCACGATTACATTTACGGCAACTTCAAGCGTAACTAGTATTGCGAGTTATGCGTTCGAGGTTTGCACCGGCCTAGCCAGCATCACAATCCCCAACAGCGTAACGAGCATTGGAACTTATGCGTTCGATGGTTGCACCAGCCTTGCCACAGCGACTTTACCAACTAATATAAACTTTACGAGTATTGGTGGTTATACTTTCCGAGGTTGCTCTGCCCTAACTACCATCACCATACCAAACAGCGTAACGAGCATTGGAACTTATGCGTTTAAAGGTTGCACCAGCCTAACCAGCATCACAATCCCCAACAGCGTAACAAGCATTGGAAGTTATGCGTTCAGAGATTGCACCAGCGTAACCACAGCTACTATTAGTAACAGCGTAACTAACATTGGAAATTATATGTTCCAAAATTGCTCTAGCCTAGCCACAGTCACCTTTACACCAAATTCTAGCGTTACAAGCATTGGTGATTATGCGTTTCAAAACACTATTTTTAATTCCATTACAATCCCCAATAATGTGAATAGTATCGGGAACAGAGCGTTCGAAGGTTGCGGTCTAGCCAGCATCACTATTCCCAATAACGTAATAAGCATTGGGAGTTATGCGTTTCAAGGTTGCGCAAGCCTAGCCACAGTCACCATTGGAACAAGTGTAACGACTCTTGGGGATGCTGTATTCAAAAACTGCTCTAGCCTAACCAGCATCACTATCCCAAATACCGTAAATAGCATTCCATATTATGCGTTCAGAGGCACCAACCTAGGCACAGTAACCTTTACACCAACTTCTACCGTAACAAGCATTGGGAGTTATGCGTTTGCTTACCTGCCGCTAAGTAGCGTTACTATACCCAACAGCGTAACGAGCATTGGGGCTAGTGCGTTCCGAGATTGTACTAGCCTAACCACGCTTACTTTACCAACCAATGTAAGCTTTACGAGCATTGCAAGTAAAGCGTTCGAAGGTTGCGGTCTAGCCAGCATCACAATTCCCAACAGCGTTTTAACCATTGAGCCTGAAGCGTTTAATGAATGCAACCTAAACACACTCACTATTGGCACTAGCGTAACAACCATTGGAAGTTATGCGTTTGCTTATTCAGCATTAACTAGTGTTACTATCCCAAGCAGTGTTACAACTATTGGAGAGGATGCATTTAAAGAGAATTCAATTAGCTCATTGACCATAATAGGCAACAATCTTACAACCATTGGTGGTTTTGCTCGCAATGAAATTGGCTCACTAACCATACCCAATAGCGTGATAACCATTGGCAGCAACGCATTTTATTACAATTCAATTGGCTCACTAACCATACCCAATAGCGTGATAACCATTGGCAGCAACGCATTTTCTTACAATGAAATGGACACATTGACCATAGGAAGCAGTGTCATAACCATTGCGCAGAGCGCATTTTATAACAATCTACTTACCTCGCTAACCATACCCAACGGTGTTCAGACCATTGGCAATAATGCATTCGGTTATAATCAAATTGGCGGCCCATTAACCATACCCAACAGTGTCCAAACTATTGGAAGTTATACATTCGCTAACAATTCAATTTCATCTGTGACCATAAGCAACACTGCGACTAGCATTGGGAATTATGCGTTTAGTACCAATTCATTAACTTCAGTAACTATCCCAAACAGTGTTTTAACCATTGGGAATGGCGCATTTTATAACAATCAACTTGCCTCAGTGACCATAGGTAACAGTCTCCAAGTCATTAGTGTTGGTGCATTTAGTAACAATTTATTAACTTCAGTGACTATACCCAGCAACGTAAATAGCATTGGGAATTATGCGTTTACTGCCAATTCATTAACTTCAGTGACTATACCAAGTACTGTTTTAACCATTGGGCAGGGCGCATTTAGAAATAATTCTTCACTTACCACAGTGAACTGCTACACAACATATACAGCTTTTGTTGCTAATAATGCGTTTTTTGGTGTTGGTGCATTGACCATTCATGCAAGAATATCAGATAACACTTGGACTGCCGCACCTAGCCCGGGCGTAACGTTTCAAGGAAAGACTGGCGTTATAATCATCAAAGATTTGACTTAATTTTCATTTTAATTGACAAAATATATTATAGAATATATAATATGTATATGAGTAAAACAATTCACTTTGTATCTGGGCTGCCTAGGGCAGGATCAACATTATTAATGAATCTTATAGCACAAAATCCTAAAGTTCATTCAACCGCCACTAGTGGACTTCATGAAATAGGTTATATTGCCAGACAATTTCATAGCACAGAAGAGTTTAAGACTATTCCAAACCCCAGAGATGGCGAGACTTTATTCTATGACTACGTGAAGGGTGGATGTGAAAATGCTTTTAATAGATTAACAGATAGACCTATAGTAGCTGATAAATGTCGTTCTTGGGTTGGGCATCTTGATATGCTCTTTGCAATTTGGCCTAACGCCAAAGTGCTAGTGCCAGTTCGTGATATGCGTGGCATCCTTTCTTCTTTTGAAAAGAAATGGCAAAAGCATCCATTCCCATTTACTGGTGTTGAAAAACAAAATCCTCAAAATTGGACTACTGTAGAGAAGAGAGCTCAAGGCTGGCTTAACATTCCTCCGCTTGGAATTGCTGTTGAAAGATTATCTGACGCGGTTAAAAGATACAAAGATAAATTATATTTTGTTAATTTTGAAAACCTTACAGAAAATCCAAAAGAAGCCATGGATGGAGTATGGGATTATTTAGAATTAAAAGCTCCAAAACATGATTTTGATAACGTAGAACAGTACACAACAGAACATGAAGCTGGTTGGCCATATGGAGATCACACCATAAGGAATAAAGTAGAACCTCTAGAAAAAGATTGGAACAAAGTCCTAGGAAAAGAATTTTCAGAACAAATTAGTCAAAGTTTCAAGTGGATTAATCAATTATAAAGTGTAATTACATTTATGGATCCAATTAACCTACAAAAAGTAGATCAAGCACCAACGCCAAATTCTTTAGAAATGGCTCGTAGTAGAATCACCAACGAACAACTTCAAAACTTCATTACTTTTTTAAGTTCTGTTGATTTGAATTTACCAGAAGGCAAGCAAGTATCAGATATCAGAGCATTCAACATAAGAGTTGCGCCAAATAATAATGGCGGAATGATTAACGTAGTTTTTAAATAGAATCTTCGGTAACGAGCAGAGCACTTATTGTAAGCTCAACTGTATAATTTTTACTTAACTCTCTCTACTAAATAATATATATAAACCAATACAGCAAAACAAATTAAAGTAGTAGATAAGGTCATATATATTAGATTTTACACTAGATTAGTATTATCATTATTATGATATATAATATGGATGCAATTAAAATTCAACCAGTTTACATAAATGGTCATCTCGAAGATGGTAAATTTCTTTTCAGACCATTTTCAGACAAAAAAGCTGCAGCATATATATTAGAAAACGTCTATTTGGACACAGAATCAGGAGTATTAATTGATCAAGATTTTAAAATAATAAAAGAAACTGCTGATGATTATTGTTATTGGATACCCAAGTGTATGTCTTTTTTTCCTCAAAACAAAAGAGCAGAACAATTAAATAAAAGAATAGACTATTTACAAAAAAAAATTGATGGTAAACTTAAAAAAATAAATAAAGATGAAATAATTAAAATTCAAAAACAATCTATACATTTATTAACCCCAAAAGACACATACTCATTTGGTCATATTTTTGATTATCTTCAAAAAAATATAGTTTTTAAAAAAATGAAAAATGAAGAAGATTTCTTACATTTAATATCAGACAACAGACTAATAAAAGATTTTAATACGTATTTGAAAGCTTTTGATATAAATCCAGATAAATGTATTGTGCCAAATAATTTAGGAGAATTTTTATTTTTTAAAAAAATAATATTTCCATTTTCACCAAGAGCTTACGAATGCATTTCTCGCGAATCACACATTCAACATATTAATAAAATAAAACAAAAAACATTAATTCATATGGATGAATATAAAAGTTTAAAAGAAATAAACCTTTATCTTTCTAGAAATAAAAACACAAGATGGGGTAGACGAATAATAGACGAACAAATTTTATTAGAATATTTAAAAGATAAAAATTTTATAATTATAAATGGAGACGAAAGTTTATATGAAATAATTTTTTTATTTAGCAAAGCTAAATTTATATTTGGTTTGCATGGGTCATTATTTTTAAACGCCATGTATTGTAATGAGAATTGTAAGCTCTTAGAGTTAAATAGCAGATTAACCATCAGGTATTTATATAAAGCTAATGCAACCTTTTTCTTAAAAAAAGAAAATTACGAAGTTATAGATGTAAAAAAAGACGAAAATTTAAATGTCAAAAGTCAAGACGTTATAGATATATTAAAAAACTATATATAAAAACATGAACGATTTATACCTTATAATACCATACTACAATTATTTAAATAATCTTTACAGAGAAAAAAATCTGCAAATATTTTTTAAAAGATATTCAAAAGTAAATAATTTAAAAATTATACTTGTTGAAGGAATTTTTGAAAAACAAAACCCTTTACAAGATTACTCAAATACAGCATGGAAGCATATAAAATACAACATACCTCAAAGAATTTGGGTTAAAGAAAATCTTATCAATTTAATAATACAAAATCATTTACCAAAAGATGCAGAGTACATATCTTGGATAGATGGAGATATTTTATTTATGGACAATAATTGGGTAAATAAAATTATTTTATCGTTAAAACAATATGATATTGTACAAATATTTGATCATGCCGCAGATTTGAAAAAAGATAATCTTATTTGCCTTAACAAAGAAGATGTAATAAAAACGCATTATTCTTATTTATTTAATTTGATTAATAATAAACTAGAAAATGGTCATACTGGATTTGGATGGGCGGTTAATAGAAAATTTTACGATAAAATAAAAAAATTATGGGACTACAATATTATTGGCTCTGGGGACTCAATTATAGCAAGATCAGCAGGACAATCTTTAAGCGAAGAAAGAATTCTAAAAAAACACAGTCTAAATCCCATTTATTCGTTAAAATATGGTCAAGAGATTTATGATTATTATAATCAATTCAAAGATGCAAAAATTAATTATTTAAATTCTTCGATAGTTCATCTTTGGCATGGAGATTGGGATTCTAAAAAGTACTTATCAAGACACGAACTACTCAAAAAATACAAATTTGATACTTCTTTTTTAGATTATAATAATGATGGAGTTATATATATCAAAAGTGAAGATATCATAAAAGATATAGAACAGTATTTTATTAGCCGAGAGATCTTTTAACATTGGTTTGAATATTTGTTAATTGACTTCTTTATAAAATTCACCTACAATACTTAGGTGGATTCTAAATTAATAAATATAGGCGGACATGGTCTAGGAGACTGTATCCTCTCTTTGCAGATATCTTATCTATTAAAACAAAAAGATGTTCCTCATATCAATTTAATATCTACTAGACAAACCGTTTTTGAACCGTTATATAGCGTTTTTCATCATGAATTTGATCTGTATAAAATAGAAGAGAGATATTCGCATGAAAACGCCGTAATCTCAGATGATTCTTTAAAAAAAGAATTACAAGATCATTATGGGTCAAATAATATTACATATAATGTACCAGATCTCCTTTACAGGAATCCATTAGCTCTAGACTACAAGAAGTATGATTTAAATATCTCTTTGATTAAAAAAACAAGATCATTAGTAAAACACTTTGCCAGTAAACAAAAGATTATCTATTGCGGACTATGCAGTACCACAGAAGGTTATGTTTATTATAATATACCTATCCTATTAAAACTATTAGCGGAATTTTTACCAGATTACACTATATACTTTCCTTTGGTTAAGGCTTGGGATAAACCTATTAATAACCTTGGGAATTTTGATGTTAATTTTCCATCAAATGTATTAATTGATGATAACCCTACTTTTTCTGGTTCTTTAGAATATTTAAAGAAAAGTTGTTATGGTATATTCACTTGTAATGGGCCAAGTCATATCGCTTATCAAATGGGTATTCCGAGGCTAGTTCTTGACCCTCAATTCAATAAGATTCCTTGGATCAGCAGATGGAAAGAAGATTACGAAGAATGTATTGATATTAATACCCAATATACAGATTTAGTTAATCTTGTAGTAGCAAACATAAAGAATCCAGAGACAACGCTAATTGATAGAAAAAAGCTTTTAGAATCAATAAAAAATGGCTATAATAATTGGAAGGATATATTTCTTTTTAAATATTAAATATGAAAGCTTTAGTAGTATCTACATACGATAATAAATCTCATAATGGTAATTCTTTCAAAGAATTACAAAGTATAGTTGAGCCAATAATAAAAGAATATTGCGAAACACATAAATACGATTGCATAGTAGAAGAATGGCAAGATCCATCTAAAGGTGCGCCTTGGGGTAAAATAAAATATACAATTGATAATATTTCAAAATACGATTGGGTTTGGACAATGGATATAGACACAATGATAATGAATCATTCAATTAAAATAGAAGATATTATAAATGATGATTATTGCGTAATGTTAAGTAGTTTAAACGGATCTATAGATGGAATTAATACTGGTTCTATGTTTTATAAGAATGACGAAAAAACTATAAAATTTTTAAATGATATTTATGACCAAAAAGAGTTTTATTGGAATGGGTATTGGGAGCAAGACGCAATTATTAAACTTTTAAAAATTAATCCTGAATATAGGCAGATAACTCAAATTTGTAGTCACAGAAAATTTAATTCTCATTTCCATTTTGATTTTGATCCCGAAAAACATAATTATAAATCTGGAGATTTATTAGTACACTTATGCGGTTCAAATAATGATTTCAGATATCAAGCTTTATCTCAATTAAAAAACTATATCATTCGCGCTCATAAAGCAGTTCCAGTTAAAGTTTGGGGGCAATAAATATGAGTATACCTACAATGCGACCAGAACATTCAATTAAAGAAGTCCATGATTTATATCAATGGGCCAAAGAGAAAATAGATATGAACTTAACTGTGGAAATTGGAACTTTCGCTGGAGAAAATGCAGTCATAATGAGCGAATATTTTAAAAAAGTTTATACAATTGATCCTTGGCAAAATGGTTATGATCAAAACGATTTAGCCTCCAGCATTGATTTTAATGAGGTCGAGAAAACTTTTAAAAATAGAACTATTAATATTAATAATATAATTCATATCAAGAAAACAGGAGAAGAAGCATTGAATGATTTTGAAAATGAATCATTAGATTTTGTTTATATAGATGGCAATCATCAAGAAGCAGCCGTAATAAAAGACATAAATTCATGGAGATTAAAAGTTAAAAAAAATGGAATTATCGCTGGACACGATTTGAGCTGGAGTTCAGTTCAAAACGCAATAGCGTCTTGTTCCCTAGATTTAGTTTTTACATCCCATGAAAGTTGGGCAACAATAAATAAATAATAAGGAGAACTATGAGTGCATTAAGAGATATTCAAACAATTGATTGGATTTTTAAATATAATACTAGAATTTTTTTTGAAACTGGTACTGGATTAGGATCAGGTTTAATGAGAATGATTCAACCCGAATATGGACAAAAAATACTCATTTCATGTGATATAGACAAAGAGCTAGCAGAACACTCTAAAAGAACGTTTTCTTTTGATGGTCGAGTAAATATTTTTCATGCAGAAGGACCAGATTTGTTAAAATCAATACTTCCAAGATTATCATTAAATGATCCAATTTTCTTTTGGTTAGATAGTCATTTTGCGAATAGCGATTACAATCTTGGCCATAAACCTCTCACGAAACATTCTGATGGTGATCCAGAAACTAGATTACCAGCTTTAAACGAATTAAAAATTATTAAAGAACTCAGAACAGATAAAGGAGCGAAAGATTTTATTCTTCTAGACGATGCAATGCTATATGATAATCAGGATCGTTATGAAGATTCTGTAGCTAGACTTGGACCAGATGCTGTTCCACCAGAGTATAGAACAATTTTAAATAAAGCAATTGAGCTATTTAAAAATAGTCACACTTCACAAGTGATAACTATTGCCCAAGGATTTTTAGCTCTTCACCCAAAATGAACAAAAAAATAGAATTAATTATTGTTTGTAAAAATTATTCAGATTTTTTAGAGATTACATTACCTTTAAATAATAAACACTTTGATAATATTATCATCGTTACATCTTTAGACGATAATAAAACTCAAGATTTGTGCAAAAAGCATGATGTCAATTGTTTAATATATCCAGATTTTTATAAAAATAATGCTAAATTTAATAAAGGCGGGGCTATAAATTTTGCTATACATAATTTAAAATTCAAGGACTGGGTTGTATTTTTAGATTCAGACATTATCATGCCAAATAATTTTAGAGAATTATTAGATGTTAACACCGCAGATATAAATAAATTTTATGGATCTTATAGAATATTTATACCAACATATAACGATTATAATGATTTTATCAATGGAATTAAGGATAAAGAATCTTTCGAGTCAATAGATGGAACTGGATGTGGATTTTTTCAATGTGTAAACTTAAATAGTGATATAGCAAGATATCATGGAATAAATAATTTATATAAAGATAGTAATTCAGCTAGCGAAGTGGATATTGATTTTCTTAAATTATGGTGTCCTAGACCAGATCCAGAAAATCACCCAAGATTAGTAAAAACAAATATAGAATTTATTCATCTCGGAATTTCAGATGGAAGACATCATGAAGGCAGAAATGGTAAAGACCCATTTTTTGGAGAATAAAATGTTAAAAATTTCTGTAGATTATGGTTATGCTTTTGATATGCTCGCTATTTTAGAAGTTAAAAATTCATTTTTAAATAAAAAAAATGATAATTATATAAAGTTATACAACGAGATAGAGACTCAAATTGGTTCAGAGAAAATAAATACTATATTAAAAAGTAAACAATATCAAAACTTAATTATAACAAATAAAAAAGTTTTTGATTTGGTGGATAAAGCTCAAAAAGATAATGGACTAGCCAAACAAGTAGATTCTGCTAATTACGAAAGATATACAAGTAAAGTAAATTTACAAAAAGTGTTTTTTAACGCAGAAATAACAGAAATAAAAATAGGTTATAATAAATAAATGTCTTTAAGAATTAAAACATTTGGATGGAGAAGTCAGAACCTTGATCAAATCTCAAGAATAGAAGAATCTTTAATTTCTTTAGGACATCAAATTGTTGAAGAAAATCCAGATTTTATATATTCTCATGATTTTACAGAAATAGATAAAGCTTATGAATTTAAACAAAAATATCCTAACACTAAATATTTTCAAAAAGTTTTAGATTTGCCAATTCATTTATTTAATACTCAATTTTTTGATTTAAACAAAACTAAAGAAAAGCTTCTTAGGGCAGATTCGATTCTAAGCAATAGTCAAACAGTTAAAAATAACATTAAGAGTTATTTAGGTTTAGATAGCTATGTCATTTATGATGCTATTAAACAAGTAAGCAATCTTAACTCCAAAAAAGATATACCATTTTTATATGTTGGTCGCGCCAATGACCCTAATAAAAGATTTTCATTAATAAAAGATTTTTTTAATCTTACAAAATTCGATCCAAATAAATTAACTACAGTAGGACCAGATAACCCATCTTTTGGAATATATAAGGGAATCGTAGATGACTCTACTTTAAACGAATTATACAATAGGTCTAAATATATTATATTTCCAAGTTTTGTAGAAGGCATAGGTTTACCACCAATAGAAGCATCTATATGTAATTGTATACCTATACTATCTAATGATAATGAAACAGCCCTAGAATTTTGGGATTTTAAATTAACATGCGATCCAAATGCTTATTCTATCGCAGGAAAAGTTTTGGAGATTGAATATAATTATAAATACTACTTAGATATTACAAGAAATCATGCCAAAGACTATATTAGTTTTTTTGATAAATCAAAAATTGCACAAAATATTGTAGAAGCTTTTAATAGTTTAAAATAAATATTGCATAGCATATAAATAACATATATAATACAATATATGTTAAAACCTATTTTGCTCACAATGACTCAAGAGCGCAAGCAACATATCTCTTTAATGATAAGGAATATTTATCCTACTTTTGACGGAATTGTATCTCTTGTTAATTTGCCTAGTAATGATGGAACAATAGAGTTATTAGAAGCAAATAAAGGTAATGGTAGAGTTATAACTCAGAATTGGACTCCTAATCATGGATTTTTAATGAACCATCTTCTTTTTTATGGTGGAATTAAAAATGGACAATATTGCGTTTATTTAGACTCACCAGAATCAATGACCGATGAATTTATTTCAGAGTTACCAAGTATATTAAATGATTTTGAACAAAATGAAATAGGCGCACTTTACTGGGATCAAAGACCATATATTTTTAAATATAATCCATACATGGAGTTTCACGGCGCAGTTCATTGGGGTTTAAATAATATAAGTGGCCGAATCATTACAATGGATGATAAAGATAAATATATTATTAATAAAAGGAAAGACACACCAAAGTATTTTGGATCAATAAACGGATCAAAATATTATCTTTGTTATTATTTAGGTAATGATATCCAATTAGTTTATGGTAAATATGGACAAGAAATTGTAAATCACCATGAAACACTTAGAAGAAAATTCCAAATATATTGCAAATATAAACTAAACTTAGATATATCTAATTTAGATGATATGGTTAAGTACATGACTAAAATCAAAAATAAAGAAGTGGTTCCAGAAGAATATTTCGTAGACATGGTAGAACTTGAATTTAGATTAAGCGAATTATTTCAAATAGAAGTTTTAGGCCAAGATTTTATGAAAGATGTAGTTAATTATCAACCAGACGGAAGCCAACTTAGATATACATTTTCCTTCAAAGACTATCTTGCTGGTGGATCTGGATTTCCAAAAAATTACTTAGGAACGATATTAAAATACAATAAACAATTCAATATAAAAGATGATTAATTTATGAAAATAGGAATAATTTATTGCGCCTTTAATTGTTTAAAATATTTAAATCAAAGTTTAAATTCATTCATACAAGCTAAAGAACAAGGAATTATAAATGAAATCTGCGCTGTATCATTACCATTTTTTGAATATTATGAAATCAATAAAGACGGTGACGGAACAACAGAAGCTTTAATAGAATTTTATAAAAATAAAAAAATAGATTATGTTTTTACAAATCCCCTATACATAAAAGAACACGCCGCCAGAGATCTTTGCTTGCAATATCTTAAAATTAAAGAATGTGATTTAATTTGGCTTGTTGATGGAGATGAATTTTACACGATACAAGACATACAAAATATAATAAATTTCGTAACATTAAATAATAATTACTTTTGGTATACGATTAATTTTAAAAATTATATATTTGATGGTAAACAATGGATAGATGGGTTTTGTCCATCTAGGATATTTAAAACAAAATTTAATGATTTAAGTATTGATTCTTTTTATTGGGACAATGATATTTTATATAAAGATGCAAATAATAATAAATTTAATTATAAAGATTTAAGTAAACTAGAAATACCCAAAGATATTGCTCATATTAAACATATGACTTGGCTACATGAAAATGGTAAAGATAAATATGAATATCAAATAAAGCATTTCGGATACTGTGGTTATAAATGGAACTATGATGAAAATAAGCTAGATTTTGATAAAGACTTTTATTCGAAAATAAAGCAAGAATTACCTACTATATATTACGAAAATTAAATGAAAGCTATAGGATTTAATCAAGGCCAAATTGGGGATTTAGCTATGAATATGATAGCTTGCAGAGCTTTCAAAGAAACTTATCCAGATTCTCATTTAACATTTGGAATTAATAAAAAATACCAATCAATTGCACCAATTTTTGAAAAAAATGAATTAATCGATGATATTAAAATTTGGCAAAATTACGATAATTGGCCTAGTGAAAATGATAAACAATACCTTTTAGACAAAAAGTTCGACAAAGTATTTAACCCAATGCCCAAACATAAATATGATAATTGGTACATTCAGTATCATCACACAGAAGCAGTTTGCATGATGCATGATCTTATTCCCCCTAAAAATCTACAAATATCTTTTAATAGATGGTTCGAATTAGATGAGAAATATAAAGACTGCGTAGCTTTAACATGTTTTTCTAGCGTTGGAGCGATTAGAGATATACCAAAAGATTTTGCAAATAAAATAATCGATTATATACATTCTTTAGGTTTAAAAACTATTCAACTTGGCTTAAAGGATCATCCAAGATTAAACACTACATACGAACCAATTGGAGGAAGTATTTTTGATGATATTAAAATCGCCCTTTCTTGTAAGTTTTTATTAACGACAGATACTGGAATGAATTGGATTACTTCTGGTTACAAAGCTAAAGTTTTAGCTCTTTATTCTTGTTTGTCTTATCCAGTTTATGCTCCTATAATAAATAGGGCCCCAAGAAACCCAAACGCAATATATTTAGAGAATTACAATATTCAAGATATTAATTTTGAGCTGATAAAGGATTCAATAAATAAACTTATATAAAATTATGAATAAATACAATACAAAAATAACAAAAATAGATCAAGTTCAAGATGTGAATTATATTGAAGAATTTAGTTTACAATTTAAAGATTCAAATTATCAAATAAAATATTTACATCGGGCCCCACACCTTTCTTTGGAGCAAATTGAAAATGCGCCGTATATGAAAAATTTTTCTGAATTTGTAACAAAAATTGCAGAATTTATTCCAGATGGATCAGAAGTAATAGATGTTGGGGCGTATGATGGAGACACCTCATTACCATTAGCTTTGGTAGCTGGTAAAAATGGAAGATGCATTAATTTTGAATGTGGCCCAGCATGGCATAGGCTTCAAATCAATACAGCTTTAAATAATTTTTTAAATATAGAAAATTATAATTACGCAGTGTCCAATCAGGATGGAGTTGATCAATTTAATTATCAAGATGATGTTGGCGGATCGAGATATAAAACAGATCATGTTGGCACATACCCTCTTAAGAGATTTGTCAGAACGATTCAATTAGAGAAATTCCTAGATACTTTAAATTTAAAAAATTTAAATTTTGTTAAATTAGATACAGAAGGATTTGATGTTCCTATATTATTTTTCATGCAAAAATATATTGATCAATTCAGACCAATCGTGCATATCGAATGGTTTCCAACAACTGAACAAGACTTATTACAATTTTTAGCAAGTAAAAATTATTTTGGTGTTGATTATTATACATTAAAAACGTTTGATAAATTACCGAACTACTGGGTTCAAGATTTACTTTTAATCCCTAAAGAAAAAGAAAACAATTATCCATCATTAGTTAAATGATTTTTATATCGAAAAATCGAAGCCAAGAAGATTTCGAGCTACTTGGTAAAATATGCTATGATACTTTAACCCAAGAGATTGGGCTTAAACAACCATCTAATGATTTTTGTGGCATATATTTTGAAGGCAGAGATAGAGATATAAATGCTATAGAAGACTTTGCGGTAATTCATAGTTTCAAAATATTTTCTGAATATAATTATCCTATTTTTGTTTTTAGCCCAAATTCTAATAATTTATTAAATAATGATTCTAGATATAAAAATGCTAGAATAGAACATATCCAAATACCAATCCAAGATAGCCACGATAAATATTCTAAATTTATGTTTAAAGAGATTTGGGAATATCTTCCTAAAGGATTCGAAAATTTACTTTTCTTTCATCCAGATGGATTTTTAATTAAAAATGGTTGGGAGAATTTCGTGTTAGATAATAAATTAAAATATGTTGGGTCTAGTTGGTGTCATACGCCAAGCATAGAAATATATGAAAATAATATTTGGAAGGATTCAGGATACCCAAAAATTAACTGCGGAAATGGTGGATTCAGCTTTAGATCTAGAAGTGCTTGCGAAAAAGTAAGTCAAATATATAGCGAATCTATATTAAGAGAAGCAGGCACACAAGGTACTAGAGTTCCAGAGGATTTATTTTATAGTCATTTAATTAATGGGCTTGAAGGTGGCGTAGGCAGTATAGCTCAATGTATGAAATTTTCACTTGACCCAATTACATTAAATGAGTATAATAATAAATTAAGCTTTGGGTTTCATTATCCAAAGAAAATAAACGAATATCAACAATATAGAGATTATTATTTAAATGGACTTTAATTTACTTCACATAAACAATGAGACTATTTTACCTATAGTTCTATTTGGCGAAAATAGAAATAAGGAGGTAACGCTTTATCATAAAAAAGTTATGGTAGATCATTTTAATATACCTTTTAATTATTTAACTGGTCCGTTCCCACACGTATCTCACGGATCATGCATGGATCAGATTATATCTTCAACAATTGATTCAATAAAGCCAGATTATTATTGGTTTTGCGACCATGACGCAATTATTCTTAAAAAAGAATGCATAGATATTATGTATAATTTTGTAAAAAATAAAATCACAATTGCTGGTCAAATCTGGCAAAGCAATCATAAAAACGGACCGAACGGGATGATTCCCCACCCTTACGTTAGTCAAGCATTTATATGGTTTCCTACAAAACTTTATAATGAATTAGGTAGACCAACGTGTGATGATAAAATCGAAAGATCAGATACCGCAGAAGAAATTACATATTTAGCTAAACAAAAAGGATACTTCATCGCCGGATGCTATCCTTCTAGTTCTATTGTAAAAAATACTGATCTTGATAATGGATGCAGATATGGACTAGGAAATACATATGGTCCAGATTTAATGTATCATGTGAGCCAACAAGGCGATCCAAGAAGTACGGAATTATTTGTCGAAAAATGCAAAGAGGTATTAAATGGAAAATTCATATAAAGAAGACATTAAATATTTTATAAGTCAAATGGTAGAAAAGTATGGTTTTTTACCTAAATTTGCTCATAATTTAAATCCAGAATTAAAAAATAAAGTATACTATTCTGGAGCATATTTTGATAATAATGAAATTTGCGCTGCAATAGAAACATTACTTTTTGGTAAATGGAGTTCAAGCGGCGAGGTGTGCGCTAAATTTGAAAAGGAATTTAGTAAAAAAATAAATCAAAAGTATTCATTTTTTACTAATTCTGGTTCTTCTGCGAATCTATTAATAATTGCGGCTTGTAAGGAATATTACAAATGGAAAGATGGAGATGAAATTATTGTATCTGCTGTAGGATTTCCAACCACTGTTTCTGCTATTATACAAAATGGGCTAAAGCCAGTATTTGTTGATATTGAATGGAATACTTTAAATTACGATATCAATAAAATAGAAGAAAAAATAACAAGTAAAACGGTAGCGACGTTTTTATCGCCAGTTTTAGGTAATCCACCAGACATGGACAAATTACTTGATATTGTACAATCTAATAATATAAAATTACTTTTAGATAATTGTGACTCCTTAGGATCGAAATGGGACGGTAAATATTTAAATGAATATGCAGAAGTTTCATCTTGCTCATTTTATCCTGCTCATGAAATTACCACCTTAGAAGGAGGAATGGTTTCTTCGAATAACGAAGAGATAGTTCAATTGGCTCGAAGTTATGCTACTTGGGGTCGCGATTGTTATTGCGTTGGAACTTGCAATTTATTAGCGAATGGTTCTTGCGGTAAGAGATTTTCTAATTGGTTAAAAGACTTTCCAGAAATTATTATAGATCATAAGTATGTATTTAATAGAATTGGTTACAATTTAAAACCTTTAGATTTACAAGGAGCAATTGGTCTAGAACAACTTAAAAAATTAGATTTTATTTGCGAAACTAGAAATAAAAATTGTCAAAAGATTTCAAATTTATTCATTCAGAATATCAAAAATATTAGATCGATTAATATTCTAGAACAAACAGAATGGACTCCTTTTGGAGTACCATTGATTTGTGATAATAAAGAACAAAAACAAAAATTAGTTTCCTATCTTGAATCAAACGGTATACAAACTAGAAACTATTTTGCTGGAAATTTGTTAATGCATAATGGCTATAAACATTTAGATAACTATAAACTATACCCAGAATCTAATAAAGTCCTTGACCTAGTGTTCTTTGTTGGATGCGCGCCAACTATTTCTGAGGAAAATATATCTTATATCGAGAGTGTTTTAATTAAATATGAACAATAAAATAAGCGTTTTCGGCGGGACAGGTTTTATTGGAAGCAAATGGATTAATTTATACAAACAAGATTCATATCTAGAAAACAGAGATTCAATAAATGCCCAAAATAAAGATATTGTTTATTTTAGAGCGACAAACTCGAATTATAATGTCTTTTCAGATCCATCTATGGATGTAGATACTAATTTGATGCTACTAACAAAATTATTTAAAAACATGGATTCAAGTTATAATTTTAATCTTATATCAAGTTGGTTCGTTTATGGAAAAAATAATTGCGAAATTAATAAAGAAACAGATCATTGTAATCCAAAAGGTTTTTACTCTATAACTAAATATACTCAAGAACAATTAACAGAATCTTATTGCCAAACAAATAACATTAAATATAAAATATTGAGACTCTGTAATGTTATTGGTGGAGATCAAAAGGCTACAGCAAAGAAAAATGCTTTAGAGTTTTTAATAGATAAATTGAAAAAACATGAAGAAATCAATATTTATGAAGGAGATAATTATAGAAATTATCTAAACGTAGAAGATGTTTGCATGGCGATTAATCTGGTCATCCAAAAAGGACAAGATAATCAAATTTATAATATTGGTGATAACAAAAGCACTAAATTAATTGATATCATTGATTATTGTAAAAATAAATTAAATTCAAAAAGTACCATTAAAATAATACAAACCCCTAAATTTCATCAACAAGTTCAAACTAAAAATTTTTGGATGGATACGTCTAAATTACAATCTTTAGGATTTAAACCTAAGTACTCTTTAGAGGACACATTGAATATACTGTGTGATTAAAAATGGCTAATGGAATATATAAAATAACAGAAGATTTCGAACAAGCTTTAAGTAAATATACTGGCGCACCTCATGTAATTACTGTAGATAACGCTAGCAACGCTCTATTCCTTGCTTTAATGTACGAAAAGATAGATGGACGAACTATAACTATTCCTAGTAGAACATATCCTTCTGTACCGTGTGAAATTATTCACGCTGGCGGAAAAATAAATTTTGAAGCAGTAGAAGGTATTAAAATAAAAGGCGCTTATCAATTAAAACCTACAAAAGTTTGGGATAGTGCACTTAGATTTACATCTAATATGTATATTCCTAATAGTCATATGTGCATTTCATTTACTGGTCCATATAAACATTTTAAACTTAGTAAAGGTGGAGCAATTTTGACCGATGATTATAATGCGTATCTTTGGTTTAAAAGAGCAAGATATAGTGGCCGAAGAGAATGCTCTTATCATGACGATAATTTTGATATGCTTGGGTGGAATTTTTATATGATGCCAGAGTTAGCTGCAAGAGGATTGCTATTAATGAATCAATTTTACAACACAGACGGAACGCCCAAGAACAATGAAGATTTAGAATTACCATATCCAGACTTATCTAAATTTGAAATATATAAGAAGTGAAAAATAAAATACTTATTTTTGGGGCAGGAGGCTTATGCAAACAAATATTAAATAATCACAATATTAAATATGATTATTCAATATATCAAGATGATTGTATATTTGATGAATTTTTTAAAAATTTTAAAACAACAAATAAAATCAATACTGATTTTACCCATTTCATTTTAGCTATCTCTGGCACAAGAAGCAGAGAAAATATGACAAATACATTATCTAAATACAACTTAAAACCAATTAATTTTATTAACTCTCAACTAAGTCAAGACACAATAATTGAAGATAATATTATTATACTGCAAGATGTCTTTATCGAGCCTTGCGTTAAAATTTGTCAAGGATCTTTATTAAATATAGGATCAAAAATTTTTCATGACGTAAAGATAGGTAAATTTTGTGAGATTGCACCGCAATCATGCATTCTAGGTAAGGCAGAAATTGGAGATTATACATTTATTGGTGCTGGCTCAATTATTTTACCCAAAATTAAAATTGGTAAAAATTGCGTAATTGGAGCTGGGAGTGTTGTTACTAAAAATGTTCCAGATGGTCAAGTTTGGTTTGGAAATCCAGCTAAATTTGTTTATAATAACTTATGATAAATATCTTTTATCGCGCCACAAGTTACCCAGAATCTGAAAATAAATTTAGACCTCACTATTTCTCTTTAGAGAAATGTTTTAAAAATTTCTTAGATACATTAAAACCTGAAAAAACTAAATTAACTGTAATTTTTGATGGTCCTATTGAAAATAGTTTCATATTAAAATATCAAAATAAATATCAATTTAATATTCATCAAATTAACGGTGGTACAGATTTCAAGTCAAATACAATGACGTTTGAATATATTAAAAATCAACCTATCAAGGATAATGAAATAATTTATGTCCTAGAACAAGATTACCTTCACTTGCCTTGGATTGAAGCAGTTGAATTTCTATATCAAACAAACCCAAATTATAATATTAATAATTCTTATATATCTTTATATGATCATCCAGATAAATATACAAGAAATAATCCAGAAAGAAAGAATACAGAATGGGGAATGTATCATGATTTAAAATCTCAAATTTACTATACTCCATATAGATACTTAAGAACTGTTCCTAACACTTGTGGTTCTTTTATTTTGAGCAAACAACTTTTTGATAAAGATTATGAGATTCATACTTCTGGAAAAGCAGATAACACAAGGTTTGGAATTTTAACTCAAGAACCATACAATAGAATTGTTTTAAGTTTTATGCCCGGTTATTCTACTCATTTGAATACTCATTTTATGTCTCCATTTGCGGATTGGCAAGAAGTAAACAAACAAACAATTTTATTACCATGAATATTTTAGTTACAGGTGGATTAGGTTTTATTGGTTCTAATTTTATTAAATATATAATTAATAAAAAAGAAATAAATACTATAGTCAATGTAGATACATTTAGCAAACAACATTCTGCAGCCAATAAAAACAATGTTCAAGTTTTTGAAAACCATTTAAAATATAAATTTTATGATTCTTGGTTAGAAGCATTAAATTTTCCTCAAGAAAAAGAAAAATTTAAAAAAATAATAAAAGAAAATAATATAACTCATATAGTTCACTTTGCAGCAGAGTCTCATGTTGATAATTCAATATCTGACCCAAGACGATTTATTGAATCTAATATATTAGGTACGTTTAATATTTTAGAAATTATTAGAGATTTTCCAGAAATTAGATTTCATCACATATCTACAGATGAAGTTTATGGTAGTTTGGGCGAGGAGGGTAAGTTCACAGAAGCTACTGCTTACGCACCAAATTCACCCTATTCTGCTTCAAAAGCTTCTAGTGATATGTTGGTAAGAGCTTATTATAATACTTTTAAAACTTTAGTTACAATTTCAAATTGCTCAAATAATTATGGCCCAAATCAACATGATGAAAAATTTATACCAGTTGTAATCAACTCTATATTGAAGAATAAAAAAATACCTGTTTATGGTAATGGAAAGAATATAAGAGATTGGATTTTTGTTGAGGATCATTGCGAAGCGGTATGGCTTGTATTGAACAGTGGCAAGATTGGAGAAACTTATAATATTGGTGGAAATTGCGAAAAAACAAATCTAAATATCATTAATGATATCTGTATAGTATTAAATGTTAATCCTCAAGATTATATATCTTTTGTAGAAGATCGTAAAGGACACGACTTCAGATATGCCATAGATAACACTAAAATAAACAAAGAATTAAATTGGTACCCTAAAACTTCTTTTAACCAAGGATTAAAACAAACTGTTGAATTTTATAAAAATAAAGTATAATACATATTATGAGCAAAAATTTTCAAGAAACTTATTATGGCAAAAAAATAGATACAGCAAATATTTTAAATATTGAGGATGCAAGTAAATTAATTAATGCAAGAAAAACTGTAGTGATTACTGGTGTTACTGGTCAAGATGGTAGCCATATGGTTGACTTTTTACTCAAGAATACAGATTATCTTATTTTTGGTGGAGTTAGAAGATTAAGCGTTTATAATCACGAAAATATTAAACATGTTAAATCTGATAGATTTTATTTAATTAATTTTGATTTAACTGACTCTCATGCAATAGCTAGAACCGTAGAGAAAATACAACCAGATTATTTTATTAATTTCGCTGCACAAAGTTTTGTAGCGAGTAGTTGGGATTTCGCAAGACAAACTTGGGCTACAAATTCTACTTCTGTTTTGGATATTTTAGAGGCCATTAGACTTTATAAACCTTCTTGTCGTTTATATCAAGCTGGCTCAAGTGAGGAATTTGGTAATGTAGTTTATACTCCTCAAGACGAAAAGCATCCATTAAGACCAAGAAGCCCATATGGGGCAAGTAAAGCTGCCTCAAGACAACTTATTAAAGTTTATAGAGATTCTTATAATTTATATGCAATCCAAGGATGGTTATTTAATCATGAAGGAGTAAGAAGAGGAGAAGAATTCGTAACCAGAAAAATCACTAAGAATGTAGCAAGAATTTATAAATCAATTCAGAATAATGAAAAATTTATACCATTAGAATTAGGAAATGTAGAAGCGAAGAGGGATTGGAGCGATGCAGAAGATTTTGTTGAAGGAATATGGATGATGTTAAATCAAGATTTTTATAGTAAAAATTATAATGGTACACCTCAAGAGTATGTATTCTCTTCAAATGAAACGCATACAATCAAAGAGTTTGTAGAAAAAGCATTTAATATTGTAGGAATTAAAGCAAAATGGTTTGGGGAAAACGAACATTCAATATATGTATCTGAAAAAAATGATACATTAGTTCAAATTAATCCAAAATTTTATAGACCAGCAGAAGTTGAATTGCTTTTAGGTGACTCAACAAGAGCTAGAGAAGAGCTTGGATGGAAACCAAAAAATACATTTGAAAATTTAATTAAAAAAATGATGGAGAATGATATTAAAAATGCAAAGTAAAAAACGAGCAATAGTTTGTGGGGCTGGAGGTTTTATAGGTTCACATATAGTAAATAGATTAAAAAAAGAAAATTTTTGGGTTAAAGGCGTTGATTTAAAATATCCCCAATTTTCAAAAAGCACAGCTGATGAATTTACCATTGGAGATTTGACTTGCCCCAATTTTGTAAAATCTGTTATATTAGAAGACATTGATGAATTATATCAATTGGCCGCTGATATGGGAGGAGCAGGATATATTTTTACAGGAGAAAATGATGCGAATGTTATGCATAACTCTGCGCTGATAAATTTAAATATATTAAATGAAGCAGTCAAGAAAAAAGTAAAAAGAATTTTTTATATTTCTTCTGCTTGTATTTATCCAGAATATAATCAATTAGATCCAAATAACCCAAAATGCTCAGAAGAATCTGCCTATCCAGCAGCACCAGATAGTGAATATGGTTGGGAAAAACTTTTTAGTGAAAGATTATATTTTGCATATAAAAGAAATTATAACCTAGATGTTCATGTAGCTAGATATCACAATGTTTTTGGACCAGAAGGAACATATAAAGGAGGAAAAGAAAAATCTCCAGCAGCACTTTGTAGAAAAGTTATAGAAGCCAAAAATAAAGAAGAGATAGAAATTTGGGGAGATGGAAAACAAACTAGATCATTTTTATATATAGATGAATGCGTAGAAGGTACATTAAAATTAATGAGATCTAATTTCGAGGGACCAGTTAACATAGGATCTGAAGAAATGATTTCGATTAATGATTTTGCCAAGATGATTATTGAATTAAGTGGCAAGGCGTTGGATATAAAAAATATTCATGGTCCGTTAGGTGTTAGAGGAAGAAAATCTGATAATAAATTAATTAAAGAAAAATTAAATTGGGAACCATGTTATCCATTAATTAAGGGAATTAAAAAAACTTTTGAATGGATACAAAAACAAATACATTGACATTTATATAAAATTATTTTATAATAATTTATTGAAATCGAATAACCATAAACTCTGTCAATTTATAATTAAAAAATACATTAATCAAAAAATAGATTGGCCAAGAGAAATTAAAATTGCTCAAAAATTAATCAAAACCTATAAAGGTTATTCATTTTGGAATGGACTCAAGCCCGCTAATTTACCTAGTTTAGCATTCTTTTTGACAGAAGATGGTAAGAAATTTATAGTTATGGAAAAAATGAAAGATAGCCTAGAATTAAATGAACCAATTAAATTCGAAATAGAAGAAATAAAAATTGGGGAAGATAAAAAAGTTTGCAAAAAACCTAAAAGCCTGTTAGAATTTATAAACTATGGGAAGAAAACCTAAAGAACAAGAACCAGTACAAGATACTGGGCCTAGCGCGAAGAGTAGATTATCTTCATTTTTAAAAGAAAATAAAGACGATCATTATAATTATGAAGAAGAGGTTTACTATAAAGTATCTACTGGTAGTTTAAATTTAGATATAGCAACTAGTGGTGGTCTTTGTCCCGGACTTCACAGATTTATAGGGATGAACGAAGGTGGGAAAACTTCAGAAGCTTTAGAAGTAATGAAGAATTTTCTTAAAACGGTAAAGGACTCTAAAGCGCTCTTATTTAAAGCGGAAGGAAGATTAAGCAAAGAGATCAAAGAGAGATCTGGAATAAAGTTTGTAACTTCTGCTGAAGAGTGGGAAGATGGTACATGTTTCGTTTTTGAATGCAATATTTTTGAAACAGTTTCTGAGCTTATGAAAGATCTTATTCAAAATAATGACGAAGATAAAAGATATATGTTTATGCTAGATTCTGTAGACGGATTAATGACTAAAGGCGATAGCTTGAAAAGTATGACAGAAGCGACCAAGGTAGCAGGAGGAGCCGTTATATCTTCGATGCTTATGAAAAGAATATCTTTAGCTCTTTCTAAACGTGGTCATATGGCCATATTCATAAGTCAAGTTCGTTCTGATATTAAACTTGATCCATATGCTGCCAATAAAGATATCCGCCAAACTACTGCAACGGGTGGAAATGCGCTTTTACATTTTGCTAATTGGATACTTGAATTTGAACCAAAGTTTGGCAAAGATCTTATTCTTGAGAAACCGAATGAAAGATACGATCAAATTAAAAATAAAATTATTGGTCATAATGTTAAAATTACTATTAAAAAATCTACTAATGAAACTACCAATTCAAAAGTTCAATATCCAATTAAATATGGAAGAAAAGACGGTTCTTCGGTATGGAAAGAATATGAAATTATTGATCAAATTCTTTCTTGGGAATTTGCAACTGCGAAAGGTGCATGGGTTACTTTCTCAGATGAGATTATTGAAGAACTTAAAAATAGTAATTTAGATTTAAAGAAACAACATCAAGGCATTGATAATCTAAGATCTTATTTAGAAGAAAATAAACCAATTGTAGATTATTTTTATAATAAATTCATTAACACTCTAGCTCTATGAGGCTTTTAAATGTTAACGGCAAACTCGTTAACAAGAATGTTAGAAAATACTTAATTAATTGGGAAGCCAAAAGTAGAAGTAAGCTCCAATATAAATTTAAAACATTCTTTTATCCTTATTGGAAAAATCACATAGTTTATGAAGAGTTCCCTGTTTATGGAAGCATGCTTAAGATAGATTTATTAAATGCAACAAAAAAGATAGCCGTGGAGATACAAGGAGCCCAGCATGAATCATTTAATAAGTTCTTTCATGATAATTCAAGATTAAAATATCTTGAGAGCATCAAAAGGGATGTTAAAAAAGAAAAATGGATAGAAACAAATGGGTTTAAGTTTATAGAGGTTTATGAAGATGACCTTAAAAATTTATCACCACAATATATAGAAGAAAAGTGTGGAGTGCTTATTATTTAAGTGTAAAAGTTTATAGTGACTAATAAGAAGAAATTCAATTTTCCAGAATCTTTATTAAAACAGATTGACGAGTGCAGTTATGGTGGATATATTTTATTTAATTTCTCTGCAAAAGGTGAACCACAAGTATATACAAAATTTGATAATCAAATAAATGCTATGGCCCTTTTATATTATTTAAATACATGGGGCCAAAGCGTTGATCAATTGAATTTTGAAGCTACCACAGATTTAATTAATAGAAATAACGAAAAGCAAAATGACGAAGAAGATGATGAGGATAGTTAAAACTTGACTTTTAATTTTTAGTTTGGTATCATGTATATTGAATGATTTACTCCTTACAAGTAGAACGGCATGTTCTTAGTGGTTTATTAAAATATCAAGATCTGTTTGCGGATATTGATGTTTTTTTATCTGAAAATGACTTCTTTAATGATGTTCATTCTACTATTTATTCAGTATTTAAGAATATTAAATATAAAGGGGAAAACGTAGATAAAGTCTTATTAGCTGAAAAGATAAAGAACTTGGGCATATCTTTTAAAGATGAAATTAATATTTTTGATTATATAGATAATTTAACTTTTTCTCAGATCACAGAACAAGCAACAATGGCAGCGTGCAAGGAGTTAATTAAATTTAGAGTAAGAAGAGAGCTTTGTCAAACAGCAGACAATCTTAAAGAATATGTTACTAAAAATGCAGAAGATTCACTAGACGAGATCATTGGTAAGATAGATGGTATATACAATAAAAAAATATCATCTTATTCTGAAAACGACATACCAATTAATATTTTTGAAGGAGTAGAAGACCTTATTGAAGAAAGAGGAAATTCTCCTAAAGATGAAACTGGACTTATCACACCATATTCAGAATTTAATAGAATGTACGGCGGTTTAAAAAATGGTAATATTTATGCTATTGCTAGCAGACCCGGCCAAGGAAAATCAACTTGGCTTAATGATATTTGTTTTAAGACTGCCATTAACCCAAAGAATAAAACAAAGACTTTGATTCTCGACACCGAAATGCAAACCGTAGATATTCAATTAAGAATGGTTGCATCTTTGAGTGGAGTACCAGTTTGGTATCTTGAAACTGGTAACTGGCGTAAAAATGAAGAAATGACAAAGAAGGTAAGAGAAGCTTGGAGTAAAGTAAAGAAGTATGAATATTTTCATTATCATGTCGGTAACAAAAACATAGATCAAATTTGTTCTATTATCCGCAGATGGTATCTTTCAAAAGTTGGCAGAGGAAATCAAGCTATGATAGCTTACGATTATATAAAATTAACTGGAGAAAAGGTTGGTCAAAATTGGGCAGAGCATCAAGCTATTGGAGATAAAATTGATAAACTTAAAAGAATATCAGAAGAAATTCAATGTCCAGTTATTACTGCAATGCAATTAAATAGAACTGGAGAAAGCTTTAATAGAAAAGGCACAGAGGTAGTTGACGATAGCTCAGTAATCTCTTTATCAGACAGACTTCAATGGTTTGCTTCCTTTGTAGCGATCTTTAGAAGAAAAACTTTAGATGAACTTGCTCTAGATGGACAAGCATTTGGAACGCATAAATTAATACCAACAAAAACTAGATTTCAAGGTAAAGATGCTGCGGGTCACCAAGATCTAGTTAGAAGATTAGATTGTACGGGTAAAGAAACATGGGCGCAGAATTATTTAAACTATCAAGTAGAAAATTTTAATATTGAAGAGCGTGGATCTTTGAATGATGTATCCGCTTCTCAAAGAGAGCGTTACGAACTTAATGACTCTAATCAAAATGATGGAGAAATACTATGAACGTGAGTTTAGTATCAGTAACAAAACCAGAAATTAAAGGAATTAAAAATGCAGAAGATCTAGTTGCATTTTGTGCTAGAGTTAGCAATCCGTCTAATCAAATGAATCTTGAAAGCGCTCCAAAACTATTAAAATTTTTAATTAAACATAAGCATTGGAGTCCATTCGAGCTTGTTGATATGTGCGTTGAAATTAAAACTAGCCGTGGAATTGCTGCTCAAATTTTAAGACATAGATCATTTAGTTTCCAAGAATTTTCACAAAGATATAGCGAAGCCACCGATTACGAAGACGTAGAATTAAGACTTCAAGGTAGTAAGAATCGGCAAGTTGGAGAAGATCTTTTGCCTAAAAATCATCCAGAGCTTAATAATTTAAATAGACTATTGGCAGAAACTCTTTCTTTATCCGACTATTGTTATCGAACAATGGTTGATAATGGCATAGCTAAAGAAGTTGCGAGAATGGTTTTGCCTTTGACAACGCAAACTACAATGTATATGAAAGGGTCTTTAAGAAGTTGGATTCACTACATTGAGTTAAGAACTCAAGAAAATACTCAAAAAGAACACAGATTGATTGCTGATGAATGTAAAAAAACATTCATAAATAACTTTCCAGTAATCGCAGAGGCATTAGAATGGAAGAATTAAACGTCTTTCAAGTCCTTACGGATTTAGGATATAAATTGAAAGACCATGGTAAAGAATATCGTGCAAGACCTTTATATAGAGATAGTGATAACGATACAGTATTAAAAATAGAAAAAAATAGTGGTAACTGGTTTGACTTTAAACAAAACATAAGTGGCGATTTAAATTCATTAGTTAAATTAACTTTAAAATTAGATGACGTTGATGAAGCCAAACAATGGCTTAAAAATAAAAATTTCATATCTCAAATTGCTTCAGATGTAGAAAAACCTTTAATTAAATCTGCAAAAAGTTTTGATATAAACATTTTAGATAGGTTAGAGAATCGGCACGATTACTGGATCAATAGAAATATAACCCAAGAGACTATATCTCAATTTAAAGGTGGTGTAGCCCACGCTGGTAAAATGAAGAATAGATATGTTTTTCCTATTTTCAATTTAAAAAATAATATCATAGGATTCTCTGGTAGAGATGTTACAAATATATCTAAGATAAAATGGAAACACCTTGGAGAAAAGAGTGACTTTTTATATCCATTATTTTTAAATCATTCTATACTGCAAGAACAAAGAGAAATTATTCTGGTAGAGAGCGTAGGAGATATGTTGAATTTATGGCAAAGTGGTATTAAAAATGTTTTAGTTACTTTTGGTACTAGTCTTAGTCTACCCATATTAAATCAAATGCTCAAGTTAGATATTAAAAAAATATACATCAGCTTAAATAATGATTCAAATAAAAATATGGCAGGAAACATTGGCGCAGATAAAATCCATTCTAGACTTAAAAGATATTTTGATCAACGACAACTTAAAATTGCCTTACCTATCAAAAAAGATTTCGGAGAGATGACAAACGAGGAAATACTTCAATGGAAAAAAGCTCTTTAAAAGTTCTATCAGCCTCTAGGATTAAGACTCTTGAAACCTGCTCTTGGGTTTATTGGAATAATTATCATGATAAAATTCCTCAAACTCAGAATGAAGGAGCTTTGAGAGGAACGATTTGTCATACAGTTTTTGAATTACTATTAAAAGAAAGACATAAAAGACATTATGATATTATCATTAAAAATAGCTCAATCAATAGTAGTAAAGGTATATCTAAATTAGTTAAAAAATTATCATCAAAAGTCGGTCTTGCTGAATCTCATTACGAATTATTAGATCAAATGATACTAGTCGGCCTTAAAGAAGACTTTTTTGGAGGAAATGGGAAGATAGTAAAACCAGAATATGCCTTTAATATTCAAAATGATGATCCTAAATATCATATTCGTGGGTTCATGGATAAACCCATTAAAATCAAAAAAGAAATGCATATAATCGACTACAAGAGCTCTAAATATAAATTCAGAGGAGATGAGCTAGAAGCTAATATCCAAGCGATGATGTATAGTCTAGCTAGTAAAAAACTTTGGCCCAAATTAAAGCCTATAATTAAATTTCTTTTTCTTAGATTTCCTAAAAAGCCCACTCAAGAACTTTCATTTAATGACGAACAGATAAAAGGTTTTGAATATTATCTAGAGCATATTAATGAATATATAAATAATTTTGATGAAAATAGCGCGAAAGCAAATTTCGCAGTAGATAGTCAAAAGAATAAATGGATGTGCGGTATAGGATCTTGGGTTTGCCCGTATAAAGCTCCTTATGATTATTATGTTAAAATAAATCAAAGCGGAGAAGTAATAGAAACCAGTCTAAACAATGATTTCAAAAATATTGATGGATTTAAAATAGAAACAAGAAAATATGAAGGATGCCCAAAATTCAATAATAAACAAGAGAACTCAAAGAAAGATAGCTTTTTAGATTGATTTTTTATAAAATTACTGCTAACTTAGTATAAATGATACCGCTATTTAAATCTCATTATTCTTTGGGCAGATCTATTTTGACCCTTGAAGACAAAGATAAAAAAGACGACTATCCAGACTCTATTATCCAAATTTGCAAAGAAAACAAAATGAAAGAACTTTATCTAGTAGAAGATAATATGTCTTCATTTCTTGAAGCTTATTCTAATTGTCGTAAAAATAATATCAAATTAAATTATGGATTAAGAATATCTGTCACCGAATCAATGAGCGATAAATCTGAAGAGTCAAAGACCAAATCTTCAAAGATTATTTTATTCTTTAAAAATAAAGAAGGATACCAGCTATTAACAAAGCTTTATAGTATTGCAGCAAAAGAAGGCTTTTATTATGAACCAAGATTAGATTACGAAACAATTTCTAAAAATTGGATTGATGATTTAATTCTATGTATACCCTTTTATGATTCTTTTATATTTAATAATACCCTCAAAAATAGCCTTTGTATTCCTCAGTTTGATTTCACAAAACCAATATTCTTCATAGAAGATAATGGTCTACCATTTGATTCACTAGTAAAACAAAAAGCTTTATCTTTTGCAGAAAAGAATGGTCTTAAAATATATAAAGCACAAAGTATTTTTTATAATTTAGCAGAAGATTTTAAAGCTTACCTAACTTTTAGATGCATTAATAATAGAAGCGTTTTGAATAAACCTAATTTAGATCATATGTCAAGTAATGAATTTTGTTTTGAAAGCATTAATAAAAGGAACTAATGGACGAACATCTTTTAAGATACGATAAAGATAAGACTATAGTCTTTATAGATTGCGAGACTTTTAATCTTTGTCTTAATTTTTGCCACAATATTCCTTGGCAGATAGCAATGATAAAAGTTAAAGGAGACAAGAAAATAGATCAGAAAAATTTCTATTTAAAATGGGATACAGATTTGAAGATAAGTGAAGATGCTGCGAGGATTACAAGATACGATCATAGAAAAGTTCAGAAAGAAGGCTTTGATCCAAAAGAAGTATTTCCTACTATAAAAGATTGGCTCGATAATGCAGATTATATAATTGGACATAATATTTTAGGATTTGACATTTATCTTATAAAAGAATATTATAAAACTATGGGATCAAATTGGAAAAGATTAATGAATAAAATCATAGATACTAATGCCGTAGCAAGAGGCATTAAGTATAATTCTATTTATACTCCTAAAGATGATTTACTTGAATATCAATATAAAATTCTTAACACAAGAAAGAAAAACATAAAAAGTTCTTTAGCTTTTCTAGGTAAAGAGAACGGCATAGAGCATGATTACGAAAGTCTTCACGATGCAATAAATGATCTTGATTTAAATTTGAAAGTATGGAATAAATTAAAATGGCAGATAGAGGTATAAAATGGGCTCATTAGATAACGTTTATGATACTATACAGAAGTTAGAAGATTATGGTATAGAGTATCTTCTTATAACTATAGACAAAGGGAAGAAGCAAGGTAAAGCCGATGTATTTTATAGCTTGAAAGATAGAGTTTCTATGAAAATCTTATCAAGAGGACTAGAGATTTTTAATCAAGAAATAGATAAAATTGAAAAAGAGCAAGAGGAAGATGAAAATGAAGACTGATAATTACTGTGATATTAAAGATTTTTCTGATCAATTCGAAAATACAGAACTAGATATTCACGGAGTTAGATTGCCTGAATTTGAAATTGATTTAGCTTCTAAAAGACGCTTAGGCATTAGTGAAGATTCATCAAATTATGACTTCTTAAGAGGTTTAGCTTTAAACGGATTTAAAACTTTAAATATCAATAAAACCGATAAAAACTATAAGAAATATATTGATAGAGCAAAGCATGAGTTAGATACCTTAAAAGAATTAGGCTTTATTGATTATATATTATTGGTATGGGACGTTATTCATTTTTGCAAAACTAGCGATATTCCAATAGGTCTAGGTAGAGGTTCAGCGGCTGGGTCTTTAATATTATACTTGGTGGGTGTTACCAGAATTGATCCAGTTAAATATGACCTCTATTTCGAAAGATTTATATCTAAGATTCGCGCTAAAAAGCAGGTTATTGATGGGGTAACGTATCTAGATGGTAGTTTGATGTGTGACGTAGATTTAGATATTTGTTATTATAATCGTCAAAAAGTGCTTCAATATTTAGAAAATAAATTCAAAGGCAAAACTAGTAAGATATTAACCTTTAATAGCTTAAGTGGAAAACTGCTTATCAAAGAGTGCGGTAAAATCGTAGCTGAAAAACCAGAGCAAGAAATGACCATGATATCTTCGTTAATTCCTAAAACTTATGGTCAAGTTAAGGACATTTCAGAAGCTTATCAAGAAGTCGAGCAATTTAAAGAGTGGTGTGACAAAAATAAAGAAGCATATAAAATAGCCCTTAAATTAAGAGATTTGATTAAGAATAAAGGAGTTCATCCTTCTGGCGTATTGCTTTCTTATTACGATCTAGAAACTATATGCCCAACAGAATTTTCTTCAGACAAAGAAGTAGTTTCTAGTTTCGATATGAACTGGGCAAGCGTTTTCAACATCAAATTAGATATTCTTGGTTTAAGAAGTGTTTCAGTAGTAGATAACGTATGCAAGAGTATTAATATAAAAATAGAAGATATAGACTTAAACCATGAATCTATTTATAGAAATTTACAAGACTTAAAATCACCACATGGCTTATTCCAAATCGAAGCAGAAACTAATTTTAGAGTGTGTCAAAAAGTTAAACCAAAAAATCTAGAAGAACTCAGTGGAGTTCTTGCTTTAGCTAGACCCGGAGCACTTCAATTCGTAGATAAATATGCAGCTCATACAAATTATCAACAATCAGAAAGTATTCATCCATTTTTTGATGAAATTTTAAAAGAAACTGGGGGAGTAGCTTTATACCAAGAACAATTAATGAAAATGGCTAATAAGATTGGCTTTACTTTAGATGAGGCAGAAATTTTAAGAAGAATTGTAGGTAAAAAGAAAACTGAAGAGATCAAGGCTTGGAAACAAAAGATTGAGCAAAAATGTAAACAAAATAAAATTCCAAAAGAAGTTAGCGAAATTCTTTGGAAGATTCTAGAAGATTCTGCAAATTATAGTTTCAATAAGTCACATTCGATAGCTTATGCTGGATTAGCAGCAATTACAATTTATCTTAAGTTTAATTATCCTCAACAATTCTTTTTATCATTATTAAAAATGAGTAGGAATGAACCAGATCCAATTGGGGAAATATCTAAGATTCAAAAAGAAATGCATAACTTCGGGATCAAACTCCTTCCTCCTCATATTATTAAATCAGAAATGGATTTCTCAATTGAGGATAAGGATATTAGATTCGGTTTATTATCAATCAAAGGTATTAGCGATAAGTCGATAGAAAAATTAAATAGCTTTAGAAATAAATACTCTAATAAATTTGAAATATTTGAAGCCGCAGAAGAAGCTGGATTAAATATTGGAGCATTATCTGCCTTAATTCAAGCTGGTGCACTAAGTGGATTCAATCAATCAAGAAGTAAAATAGTATTAGAGGTTCAGTTATGGAATATGCTAACCTCTAAGGAAAAAAAATATGCTATATCATTTGCAAATAAATTTGATTATGACCTAATTAAAATCATTAAACACCTTAATAAATTTACTGATGAGAAAAACAAAGTAGTCATAAAAGATAATAGATTAGATACTATCAAACAAAAATATGCACCATACTTAAGCATATATGAACAAAACAACAAAAGCGAAAGCTTTGCGAATTGGTATTACGAAAAGAAACTTTTAGGATATACTTATAACAAAAACCTAAAAGATATCTTTGCTGAAAAAAGAGAAAATCTTAAGCATATATCTGATGTATTAGATGAACCAGTAAATGCTAAAATAGCTTTAGTCGGCCAAATAGAAGAAGTGTTCTCTGGTGTATCTAAAAATGCAAAAAAGACAAGATATCTTCGATTAAAGATATCAGATGAAACAAGCGGAATTAGCGTATTAATATTCAATGATAATATTGAGACAAACAAATTACTAAACAATAGGGATTTCGAAGAAGGAAATATCGTGATAGTTAAAGGTTCCAAAAAAGATGATTGTATATTTGGTGATTTAGTAGCCGTACAAGATCATGAGATATATATGAAATTAAATGATTTGAAAAAAATTGATAAAAATAATTGACATTACTTTATATTCAAGATAATATATTTAAATGATATCATTCTACAAACCTAATAGTAAAAATAATGGAACTGCTTGCAGTTTCACCGTTAATCCAAAAGATGCTTCAATTTGGGGCTCATTAATTAAGCAATCTTCTTGGAATGAAATTAAGAAAATTGGTTCATTTTCAGAAAATCAAAATAATCCAAATAAAAGTGTTAAAGTAAAATTTTCATTAACAGAAGCTGCTGGTATTCTAGATGCTATTGAAAGAAATGCTGAGTTCTCAGCGTATCATACTTCAGAAAAACAAATTACTAAGATTAAATTTTCACCCTATATTAGAGACGAAAAACAAGTCGGTTATTCATATAGCGTTAATAAAGAAGACAAACAAAATATTGAAAATAAACAATCATATTTAATTGGTTTTTATTTTAATGAAGCTAGGCTTTTAAGAGAGTTCTTGATTCATGCACTACAATCAGTATTCAAGACCCAAGAAATCGAAGCTATTAAAAAGTTTAAAAATTCAAAATCTAACGAAGAACCAACTAAATCTAGCGCCGAAGAAGATGGCGAACTTTGGTAATTGTGTCTCGCAAAAAGAAAATAGTTTATCAATCTGATTTCTCTCTAGCCAAAACTGGGTTTGGCAGAGCAGCAAAAGCTTTATTGACTTATCTTTATAAAACGGGTAAATATGATATTGTTCATTATTGCTGCGGAATGCAATATTCAAATCCAGAGTTAAAAAAAACTCCTTGGAAATCAGTTGGTTCGCTTCCAGATAATGCTCAAGAAATCGAACAGCTTAATAAAGACCCAAATGTAGCAAGATTAGCTAGTTATGGCGCACATTATCTTGATAGGGTTATTCAAGAAGAAAAGCCAGATTCTTATATTGCAGTTCAAGATATTTGGGGCATTGATTTTGCTATTGATAAAAAGTGGTTTAATAAAATTTCTTGTGCCTTATGGACGACTTTGGACTCTCTACCTATTCTTCCTAGTGCAGTTGAAAAAGCTCCAAAAATTAAAAATTATTGGATTTGGAGTGATTTCGCAACAAAAGCTTTGCATAATCTTGGGCATAACCAAGTCGAAACGGTTCATGGAGCAGTTGAAACTGCTAATTTTTATAGACTAGAAGAATCTCAAAGACGAGACTTAAGAAGTAAATATGAAATTCCATTAGATGCATTTATTGTTGGTTTTGTATTCAGAAATCAATTAAGAAAAAGCGTTCCTAACCTATTAGAAGGATATGCTTTATGGAAACGAAGCAATCCTCAAATTAAAAATACATTCTTGTTATTTCATACTCATTGGGGCGAAGGATGGAACATTCACAAGCTCGCAACAGAATTTGGAATTGACCCAAGAGAAATTCTTACAACATATATTTGCAAAAACTGCGGTAATTATGAAATCAAACCCTTTCATGGTCAAGATGTGAATTGTAAATTTTGTGGAAGCGAAAAAAGCCAAGTTACAACAAATGTTGGAATTGGAGTAACAGAGCAACAATTAAATGAAGTATATAATCTTATGGATGTTTATTGCCATCCATTTACTAGTGGTGGGCAAGAGATTCCGATCCAAGAAGCGAAACTTACTGAATTGATTACTCTTGTTACTAATTATTCTTGTGGAGAAGAAATGTGTCAAGAGGGTGCGGGTTCATTTGATCTTGAGTGGACTGAATATAGAGAGCATGGCACAGAATTTATTAAAGCTTCTACGAAACCAAATTCAATAGCTAAACAAATAAATAAAGTCTATAATATGCCCATTCAAAAAAGAAGAGAAATGGGTAGGAAAGCTCGCGGATGGACTATCGAGAACTTCTCAGTAGAAACTGTAGGAAAAAGAATAGAGGAATTTATTGATAGCTCAGAATTTACAGATTACGATTTTTCTCTTAAAGAAGAAGAAAAAGATGCATTTCATCAAGTTCCAAATATTGAAAAAGATAATGAATGGCTGACTTATATGTATCATAACATTTTAAAAATGAAAGATGTTAATGATAATGATGATGGTCATAAATATTGGATGCAAGAAATTTCAAAAGGGGCAAAGCGTCAAGATGTTGAAAACTATTTTAGGCAAGTAGCTTCTCAAGAAAATCAAAAGAACAAAAAAATTGAATTTGAAGACTTTCTGGGTAAAGATGACAAAGGCAAAAGGGTGTTATATGTTATGCCAGAAAGTATTGGAGATATTTATATCTCAACTTCTTTATTCAAAAATATCAAAAAACAATATCCAGACTATAATCTTTATGTTGCTGTTAAGCCAGAATACTTCCAAATGCTACAAGGAAATCCTCATATTTATAAACTTCTAGAATATATTCCTCAAATGGATCAACTACTTTGGCTTGAGGGAGCAGGAGACCATAATGGTTATTTTGAAGTAGCCTTCTTGCCTCATGCTGGAACACAAAGATTTTTAGACTATTTACATAATGGTAAAACTAATATACAATTTAATATAAAGGAAGATGTATGCATTTAATTGAAAGATATGCCACTGCTTGCGGAGTTAAGATAGATAAACCTTATATCTATGATACTTTCTTTCCAATCAATGTTGAAAAGTATATATCATTTCAACCTTTTAGCAAATATCAATCAAAAAATTATGATTATTGGGATGAAGTAGTAGCGATAATTTTTCCTTATTTGCAACAAAATAATATCACATTAGTTCATATTGGCGCAAAAGATGATAAAGCTATTAATAACACTTTAAACTTATGTGGTCAAACAAATATTCCTCAATCAGCATATATTATTAAAAACGGTATAATGCATGTTGGTGCAGATAGTTTTGCTGCACATATCGCTTCTGGATATGGTAAGAAAATTGTTGCATTGTATTCTAATAATAATATTAATAATGTTAAACCGTATTGGACTAAACCAGAAGATATGGTTCTTTTAAATCCTGAAATAAATAAGAAGCCTCAATATTCTGTTAATGAAACTCCAAAAAGTATTAACAATATTAAACCAGAAGCTATTGCAGAAGGTATTCTTAAACTACTTAATATTCCATATGGTAATCTTCCTAATACTGTTTATATTGGAAATGAATATGTCAATAAAACGCTAGAAATAATTCCAGATAAACCCATAAATCCAGCCCAAATTGGAATAGATACCCTTATTATTAGAATGGATTATACATTTAATGAGCAAGTATTAGAGTTATTCTTACAGCAAAAGAAATGTATTATATTTACTAATAAACCTATCAACGAAGAACTTCTCAAAAAATACAAGCAAAATATTCCACAATTAATTTATATTGTTGAAAAAGATAATGATGCATCTTTTGCAAAGACATTAAAAATAAATACTATTAATGCGGCTTTTATATCTTATCTCTCGGAAGAAGAGTTAAATCAATTTAAATTGCATTATATGGATTATGGTCTTATTGTAAAACGAGATGACCCAACTGATAAAATTGAAATAAGTAATAATACATACTTTAAATCTTCGCGAATCTTAATATCTTCCGAAGGTCAATTCAATAGCAAATATCAATGGCAAACAAAAGATATGTCTAATAAATACCTTAACGATTCAGAATTAAGCAAAGAATTAAATAATCTTTATATTTTTAACCTTGACCAATGATATAATAAGTGGTATCATCTTTATATGAGTCCTAAAATAAAATCAGAAGAAAATACAATCTCAATTGGTAGTTCGGAATTGTTTGAAGCTATTGTCCTTTCAGAACAGAAAACAGGAACTCCTCAAGTAGTTCCTCCCAATTTAATAACAAGAAACCAATATGGTCTTATTGAAGACAAGAGCCTTAATTATGTATTTAATGATGACGGAACAATTAATTGGCGCAAAATGGTAAAGACTGAGCATCTAGTGCCAAATAGACAAAAGACTCAAGAAACAGATGTTTCAAAACTCCAAGATAAAGATTTACTTATTCTCTTAGGCGGAATCAAAGAGCTTGCCCAAATTCGTGGATATACAAGTGTTGAATATAAAGTTGTAGCAGCTTCTGAAAGTTATTTTGCAACAAGCTGTAAGATTACTTGGTTGCCAAATTATGAAACTGGCGGTAAGGAGATTGTCTTTGAATCTCTTGCCGATGCTACAGTAAATAACACAAAGAGTTTCGCTAGATTCTTTTTAGCTGCTATTGCTGAAAATCGAGCTTTCGTTAGATGTGTAAGAAACTTCTTGAAAATTAATATTGTATCTCAAGAAGAGCTTGGAGATGTAAAATTATTAGATCAAGCATCAAGCATTAATGATAACCCAACTTCTCCTCAAGCGGTTCTTGAAAAAATAATGAAAGATAAGAATATTAACTTTGATCAATTAAAGAAAAAATTAATTAAAGAAAAATTTGAAAATGCTGAAAATTTAAATAGTATCTTAGATATTCCTAAGAGCAAAATATTTGAATTAATTGAAAGGATCAAAAAAACATGAACCAAGAGCAATTTAATATAAACAATATACTTCCGTCAGATAAATTTGAATTAATTATTTCTAAAAAAGATTTGGATTTAATATTCAAATTTCTAAGCAGAGCAGAATTAAAAGGACTGGAAGTTCCAGAGTTTAATAGAATTTTAGAAATTTTTAATCCAAAAACTTTAAAAAAACTTTAGAAGCTATAAGGTTGACTAGCTAAAATAAGCATTTTCTTTTTTACCCCATCAGAGCAGACTTCTATTTCTCTAATAACTATTTCTTTATTACCAGCAGTTGATGGTATATTAACTGTATCTAAATATATAAGAGCTTCACCATTACCTTTTTGAACTCCTATATAAGCTTCGTTTAAATTAGCTTCAGCAAAAATTCCATAATTTCGAGTATAAATGTCCAGACCAGCATTATAAAGAGAAGACGATAAAGATGAAACAAATGTTAAATCTGTGTTAGCAGCCATAAATCTACTAGATAAACCGTCGGAATATATATTCGCAATATGAGAAACATCTCTTCCTATATTTAGATTTACATAGTCAATTGAATATAATAAATGAAAACTAAATTCACTACCATCTTGAGGCTGAACGATCAAACCATTTTGATATAAATATAATTGTACATATGGAGTAATACTAGTTTGGACTAGAAAATCTACAAATTTTTCTACGCTATAGTTTCCACCAAATTCTAAATGCCCAAAGTCGAAATTGTCTACATAGTAATAAGCCCAATCTGGAAGATTATTGCCATAGTCCTGCATGAATTTCATTGCCATAAATTATTACCTTGCTCCTGTTATATATTGTATATCAATGTTATTACTTTTATTATCTAAAGTATAACCACTAATAGTTAATTTTCCCGTCAATACATTAATATCAGGATAATTTTTAGTTTTAACTTGAATAAAAATATTATTAATTCCAGTATTTATTATTCCACTTCTCACATAATATCCATTTTGTATATAATTATTAGCTGAAAAATCTACCAATCCAGTTGGATTGCCGCTTATATAAAAACCAGTAAGTAAATTAAATGCTTCTGTAAAAATTCTTTTATATGAATTTCCAGTAATATTTCCAGTAGCTAAATAGGAATTAGTTGAAGATATATTTCCTGTGGCTATAATTTTTTCTATAAAACCAGAAAGTTGTAAGTAATCGAATCTTTTTACTAATCCACAGTCTGCATAAGTATTGTTATCATAAAGCGGTATTCCAGCAATTATCGAAGATTCATTATTAAAGAAATCTAATGAATATCCTAATTTTTTATTATTTTGAATTAAATTTCCTGTGATTAATCTATCTTGAATCCAAAAACCATTTTGACCAGTAAATACATAAATACTTCCCGCCGATGTACTTCCTCCCACAGTTCTATTAACTGCGCCAACTAAAAGTTTCGTCGCATCTGGATTCATTTTAATTGAATACCCAAATTGAGCATTAGAATTTAAATCACTTCCAGTTAATATTTGACTTTCTCTCCACAAATTTGTACCATTTCCAGTGAATACATAAACATTTCCTGAAGCTAAATTGCTTCCAGTTGCGCCTATAGCAATAATTCTTCCGTTCGAATTTATAGATATTGAATGTCCAAATCCATGATTAGTATTTAATCTTGATCCTGTTATTTTTAATGATTGGGCCCAAAAATCTATTGCATTGCCAGTAAAAATATAAACTGCTCCAGCATTTGTATATGATCCTAGAGTATCATTTGGTGCACCTACGAAGATATTCTGTCCATTATCAGAAATTTTTGTTGAAAAACCAAAACTATCTCCAGCAGCCGTATCTTGACCAGTGATTTTTCCAGACCATTGTGACCAAAAATCTATTCCGTTTCCAGTAAAAAGGTAAGCAGCACCAGCAGAAGAAGAGTTTCCTATTTTTTTATTTGGCGCACCTACGCTTAAAATATTATTTGTTATATTATTGGCTACTGAATATCCAAATAAATCTATTCCGCTTGCGTCACTTCCAGTTAGCATCATATCTTGTACCCATGAATTTATCAAATAATTTCCAGTAAATATAAAAACTGCCCCACCAGTAACTGAATTTATTCCGTTGATTTTTTTACCAGTTGCTCCAACGTAAATAATATTTCCATTAGTACTTGCGGCTAAACTTGAGCCAAATCCATCTCCAGTACGTAAATTATCTCCAGTTATTTTAGCTACTTGAGAAAGCCCTGTATTTGAACCAGTGAAAATGTATATACTACCTGCATCTCTATATGTATTAAGATCAGACCCCGGACTACCAATTATAACTAATTGGCCTAAAGTTCCTGCAACAGAAGATCCAAAAAAATCACCAGTTCTTAAATCATTTCCACTGATATTGACTGTATCATTATACTCATTTATATATAAATAGCTATAGTAATTTAATTCTCCATTTATTGCTGCACCACTTATCGTTATTCTAGAAGCTGTAGTAACAAGATAATCATTTATATAACCAGAATATATTATATTAACATTTTGATTAGTTGACCCGTTAATAGCAAATGAATTCCCTATTACTCCAGTTATAAATCCTGTTCTAGAAATGCCAGAAATATCATCATATCCAGTTCCAGCAAAACTAATTCGTTTAGATAAAAATCCTGTACCACTTATAAATCCAGTTATAGTATCATTTCTATATCCAGTTGCAAAAATATTATAATTAAAATTACCAGTATTTCCACCACTATATTCTAATTTTACATGTAGATATTTATTTAATTCTGTTGGAGCAGACCTTAAACTTCCACTTATAATACTAAAAGTTGTAGAAAAATTATTATCTTTAAAGTTTCCAAGGCCAGTTTGAATTCCAGTTCTTGTAAAAAAATCTGATATATTGGACACATCCAAATTAACATTAACATAACCTGAATAAGAACCTGTCGTTGTAAAATTCTCAGTAACTTCTCCAAAATTTGTAAAAAGATTTAATTGTACTTCATATAGTCTTTCGTCTTCTAACTGACCACTAGTAATTGGATAGTGGTTAATTTGAAAATAACCCGTGTTGGTTACAAAATTTGATATATTTTGAATAGTAAAGCCTTCTGGAATTGAAACAGAACCACTATATATTTGAAAATTTAAATTATTACCATTATTTATAGATCCAGTAAGATAATTTATTCCAGTTATATAAAAAATTGGACTTAAATTTAAACTATAGGTTGGCCTTGCTCCTTGAATTATCACTTTTGAATCAGCGCTACAATTTGATGTATTAACATAATATCCACTTATCGTATAAGAAGTTTTATTTCCATTCAAACAAATAGGATCATTATTTATATAATAGGAATATTTATTGGGAGAAATATCTCCAGATATATTAATATTTTCATTTGCTTCGTAAAAATAAACTAGTCTATTTTCTGGATCAAAAATTTTGCCCTGATCAAATTTAAAATTTAAATTTTTATTTTGTCCACTAAAACCTAAGTTACAATTACCATTTAAATTATCTACTGCTACATCTACATTAAAAGATAAACCAGTTTGGTAACTTAATGATAAATAATTATTTCCACTAAAAATCATATTATTTTATAACCCTTATTTTTTGTGGCCCAATCTTTTGCATAACTACTTCAGCTTTTGATTTTTGAGCAGGTCTATTTTCAAAATTTAAATCTGTAAATACGCCATTATCATTTAAATAAACATTCAAACTAGTCAAACCAGATTGAGGATTAAGATAACTATTGAGATTACCATAATTCATTCCAATTATTTTTAAAGAAATATTCTTTCTAGAATTTTTCTGCACAATACTTAGTTCATTACTATTTTGATCAATTGTTTTAATATTTAAAGTTCCTACAGATGGTTCTTCTGTGGTTATATCATTTAGATTAATTGAATAAGCCATCGCATTTGGATCTACTTTAAAATTAGTATTACTAGTAAGATTCATCGCCTTAATTCCCTTTTCTGTATAATATAGAGTTCCTTCGGCTTTTATATAACCTAAATAACTTTGTTCAGATGGAAAAACTATACTCATATTTGAATTATTAAATAAATTCGTTACGAATATTCCACCAGATAGTTTACTAACTAAACCATAATTTGGAGTAGATAGTCTTGTGCAAACTCTACTGCAAATTTCAGATCCAGCATCTTTTTCGCAAACAGTTGAACATCCAAAAATCTGATTAGATTCATATTGAGCTGGTATAAAACCTTCTTCTGCAGAATTATAATTATTATTAGTAGAACTTACTGATAATAAAGGTTTATAAGCAATAATTGTTAAACCTCTATATCTATCTGGTTTTGGGTCAAATCGATTTATAGTTAAAAGAGCATTGTATACTTGGTCAGCCAATTCTCCTTCAATATTAGTAAATATTGGTCCTATATTATCCATATTAAAACCCTCAACATTACTTTCTGAGTAAGCAGCCCCTCCTCTAGTGTGTAAACAATTAACTCCTACTCCGGGAGGAACATATGTTCCGCCATATTCTTTCCAAGGAAGAGGACTAGTACAGTCTGGATCTGGCACAACTGTTGTTGATAAGGTTAGTCTAGCATTATTATCGCAATATAAGTCTTTCCATTTTACATAGTTTGCATTATAATAATATTTTCCTATAAAATTACTAGCAATCGCAGCCTCTCGATCTCCATTTGCTAGATCGACACTTTGATTATAAATTCCTAATATTATTCTCGTTGGACCACCAGAATAATAAAATTCATTTATGTTTTTTAAAACATTTTGCAAAACATAAGTTTCTATACCATTGTATACTAAATTAAAACCAACAAGCCCATATCTATTACCTTGTAAATGATACAAGGTTCTTGCTTGTTGATTATATTTTGCTAAAACACAACCAATTCTAAAAGCACTTCCATAATTAAAATAATCATTTGAAAAGGCATTTTCTACAGTTAAACAATTGTATGTTATTGGAAAAAAATCTACAAATTGTCTTTCTTTCGTCCTAGAAGGTTTTAAAACAAAATCAATATTATCTTGTTGGTATGTACCCTCTAAACTTTCTTGCTCAGAATAATTTGATACAGGTAAATTTGAGATTGAATTTGCTTGATTAAAATTTTCTGTTATAAAATTTGAAACAGGAGTTAAATCTATTGGATCTCTAAGATCGATACAAATTAAACTATTACTTATAAAATCCCAATAAAAACTAAAACCAAAATCAGAGCACCAATTAGATAAAACTTCCCTGAGAGTTCCTGTATAAGAAGTTCTATAATTTGGATTTATATCCGTAAAATTTTTAAAAGAAAAATTAGGTATTTTTGCCATCGTAGCAAGAAGGCTTGTAAAGTTATATTTAACATCTGGCACATCACAAGCTTGATCAACAAACTCTTCATCGCCAACAACTAAAAGATTATTTACTAAAAGATTAGGAGAACTTGCTACGGCTCTAAAAACATTTCCATTTCTTATTCCTATTGTATTATCACAATTAGCACAAATTACACTTACATTAAATGCCCCATTATTTTCTCCAATTCTATAATGTCTATTTGTAAGTCCAACAAAATATCTATCAAGTAAAACTGAATTATCCGAAAAAGTACAAGTAATTGTTTCTTCATTTACCCCTACGCTTTTAGAATGAGCAATAAAATACATTTGAGGAAAAACAATATCTCCAAATTGGACTCTATAAGAAGTAGTTAAATTTTTATCAGGTAATACGATATTTGCATTTTGTTCATAAACGATATCAATTGTTAATTTATTAGAGTTTTCGCTATATCCTTGACTAATTTGAGCAGAGTATATATATCCATTTGCGAACTTACCATCTGGGTAATTACCTATCTTAATCTTTTCAATAGATCTTATTGGCATGAACCTTGCTCCTTATACCTATCTATATTTACACTATTAAATAAATCTATAGTATTCATTATTGAATATACTTTCATCTTTAGCTTCAATATCACCAGTGGCTTGAAGCATAGCATTAATACAAGAAGTTAATAAGTAATTTTCATTTTTGTTTTGGAAAATGCCATTTAGCCAAATTCTTTCATTATTATAATTTTCGGTAGAATGATATAATTTTAAATTTGAACCAGTTACTTCATAATCAAAATTGTCTTGAGTAATATATAATGTCCCATCTGGTAAATTTTTATTCAAATATAAAGAATTATTTATTCCAGAATTTATATAATTAAGTCCAGATACTAATTTTTGACCATTTAAGAATACATCATATTTTTTATTATTTAGATTAGTTATAAGAATGTAATTTCCAACCGCAGGATCATTATCATCAAAATTAAAAAGATAATTTTCTATATCTGAAAAACTAGATAAACTATAAGATACAAAATCTTTAGAGTCTTTATCATAATTATTTATAATAAATCTTGTATCACTTCCAATTATTTGATAACTACCAGAAGAAATATTTACTCCATTGAAAAATATTAATAGATTTCTATCCGTCAAAGTATCTTGTGTTAAATAATTTTTACTTAAAATAGCGTAATCTGGTACTTCTACTTTAGTATCAACATCTTTATATAATTGAATATTAAATACATCTTTACTATCTAATTGAGGCGTGAATACTATATAATCTTTTGTAAATCTTGCAGCATAATCTTGATCATATAAATTGTATTTTATTTGTTTTTGTATTGTTGTATATTCTTCTTGTCCAACAACACGATATTCTATTTTTTCTCCAGTAATTAATCCTGTTATTCCAGATTTAACATAAACAATGCAATTATCTCCACAACTAGAATTTATAATTTCATTAGAAGCTACAATTTGATATCCAGTAATTCCTGTTCCTAAGATGCCAGTTGGATTTAAAAAACCACTTTGTATTATATTATATTTAACTCCAGTTAAATTTAATGTTTCAACTCTATTTCCAGTTTTCACAAAGAGTCTTGAAAGCCCTGCGCAAAAATTAGCATCAAAATATTCATCAAATGCAACAAAATCATCTACAATTCCAATAAATCCAGTATATCCATTTCTATATTTTCCAGTAGGTATATTCCCTATATAAATATTTTTATCTTGATTAAAATATGATCCAGTTAAATTTAAAATTTTATTATAAATCTCATCTTCAATTATATCAAAATATGTGAACTCTACATTTTTATCATTTAATCTTAGGGTTCCAACATTTTGAAAAGATAATTCGCTGACGTTTGTTAACTTATAATTTTCAACAGAACTATTATTAATTTTGCCAGAAAATTCTAATGTTAATTTATAAGCGTCATTTAAACCCAAGATCATTTCAAAAGGATTATTGTTCGAACTAGCAGATTCAATATAACTTAAAACTTGAATTTGACCAGTTGGTATATTTATTTGTTTTGGTCCTATTGAAAAATTTTTATTACAATTTAATGCACCAAAATTATAAAACAAACTCAAATTATTTCCACTCAGTTGATTTAGTACTTTGAGGTTATTTGTTCCTTCGAAAATTCCAGAGCCAGTAAACCCACTTTGTTGGTAACATGATACGAAAATTCCGGGATGATACTCACTATTGGCAGTAAATCCACCCCCTATTTTATTAAATTGAGTTTGATTTCCATATAACCTATTAGGAACGAAAAAACCAGATATTCCACTAAAATCATAATAAATTTCTAATGAACCTGTATTTCTTTGGTTATCGCTTAAATATCCTGTTATAAATTCTAATTTCATATTAAGTTATAGTATTGAATTTTGGTAGTAAAGAATTTTCATTAGAAATATCTATTTTGTCTAATTTATAAGATATTTCGCTTAATGAGGTCATATTATTATATTTTTTATTATACGATTCAGTAGCTTTTAATTGAGTATTATAATTATAATTAGTTGGAACAAGATTATTTGTAAGAGTTGAGGCTAACTGCTTTAAACCAGATTCAGTGCTTGTTCCTTTGATATCTTTAGCTTTAAATGTAGTATTAATATTTAATTTAGGTAAAGTCGTAATATCAAAATCATTTATTATGTGATAACCCTTAATATTGCAAGTTGGTTGATTATTCATATACCAATGAGGCGCTTCTACTGACACATTATAAGTAGCATCAACAAAATTACCAGTAGGCATAAATCTATCATCATACGATGCATTTGCTGAAACTGTGCCGTTATTAGGATTTTGATCAATACTTACATTTAATAATCTCAAATTAGAAGGCACTGCATCACTATTAAAGTCTTTAAATCCAGTTAAAATACCACTAGCGACACTTAATAATTGACCAGTTAAATTGATTAAATTTCCCGTTGATAAGAAATATCTATAAGCCCTATTGCCTCTTGCTATAATATCTCCTCTTACTTGAATATTGTAAAGTTGTTGAATTTCATCTCTAGATATATTTGCATCATATTTAAAGTATGGATTAGGAAGGTTTAAATTATCAAAAGAATAATCAAAATTAATTAAATTTTCGCCAGTATTTTCTGTTACATTATACTGAATTGGGGTTGGATTATAATAACCAGAATAGATTCCAGATAATAGTCCAGTTACATTTAAACTATTTCTTAAATCATTTATATTACCGTTCTTTTGGCCTTTATATTGTCCACGTAAATTGATTTGAACTATATTAGAATCTGCGCCAGATGTTATATCGGAAGTATAAGTTAAACTACCAGATGATCCTGTATTTAAAAGATTGCTAAGATAGGTTTCTTGAACAGAATAGACATTATTCAATCTATCTATTGATTCAGAAAAATTCTGTAAATAAAATTTATTGCTTGCTCCAGATATAAATTTAGTAGTTGGAACATTTGCTAGCCCAGTATTAGATCTAACAAAAGATATAGCATTATTTATTGCATTAGATTTGCTTGGATTTAAATTTGTGTTGATTCCTTTAGCGGAAACATTATGAGATAAAGATACTGTTTTATTTTCATTTTCAGTAAAACTATATTCATTACTTGGATCAATAATATCGCCACTAGGTCTAGTTGAATTTAATTCTATTGTATAATCTATTAATCCTGCATAAGTAGATTCATTAAAATTTATAGATCTTACTATGATGCCACTATTTTCATAAATTTTTTGTGCATCTTCATATATTTCAAAAGTTCCAAAATTTTGATTAAATATGCCTAACAGTCCAGTTTGACCACTCGTTATTGAAGCAAATGGAGAACAATTTTTTGTGCCACTAATTTGTCCATTTAAAACAATTTTATCAGAATTTCCCCAGTATTGATTATAGTAAAGATTTTCTCTTTCTAACGTAACTAGTGGCGTTGGAAATGGTATTGTTTTATTATTATATTTTATAATTGTATCAGCCATTTTATACCACCTTATCTAAATATTTGATTGATAGATTAAATGAAAAATTATTATCTGAATCATAACTATAGTTTATATTATCAATATAAGCATCATTTGATATAAGATTTAATGCGCCAGATATACTTTTGCTTTTAAGATCAGCTAATGGAAAAGTTATTGGCGTACTCCAAGAGTTATTAGTTGATCTTACAAGAGTGCCATTTATATTAACGGATCTATTGCCAATTTCTACTTGATTGCCAAATAAGAATAATACATTTTTTGGATTTTTATTTGCAATGATATATTCTTTATACATATTAGTTGGGTTTTGATCATCTATTTTCATAGATAAACTTTTATAATAAGGATCACCTTCTAAGATAGAATTATCATTTGTTTTTTCTATTGAATAAGAGAAATTATTGTTATAGGTTGAAGTAGAATTTGAATTTAAGGTACCGGCGCTAAATGAACTATTTCTTAATTTATAAGTTGGATAATTTGTAGATGCTCTAGTTTTTGCGGCTTGATATTTTGTTTTAATTAAATTAAGTCCTGTAATATCTCCGACTTGTCCAACTTGAATTATTTCGCCTTGTTCAGTATAAACTCCAATCTCTTGTACGTCTTTGTTTATTGTTATATTGTAAGTATTGATTACGTTTCCTTCAAAAGCTGGATCATTAACATAACTAACGCTATATTCTAAAGAATTATTAAACCAATCAGAAGTTTTTCCAAGATTAAATGGTTGATTAAATAATGAATCTTTTGCTCCTAATCCATATTTTTCAACATAAACATTAAATACGTCTTGGCATCTATTATATGAATTTGCTAGTTCTGTATTAAAATAATTATCTGCTGTATAGTTTAAGGTATTGTCTAAACCTTTAATTACTCCTTGTTCTGTTACTGAAATTTTTCCATTAGCGTCCAAAGTAATAGTATGATTTAAAGTGGTTGTATAGTTATTATTGTAATTTTTATTAATTAAAATTTTCTTGGAGAATCCACATCGTTTACTTATTAAATCGTACGTTTCAGAAAAATAGTTTTTCTTTGTTTTTAATACATCATAAAATCCAGAAAATGGACCAATCAAACCTAACTTCAAAGAATCATTATAAACAGAATTAGCGAAATTTTTAGATTTAGTAAATAAATCAGATCCAGTATCATAGTATTGAATATTAAGATCGTGGTTATATGAATAGTCTCCATTTGCGGTATTATCAAAATTTAAAGTTTCATCTAATGCTAAAATTTTATCATTTACTCCAGAAAGAAAAGTTCCATAAATATCTCCAGTTTGTATATTAGAAAAGTCTGAATTTTCAACAATTTCTATATCATATTTATATGATCCAAGCCTTATTGGGTTTTGGTCTGGAAAAGATAAGTTGTTAACTTTGCCTGTTCCTAAATTATAACCATTTACGATAACTGCATCATACGCATTTACAATACCAGTTAAAAATCCTGATATCTTTTGAAAATTTTCTTTAACACCTTCTGAATCTGAATTGGTTAATCTATTATCAAGAATGCCCTCTATAGAAATGTTTTTTATTGTACTAAGCGCAAAAACGCCTTCGCCCAAGTAATTTTTATTTACTTGGTAACCAAGAAGTGTTGCGTCTGTAAAATTATATGCCATATTCCTTTATATTCCTTATCCCTTGTTTATTTTATACTGCTGTTGCTTCCCTCCTTAGTCCTGCCTCTTCTCTGAGTTTTAATATTCTATTATTAAATTCATTTTTAATATCTTGTTTAGCTGTATTCATGAAATTATTAATAATTGGAGTAACTAATGCTGTAAGATCAGAATCTGGAGATAATGTTACTTCTACGTTTCCTCCTTCTACTGATATTTTACCATTTACGTTCAAAGCTAAAAGATTATTTGGTATATTTAAATCTACAGAACCTTTTAGAGGTTGTAGTGCAGAGGCTACATTAGTTGCAGCTGAATTTCTTTGATTTACAAAGCTTTGAGTTGCATTATTAGTCGGACCAAGATTTGGAGTTAATGATGTTTGAATTTGTTGTAATGTTGTGGCTATTTTATCTACGTTATCTCCAATGTTTTGATCTTTAATTAAATTGTCGATTTGTTTAGCTGCAATTTCGCTAGCATTTGCAGAGATATCTCTAAATACTGGTCTTAATCCTATCGGAGCATCTGCGCCAAGTGCTCTTGATTGATTTCTTATGTCTACTGTTCTTCCAAGAATAGCTTCTGATCTTAAAGCTTCTAATTCTCCACCAGTTCCTATTGGCAATCCTCCTCCTGCAAAATCTAAAGTATTTGAAAGTAATCCAGCGGCTCCTCTTCCTCTTGCAATTACTGATCTTGATCCTTCTTCGCGATATAGATTTAAATTTTTTGTAAAATTATCAAAAGTAGTTTGGAATGAATTTGGATCTAAAAATCCTTGTACGCCACCTGCAACTTTTAATCTTTGTTGATCTTGAATTTGTATTAATTGATTTCTTAACTGTTCTTGTGCTATATTATTTCCTTTTTGATATTCAACTAAAGCATTTTGCTGATCATTTTGTATGTTCGCTAGGATTTCATTTGCTTTTTGAGCTAAAATAGCTTGATCATCTAAAGCTAATTCTTGACCTAATTGTTCTAAAGCTTGGCTTATCTGCGCTGGACTTTCTCCTTGACGAACTATATTGGCTATTTCGCCTTTTCTTTTTTGTAATTTTTGAATTTTAGAATTTGGTGCATTTTCACTTCTTAATTTATTTATTTCTCCTTGTATAGATTCAGATAAATTAGTACTAATTTGTTCAATAGCAGAAGACATAATATCCGATTGCTTTGTTTGAAAATTAGATTTTCTTTGGAATGCTTCGTTTTGATATTGACCTCTTGCCATACTTGTTTCACTAAGGAACGGTTGTGCAGTTTGTAATCTGGATCTAGAAGCTTCAGCAATAATTTCTGATTGAGACGATCTTCTAATATCAATTAATTTCTTTTCTTGTAATGCTGTTCTATGAAGAGCATTTGAATACATTTCTGAAATAGCCGCAGCATTTTCTGTTTCTGCAGTTAAACGTCTTTTTATTTTCACTTCTTCTGCTTCAATTGCCTGAGCTTCTTCTCTAGTTTTTTGTCCTTGTTTATATTTTTTTATAGCTTGTACTCTCGCTGCAGATTCTTCATATAATGCATTTGCTAATAATTTTGTAGTTCCTTCGCCATCCTGTAAACTGTCGTCTAATATACCTGTTAATATACTAGCTGATTGAGCGTCAATTCCATATTGTTTTAACATTTTAATAAAATTATAACCACTTTGAGTTGTATCTATTAATCCATTTTCAAAATCATCTAAAAATTTACTACTTAATTTATTCGTAATTTGTCCCGCGGTTTCCGTAGCTAAACTCATTCCTTTTTTACCACTATAAATTGCATTTTTTTCAGCCCCACCAGCTGATCCGAAATTTAAAAGTCTTCCAACTGGAGATCCTCTATTTTGAATAACTGATTGTCCTAAAAATTTTGCCAATTCTCCGCCTTCTTTTTCTTTTCCTTTTTCTGAAAGTGATTTTGATATTAAATCTTGGACTTCTGTTAAAGTTCTTGCCGAAGCAAATAAGTTTCTAAATTCTTGTGGAATATTTTGTAAAGATTCGTATAAGTCTCTTTCAGCTTTATCAACTTCTTTATAAGAAGAATTACTTTTATATATCTCTTGTAATTTTTGAAAAGCTACGGCATATTTTTGACTTGCATCACTTAATTTACTGAAATCTTCACTAGTTTGCGCGCTTTGTTTTATTATTTCTTCAATATCTGCATTTAAAAAGCTTGTAGCTACAGAATCTATAGCTTGAGTTAAGCCAGCTACTGCTCCAACAATTAAACCTACTTGGCCGGGGATAACTCCAGCAAGAGAAGTAAATGTTGACGCTCCTTGCGATACGCCAGAAAGAATATTTCCAAATGCACTTTTTCCATCTTTATTAAAAGATTCTACTAACCCTTGCAAAGTTGAAAAAGCAAATGAAGTTAAAAATATATTTTGTTTAAATTTTTGTATTCCTTTTGGTAATTCTTTATCAGAAAAAACTTTTTTTAGAACGTCCATTCCAGCATTTGAAGAATTACTCGCAATATTGCTACTTGCAGTTGAAGCAAAATTAGGGATAAATCCTCTAGCAAGATTTTCTTGTGCTTTTCTAGAATTTTCTATTGCTTGATTAATACCTTCTGGATGATCTCTTTTAACTGCAGAGAAATTAGATTGAGTGTTTCTATCTCTAACGTATAATCCAACTCCTTCTTGGAAATCAAGCGCAGGACTTCCACCCATCTTTTTTTCCGTTTCCATTGCATCTTTGACACTAGAAAAATTAGGAATAAAACCATCAGATACATTTTGAAATCTGGCAGGTTTTGCTCCAAATCCGGGTTTTTTGCTACTTCTTTTTCCTGTTTCTTTTGTAATTCCTAAATTTGCGTATGCGTTTGTAAATGTTCTAATAACTTTAGATGGAATATTTTCTGCTGCTTGCGCGCCAATTTTACTTTCAATTCTAGCATCTGGCCCTAATCCCATACCAAAAAAATCTACTAATGCTTTTTGAGCGGGAGATTTTGGATTAAAGTCAAATGCTCCTTGACCAGCTCCTCCAGCTAAATTCCCTTCTGTTAATGCGCCTCGAACAGCAGATTCAAATATATCACCTTTTGTTCCTTGTTGTAATGCAGAATAAACATCTCCACCTTTAGGTTTTTGTTGCGGATTTCTGCCAAGAATTGTTTTACCAACTGCTTCAGAAAAACTTTGCAAACCATCACGAAGTAATGGGGATAAAACTGAATCAAATTGTTTTTCTGCTCCTTGTATTCCTTCTTCTGGTAATGGAAAAGCTCCTTTTGTAGGAATACCTTTAAGTACAATTCTTTTACCTTTGAATTCAGGTTGTCCTTTAAGTGCAGGAATTTGTGAAGCAGGTTCTGTATAATCTACAAGACCAGATCCGCCAGTTCCTAATAAAACACCAACCTTCTTTTGATATCCTTTTAATTCAATATCTTCTAATTGCGCAAAATTTGGCACAAATCCCAAAAACTTTAATTTATCATAAAGTTCTTTTTGTCTTTTATCACCAACTGATCCATACATTGGAATAACTGCTGAATCTCCATTTTTACCAAAATTAGGAATTTCAATTTCTTTATTATTTTTAATAAATTTTTTGCCACCAATTGTACCTTTTGAAAATTGAGCTTTTGGGTTTACTGCGCCCAAATTCATGGCACTAGCTTCTTCTTGCTTGAATGCATTTGGCATGTATCCACCAGCTTTAGCTTGCAATCTCCCTTTAGTTGCTCCAGAAGCACCAATAGAAACTCCAGCTGCACTTAATGATGTAGCTAAAGCTTTTGATAAGGTTACTTGTTGTTCCATCGCAAGAGTTTGAGCTTTAATTGTATTCAAAATATTATCTTGTATATCTTGTAAGGTAGTTTGTCCACTGACAATTTGAGCTATAATTGATGGATTTTGACTTAATAAAGTATTTATTTGTTGTTGAATTTGAGCTTGCTGAGTTGCTTGCACATTTAACCCTAAAAGAGTTTTAACTGCATCTGCTGAGAATACAGTTAATCTTTCAAAAATACTAAATAAAGCTTTTGTTGCAATAATAATACCCGGACCACTTAAAAAGTTTCCTATGCCTTTAAGTAAACCTTCTCCAATTTTAGAACCAAAATCTTCACTATCGCCACTTCCAAAACTTTCTAATACAGTATTCAATCCACCAAAAACTTTTTTTAAGGCTGGAGCAAGACTTAATTCACCAATTTTTGCCCCAGCTGCAGTTAAATTAGCTAGAGTTTTATTTATTAATGATGCAAGAGTTGTATTTAAAGCTTCATTTCTTCTTATAGCTTCGTCAGTTGCACCAGTAGAAGTTTTCAAAGCATTAGAAAAAACCGAATATTCTTTGTTTAAATCTCCTAACGCAGCTTTTAAAATATTAATTTGGAAAACACCACCGACTTGTTCTGCAATAGCTGCTCTTTGACTATCGTTCAAAACATCAAATGTTTTTGCGAGATCACTTAAAATTTGGATTAAAGGCTTTGTGTTGCCTTCTGCAGTTTGAGTTTCAATTCCTAATTGTTGTAAATCTTCTAAAACTTTTGGTCTTTGTAGTCTTGTAAAAATTGTTTTAAAGCTATTACCAATAACTGAACCACCTCGCGCAGTAATTTGTTGAGCAGAAGTTACAATAGCAAGAAGTTCATCAAAGCTAACTCCTGCATCTTCTGCGCTACTACCAACTCTTTTAATAGCTTCAGCTAAATCACCAGAGCTAACAGCAAAATTGGCATCAACTGCGGCTAATTTATTGATAACATCTGTAGATGATAAAGCTGCTTTTTGGAAACCATTAAGAGTAGCTGTAATTGCTTCTACAGATTCAGCCGCACCTAATCCAGAAAGACGAGTTAATATAAGAGCATCTTGAGTTCTTTTTAAAGTTTCATTAACTCCTAAACCTTGACGAGATAATTCTGTAGCGGCTATGGCAACTGCTGAAAATGTATTACCTGTATTTTTAGCAATATCAAAAAGACTTGTTCCAAACTGACCCAAGCTTTGATCTGTTAAATTTAATATAACGTTAATATCTTTCAGAGCTTTTTCTACTTCAATAGCAGACTTAACGCTCTCTGAAAAGGCTTTTTGAACAGCGTAAATGGCGCTAGCAGAGGCTCCGAACGCAATAACACGAGCGTTAGACGCTTCTAACGATTTTTCAAATTCACCTAATTGCCCTTGTATTTTTCCTAAAGGCTGACTAAATCCTTTAGGATTAATGGTCAAATTAACTGGTTTAGCCGCTAATTTATTAATGGCAGCTTGAGCGGCCCTTACATTAGCTACTACATTAACCTGTAATTGATTATTCCCTTGTGCCATACTATAATAATATTACACGATATTTTTAATTATTATAGTTATTATAGTTATAATCCATGTAATTTTATTATATCTTGCATGCTAAGTTCACCACCTTGTTTTTCTGCTTCTTTTGATATATCTACTATTTCATCTTTACTATCAAATTGATTAATTGTCTTAATTTCGTCTCTAGAAGCGCCAATGTAGGTTGCGCCATCTGTATTTTTAGTTCTATGCTTAACTTCTGAAGCACTACCTATGTTCTTATTAAGTTCATACCAATTAATAAGATCATCAAGATTCTGATAGTATTCTTCAAGCGGAGCAACACCTTTTGATAATATATTTTTATAAATTCTAGCATTAGAAAATAAATCTAATTGAAATGTAGACAAACTTACTATAGGTTTACCATAGAACGTATATATATTATCTTCTGTTAAGAATATTGTATTTAAAAAGAATGGTAATGCAGCTATTTTCTTAATGTTCTTTTGGTTAAAGTATTCTGTGATTGTGTTATATATCATGATATATTTTTTAAGTTCATTACTATCAAGCTCATCAAAAGTTTCTTCTGTGAATAGATTTTCTTTTAAATTTTCATCTTTAAATATTGATCTATAGATAATCATTTCATTTGATCTTTTATTAGCGTATTTTTCAGCTGTTATACCAATAAGTTCTTCTCTTTCTTTTTCTATAGTTTGGCATTCTTGTTCTATGCTTTTAATTTTATTATTTACTGAATTAACTTGACTTTTAATGAAAAGTTTTCTAATTGTATCTCTTAAGTTGGAAATTTCTTTTTTATTCGAAACTATCTTTTTTTCTTTTTCTTCAGTCCACAATTCAGCTTCGCATAATTCTTTTATTTTATCTTTTTCGTCTGCAAGCCCACGAATTTTAGCTTCATTAAAATGTTGAATGTAAAGATCTTCTATTGATCCAAGATCCACTTCATATGGATGTTTGATATAAATTTTTTCAGAAGCTACATAAGAATATCCTAAAAGAATATCTTTATATAATTTTCTTAAAAATCTATATTCATTATTTAGCGTCACTTACTTTTGCGTCTTCTTCTAGTTCTTTTTGAGTTGGTATATAAAATTGCTCTGCTTTAAGAAAGTCTTCTTGAGAAGATATTTTACCCATATACCAGAAACTTATAAAATAAGCTAATTTTTTAAATACTTCATTCCAAAATAAACCACCAGACTCTTCTAAAGAATCATAATGATCAAGTTTTTCTTCAAATGTTTTGCCCTTAAACACTGGAGAAAAATCATTTATTTCTTGATCTTCAATGTAACCAAGATTCAAAACCCACCACATAATGCATTGATTTCTTGCTCTATTCTCTGCGGTTTGATCAAATAATGCTATTTGAGAGAATTCTAAAGTTTGTAGTTGATTACGGATTTCAATAAGTTCACCCAATAAACTAGCGACCTTTGAGGCTTTATCTTCTGGGGAAACATTCTCTAAATTAAGTGATACTTTTTGGAACTCTGCTTCTTTAGAATAAAGGTCAACATAAAGTTGAGTATACTTGTCTTTTTCTGGTTCACTCATAGCTCCACCATCATTTTGATATCTTTTAGCAAGAAGAGCTTTTGTCAATAGACCAGCTTTAATTCCTTCTGATAATTTGATACCATAAAATAACTCTGCTTCATCGAATAATTTTCTTGTTGGTTTTCGTATCTTAAATTTAAGTTGAACAATTTTTTTAACTTTTTTGGTGGTCTTGACTTCATTACCTTGAACGTCAATTGAACTTTCAATTTGTTCGACTTCTTTTTCGTCATTTACTGCAAATTCATGTAGCCATTTCATTTTTTCTCCTTATAGCAAACTCTTAGATTTCAAAAAGTCTTTAGTTTTATTAAAGTTCTTAACTCCACCAATTGTCCTAATAAATTTATTTTGCTTTTCTAAATCCCAAGTCTTTATATATTGCAACGACTTGCTTTTGATAAAAGATTCAAAATTAAAATATTTAATCTTAAACTCTTTCTCAAGAGTCCTTTGTATAGTTTGCATAGACAATACGGCTGATAAAGTTTCCTCAATAGGATAATTAAATACTAATTTAGTTTTCATTTTTTTATTTCTATACTTAAAAGTTCAAAATTTTTGATTATATCTCTTGATGTTTCATTTCCTAAATCTAATATTTTTTTCCTTAAATAATTATACTTATTATCATCAAAATAATCAACATTTTTTAATGTCTCTTGGTCTATTTTACTATTCAATTTATTAAGCATATTAATATGCTCTTCTTGGATATCTTCTATTAAATTAAGATATCTCTTATAAAGAGAGGTAATATTTCTATGTACTTGAAATAATAGAAATTCCTTAAGTTTAGGATCTGTTTCCATAAGCCTTTAATCTTTTCCTTGTGCCTTATCTATCTTTACACTAAAAACCCCGCTTTCGCGGGGTCTTAGTAATATTTAAATTTTATTTTAAGATATTAACTTGCCAAGTTATTAGCAATAAATAATCCTTTATTTAGATCACTAGGTCCACCGATTTGAGCACTGAAACCCAATGTTACGGATTTATTATCACCGATTGCAGAGCTAAATGATTGTGAATCTAATTTAGCACCTTTTAAGGTATATTGTAATGCATATGGAGTATAGCTAGTATCACAATTATTACTTGGAGCACCAAGGTTAAATGTTAGATTGTAGCTACTTCCGTCGTTACAACTAAGGTCTGTTAAAGCATTACCAATATTATCAGTTCCACCGATATCACCGATAATAGCTTCTACACTAGCTGAGACTACAACTGGGAATGTAATTTCTCTTGAGAAAGCAAACTTGCTTCCCAATTTTTGAATTGAATCACGACCAATATCAGTTGATAGTGAGAAGTTTTGAATTTTTAAATCACTTGCATTTACGCCAAGACCAGAAATATTTAACAAGATATCTCCGGGGCGAAGTGCAGTGTATCCAACTCCTGTGTTCGGCAATGGAATTGCGAATGTGCTTGCGCTATTTGCAGAACCATCAGTAGGGTTTACATCAGGTGTAAAACCTGTTGTTGCTCCATAGAATTTCATATTCAATCCTTCGGCGGCAACTGATACAGTTGGGAAACCTCCAACTGCAGCTTCGATTGAATAAGATGTTAAACCACCATTACCAATACCAATTACTCGACCTTGAGATCCATTTAAGCCTGTTGCACTTGTATCAATATTTGCATCTGAGCCTTCTGGAGAAACATAAATATAATAATTATTAATATCTCTTCCACCAGAAAGGATATCAGCCAAAGCACCTTTTGTAGTTCCTAAAAAGAAACCCAAAGCTTGTTCATTCTGACCAGAACTAGCATAATAACTAAAATCTAAACTTACTGTTGGTTGTTCAACGATAACGCGATCAATTGCGGCTAATTGTCCGTATTGATTAACGTCTGTTCTTGTGATATCGAAACCATAATTTGCGTTTTGAACTCTGTGAAGTTGTGTTGGTGTTGCGGCTCCTGTAGCTCCTACGAAAAGCGCTTCACTTTGATAAATTACTCTTTTTCTTGGCATATTTTTATTTCTCCTTTGAAGTCTTGTCTTTTATTACAGTTAATCTCATATCAAGAGAAGTTGTTTTTAACACCTTGGATAGCGTATATTACTTAAAGTAAAGTCTACAAAGGCTGGAAATACTTGGGTATTTTTTGTATTTAAATTAGCAAATATTTTGCTAATATTAACTTCTGTGATATAAAAAGCGTCATTAGATACATCAATTCCTGCTGTTAAACTATTATAGTTATAATATCCGCTATTTAATGCTCCAAAAGTATTAAATGGGCTATTATTAATTAATGGTACATATTTTCTAGCTGTATCTTTTAACAGACTACAAACAGCATCTAAATTAAACATATTATCAGCTAAAACTACAGCCCTAACTTCCATCATAGTCTGATCTTGGCCTCCAAAGGCAAATGGTTCATTAGTACCGCCGTTATTTTTAAGGAATATGCAAGGATAAGTTATAGCTTCAATAGCTAGTCCTGTTGGATTTTGAGTAGTTTTTGGTTTAGTCCTATATTCTGTTTCAAATAATAGTTCTTCTTCTGATTGATTTGTTAAATATATATTAAAATCTTTTACAGCATAAGTACCACTAATTGTTTTGCCAGCTTGACTTTCAGTAAAATATGCTTGACCTTGATAAGGACTAATCCCAGTTAATCCACTTTGGCCAATTGTAATAAATGAATTATTAACATAAACTCCAGATAATAAATTAGCACCACTAATAGAGCTATCATTAACTACTTGTTTAAATGGTAATCCATAACTATAAAATCCATTATAAATATTTGTAATAGGATAAAATTGACTATTGTAATTTTGAAAAGCTTCGCCTCTTTTAAGTATAGTATTATCCATCCACATTATCATACTAGACATTAAAACATTATCTAATTGCGCTTTCATTTATTTATATTCTTTACAAAATTGTTTATAATTTCTGACATATATCTTACTTTTTTAAAAGAAGAGCTTCTAACTTTATTTTGAGTTTGAATACCTTCTTTTGATCTGCCTTCGTTGAATTTTTTATACAAATAATATCCAAAACCAGATATACCTCTTTCTATTCCAATAACCCAGCTTCTTCCGCCTTCCCAAGGCATAGGAGTTTGAGATTTAATTTTTTCTAAATCTGGGTATTTTATTACAAATACATTTTTACCCTTTTTTTTGAAACTAAAATTTTCATTTAATATTTTTTTAAGATCTGATATTGGATTTTGATTTTGATAAAAACCAATATAACTAAATAAATTGCCAACTCCATTTAAAGTATTTGAAGAATTTGATGCCCCTCCTCCAGCTTCTATTTCTTGAGTGACTGGATGATTTTCAAAATCATCTAAAAACTTTTCTTTGCCATCTTGATATTTTTCATAGGCAACTTCTTCTACTTTTTCTTGAAATGCTTCAATTTCTTCTATGGCATTTTTAACATTAAAATTTACTTTGCCCATTATCTTGTTTCCTTTAAATAAAATGCGTAATACACAAGTCCTTGATAATTTTTGATAACATCTGAGCTTACAAGATTAAAATTTTTATTATCAAATGTTATTTTTTCTGTTGCATCATTATTGATATAGTCTCTTGCTAATTGTTTAACTTTTATTTCTACTAATTGATTTGGAAATTTTAATTTCAATTCGTTATCTAACAGTAAATTTTCTGCTTTAACATCGTAACTTATAATGGCATCAAAAGATTCATTACGAGGAATATATGTATAATCTACAATATTAGAATCTTCTTGATAACCTAGCAATTGATTTGTAGTCTTTTGAGTTATATTTTTTATGGGTTCTTTATGAACTGTAATTTGTCTTTTAAATGTGTCAAAATGATCATTTATGGCGTTATGATAATTATTAATTTCTGCTGCACTTATTAAAGATGCCATAGTTTTATAAATTTTCTATATTTCTTACAAATGAATTATAAGTATAAGGTCTATCATTAGCTACAATAGTATCGTCTCCAGCAATTTGCAATGGACTAACTTCATTTAAATTATAACTTTGAGTTAACATTTTTAATTCTGAAACTTCTTGCTTTTTAAGTTCAACAAAATTTAAACCTAACTGCCTTACAAATTGAGTATTTGCTTTAATAGCATCTGTTGCTCTTTTATAAATTTGACTTGTGCTTTCGCTATTAGTTTTCTTATATGAGAATCCATTTTCTGAAATTTCTAGACTATCAGAGTTAGCTGACCCAGTTGTAGCGTTTTCTCCACTAGAAGAAGTATCTTGATTGATTAAATTTAAAGCACTAGATTTTCCTATTAATTTAATAATCTGTCTATCATAATAATGTATATTATACATTTTCTTAAGGATTGATTTTTCTATTATTGTGAATGTTTCTGGACTGATAGCATCTACTTCTAGGTCTAGAGTATTTATGGTGTATCTTTTATTAATTAAAATGTTTAATTTGCCCAAATTCGTTCTTAGCCAAAAAGCTATGCTAGGGATGCTAATATCACTTGGCTCGCCTAATTCGCGATAAATTTCATCTGATATATCTACAATTTTATTGGTCATATAATAGATATTACACTATATAAATATTAAATTAAAAAATATATTAACCAATAATAGTAGAAAATAAGAGTAACTGTGTTAGAATAAATATATAATTATTAAAATATTAACTCAATTAAACTGCAAATCCAGAATAGGAGAATTGAACAATTGAGGTTGCGTCCATTGTTCTACCTTTATTGAAAATAAATGGCGAATAAAAACCAGCGTTCTTGTCAGCAAGATTAGCTGGAGCTGGTGTAAAATAAATTCCTACCGCTGGACTTGCGCCAAAGGCAGTATTAGTAATAGCTGCTCCAGAAGAAACCCCATTTACTGTAAAATTAGTATCTGCTGTCGAGAATAAGTTTCCAGATAAATCGTATAGCCAAGTATCAGTAAGACCAGCGCCACTTTTGAAAACTTTCCCACTCGCCCCAGTAACATTGCCGACAATTACATCGTCTTGGGCTAGCGTTATTCCACCAGACCAAGCTATAAAATAAGGACCATTACTAGCGGTAATTCCTCCGCCAGTTGTGGTTACCCCTTGGTTGCCTCTCATTTTTACTGTAGCTCCAGCTCCAGCCGAAGCAGTCATGAGCACATCTATACTAATATTACCAGTCCAAGTTCCCCCGATTTCTGTACTTATCCAGTTTGGCATAATTAAACCAGAATTTGAAGCTGGTGGCGCGAATAATGTATAATAATAAATAAGTTGTGTTGTAACTCCAGAAACCGCAGCGAATCTTCTAAATGTTGTTGATGCATTAAGAGGAGGAACTGAAAGTGTAGCTTTTGTAAGAGGCATTATTTACTCCTAGTTGACTTGAGTTACCCTAGCAGTACCAGTTGTTGCAAATACGGCTGTATGAATAAGAGTAGTTTGATTCTCTGGACATTCCCAGTAATCTCCTGCAGATAAGCGCACTTGATAAATCCCTGTGGTACATGTTCCTCCAGCTGAAATATGCAAATTTCCAGCGCCTTCATTAAATACTGTTAAAACTTCTCTATTTAATAGACCTGAAACAAGAGTAGCAGGAGAAAGTCCACTAAAATTACTAGATATTACTGTTGATCCTTGAAGACCAAATGTATTAGCGATAACTGTGGAGACTGGATTGTTTGATATCATATATATTTTTTATTACACTTTTTTATTATGGTAAACCTAAATCTTGGCCAAGGGTAGTTTTATAGAGGGTGTGAATTTGCAAAACGTCAACCGCGGAAAGAGCAAGATTAAATGCACCATTAAATGCGATTGGAAAACCAAAAGAGCGTGTGCTAAGAGTACCGTCTCCACCAATAAGATAGATAGTATTTGTTCCAGTTACATTTCCGCTTACAGTTCCAGAAATAGCCCCGTCCTTGTAGGCTAAAATATTCTTTGGTGTATCGCCCGCTCCCGACACCAAAACTGTGCTATGATTACCATCAACACCTGAAGGTGCGGCCGGCCCGTTGTTACTCGCCGAAAATGCGTCACCTATTGTGCGAAAAAACATTCTGTCGTTGCTTGCATCCCTGCCAATCCATAATGCTCGATATTCTGAATCTTCCACAAAATTAACGTGAACACTAAAAATTGAGTAAGCCGAGGATGCCGCAGTCCCAATTGGTCGAGTTGCAGATATATGTGTAGCTGCTAGACGATTAAAAAAAACTCCATTGGTCTCCCAAGTTGGGCCATTTGTTAGCGTCCCATTGTAAGTCCCCAACCCACCCAAACTGTACGCAGTAGTTCCAGTTCCAGCGTTTTGATTGGCTCTTAATGGCCAGCATACCATATTATGCCAAAGTTTCATTTTTTTAATTGAAATTACAAATTGATTTAATTGTCTTAAGCTTTGCATGCTTAGACTTTGGTTGCCGCCAGCTACTATTCTTGCGTTATAAGTTATAACATCAGCATCCATTCCATATGTTCTATTAGTTATCATGGTAGAGCTATTCCTTTACCAATTGTACTTTTAAATAAACTTTCAAAACTTGTAAAATCAACATTAATATTAAAAAAACAATGAAAAATATGAGTGCCTTGAAAACTTACTCCAAAAGATCCATTGTTTGATTGAATAGATCCAGAACTCCATCTACCACCAAATATAATACGATCATAAGATACTGTTCTTGGAGTGCTAGTATTAGATGTAGAAGCTGACGTAAGAGTTGAAGAAGAATTTCTGCTTTCTGCTAATATTGTAGAAGAGGTAAAAGATCCTTTTACTATTTTAAAAAGAGTATTGCCTGAAATATTGCTTGTGAAGCTGCTTTTTGATTCCACACCCCAACTAGTTCCACTATTACTTATTCCAAGAATTGAAATACTATTATTAGGATAACTATTAACACTTAGACTACTAACATAAGGATAACCACTTGTAAAATTTTCCATACCAGCAGGAGTGCTCATGAATATAGAAAATAGACTACATGTTTCAAGTAAATTGGATCTTAGATTACAAGATACATAATTAGAAAGAGAAGTTGTGGCGTTTGCTGTGCATACTAATCCTCTGTCATTCCAACTTGCAGTTGAAATATTATTGATTGTACCATTATTAAAACTATCTCTAAAAGCATAAACAATATTACCACTTCCTGCGTTATGATTTTTTCTAAAAAACCAAGCTTCTATCATATTGCCATATATTCCAAGATCTTTTAATCCTCTAATAAATTGATCTACCGAAGTTATATCAGTTGGAGTTTTAATGCCGTTATAATTAAGGCGCTTTATGTATTTTTTTGTATCGTTGTCTAGTTGATAAAATCTCATGGTATGTTTAACATCTTTCCGCTAGTAACTTTAATTAAATTATAAATACTTGTAACTTCTGCATCAGAAAGGTTTCTATCAAAAAAAAGAGCAGAATGAAGAATTGGACTACTTGGCGACTCATTACCTTTTATTCTATAAAACGCTCTAGTTGTATTAAAACCATCATCTACTGTAGCATATGAACTTCCTGTAAGAAAAGCATTATTAAAAGCATATCTTAACGGACCTCTTTTATCTGGCATCACAAAAGATGCAAAATTAAATCTTAAATTTTTAGCATTAGCTGCTGTTTGATTAGCGGAAATAGTACCTGTCCAATTTTTTCCGTAGGCGACATAACTCAATCTACTATCTGATAAACTAGTGCTCAATATAGCAAATTGATTTCCATTAGTACTAGCCCCTGCTGTATAAAAAACCGTAGGAGCTATTACATTAACTTGCGCAGGAGATCTAAATATACATATAAAAGTACATGGCGCAAAAGGCATTAAAAAGTTTGTGTTTATAACGCTACTTGATCCATTGGTTAGTTCTATTCCGTCTGTTCTTCTGTTGTGAGTGCCAGCAATAGTTCCATTGTTTAAATTATTTCTAAAACTATAAACTGTTCCAGATCCAGCATTATGTAAATTAGAGTAAAAATAAGCTTCAGTAAAGTCTTGTAAATTTAAATCCTTTAATCCAACAATAAAATCATTAACAGAATAAATATCAGCTGGAGTTTTAATTCCATCAACGGCCATTCTTTTAAGATAGGCTTTTGTGTCTCTGTCTAGTTTATAATATTTCATGGTAAACCAAGCCCTTTACCAAGAGTGGATTTATAGAGATTATGAAGAATATTTGTATTAATGTTCCTTCTTCTAAAGTATGCTAAAAATGCAATTTGTCCCGATAAAGCCCTTGAACTAGATATTGTTTCGCCTCCAATCACCAATGGAGCACCTATCAATGAAGTTGAAGAAGAATCACTTATTGGAGAAGCTTCAGAGTTTCCATCGACGCTAATTGATTTTGTTTTTGGTGATGTATTGTAAGTCAATCTTAGATTTGCAGAATGAAAAGACCCATTAGAAAAACCTGTTTGAGTATTTTCTGTCCATGTTCCACTTGAAACCCATGAAACACCAACAAAATTATCTCCTAAGTTCCATCTTTGAGCAAAAGTAAAACCTCCATTCGGACCTGCATTTCTTGTTGAACAGATAACATTAAATTGTGCGCCACCACCATTACATTCTACAACAGAAAATATATTTGCATCTTCATTTATTGCTGGAATATAATTGGTAGCAATATGTTGAGTTGTAGCATCTGCTAAAAATATTCCATTTGCTTGCCAAATTGGACCATTGGTTAAAGTGCCATCATATATTCCCATTGTTCCTAAATTATAAGCCTTTGTGCCACTTCCAGCATTTTGAGATGATCTAAATGGCCAAAATATAATTTCTTCCCATAAATTTAAAATCTTTAATCCTTTTACAAAATCACCAACACTATTAATATCAGCTGGACATTTATATCCAGCGTCAACTATGCGCTTTGCATAATTTTTAACATCAATATCAAGATCGTAAAATCTCATGGTAAATTTAAACCTCTTGATATTGTGCTTTTAGCTATATTGTAAACTGTGGTTACATCTGTTGCTGAAAGATAATCATTAAAAATAAAACAATGAGAAAAAGTGCCTTGGAGGCCTCCCGCACTTCTTCCAAACGTTAAATTACTTGATACAGTATTATCAGGCATTTGTTCGTATCCTTGACTTGTATCTCCTGCTGATGCTGCTCCGTTACTAGCTATTGACGTAGCATTTCTATAGCCAATCGTTCTTTTTCCTACTCCACCAGTGCTATTCCACATATTAAAACCTGTGTTTGTATTATCGCTGCCAATTGAATAAGATCCATCTGTTCCAGATCCGTACCAAAACTCCCCACCAAAACTTGTTCTTGGATTTAACCAAATAAATCTATATAATGGAGAAGCGATAGATGCTGTAATAAAATTTCCACGACCTCCACTAGTTGGACAAGTCCCTATAGCAAAAACACTTATATTTTTTTGAGCAACTAATTTTTTCCAATTTTGATTAGAATTGCAAATGATATAATCATCTAATCCGTCAAATATTATTCCAGCTTGACTCCAAGTTGGACCATTCACTATTGTACCAATATTATTAATATCTTTTAAAGGATATACAATAGTTCCAGATCCAATATTATGAACGCTTCTAAAAAACCAAGCTTCAGAAAGGGAATTCCACAAATTGTTTTGTTTTAACTTTCTAATGAAATCACTAACACTACCTATATCAGGCGGAATTCTTCCGCCAGCTTTTACGATTCTGTTTGCGTAAGCTTTTGCATCAACATCAATATCATAGTATCTTTTATACATTAAACTAGTTCCCAAGAAATATATTTAATATTAACATTAGGATATTGAGCAACGCTAACTGGGCCATTATACTTTGGGGTAAAATCAATAAAGCTTCCGCCATTATTATCAAATTCAGTATTTCCACCTTTTAATATTAAATTAAAACTACTGCCAGTTATAATAGCACCAGTTACCCCAAAACTAACGCCAGTTGTTACTGTTGCTCCTGCGCCAAATTTAAGATAAATATTTCCTGTGCCATAATTAGTAATACCCCAACCAAGTCTACTATTATTGCCGCTGAGTATTGATCCAACACCAGTTTGAATAGAATAATTACTAGCGTAACCACCAACCGCAGGAAATGCTGTGACACTATCAATATCTTTATCAAGATCTGCTTGAAGAGTTAGTGCTCCACCACCTTGAGAATCAATATTTAATATTGCATTTGCACCTCTGCCATATTGAGGGAAAAATCCAGAAGCTACATCAACTGCTCGTCCTCCAACTCCTAAAAATTCAGCTGGAACTGGTGGTGAAAATAATCCTGTGCTAGTTCCAGATCCAGTTATATATCCAGTCAAATATCCACTAGCAAAATCATACTCTTCACTTGGCACATCATAAAATATTTGTAACCTATCAGTATTAGCCATTGAGGTTGTATTAAAACCCAATAAAAATCCGCTAGTTGAATTAACTGCTCCAGTAGTTGTTGAATCTGCAAAATTGTATATTATTTGTCCTTTGCTTACATTGGTAATCAATAATAGGTTTTCAAGGGCTACTGGATTTTGAGGTCCATAAAGAGATGGTGGAAAATTAACGATTCTGCTACTTGCTAAAAATTGATATCCTGATGGTATTAGTTTTTTCATATATATTTAAATAGATTACACCTTTTATATTATAGGGCTATAGCATATGCTATTGCTAATTTTTTTGAGTTCTCTATTTGGGAGTAAATATCATAATTACCACTAATATTAACATTCCCGCTAACTGTTAAATTTCCTTGTAATATGCTATCTCCACTAACATAAAATCTACTCGGCACAGAAGATATACCACTGCCAATACCAAAGTTGCCATTTGAATCTAATAAAACTCTATTTGTTGCTCCACCACCTATAAATCTAACACTTCTTGTTCCTCCTCCACCATAATAAAAATCAAAATTATCATCTCCTCGACTACCTATATTAGAAGAATAAACATAATTAGAAAATAAAGCTCCAGCATTTCCATTTTGAGTAGGTTCAAAAAATACTGAATTTTGATTATTAGGAGACTTTAAAATAAAAGGCGTGCCTAATCCAGAAACAACTAACCCCGTAACATCAAGAGAGCCTCTTATACTTGAATTTCCTGTTACATTTAAATTGCCACTAATATTATGGTTTCCTATGAAAGTTTTAATTCCAGATATTGTTTGATCACCAAATCTTAAAACTGAAACTCCACTTAAATTATTAATTTTTGTATCAAGAGTCGAACCTGTGCTTGCAAGGTTAACTGTTGTTGCATACAAAGTTGAAGATCCAGTAAGTACTGGACTTCCATTAACAAAAAGCCCACTAGTAAAATTACCGCTTCCATAAATTGTAAATTGATTACCAGAAATAACTAAAAAGTCGCCTTGTGCCGAGTCGCCAAATACTGTATCTTGAGCAAAACTTTTGACTCCAGAGATAGTTTGATTGCCAGTTGTAAAAACAATATTACTCGCTGAAGAATTTATATAGCCACTGAGATTGTTGATTCTTGTATTTAAAGTAGAACCAGTAGAAGCTAGATTCGTGGTAAATGTTGAGTTCGTTCCAGTAACATATCCACTTAAGGTATTTATTTTTGTATCAAGAGTAGATCCAGTACTTGCAAGATTAGTAACTAACGTGCTTCCAGTAGAAGCGAGATTTGTGATGGTAGCATAGGTATTACTTAAGTTATTTATATTTGTTTGGAGAGTTGAACCTGTACTAGCTAGATTTGTAGATAGTGTGCTTCCAGTTGAAGCAAGATTTATTATGGTTGAGTACGTGCCATCAACAAAACCGCTATAAGTAGTAATATCTTGAACTGATGCTATATCAGGTAAAGTTGAAAGGTCACTATTTCTGGTACTAACTCCAAATTTAAATTTATTACTATGATCAAAACCAATAATTGGACCACTATTGTTTATTCCAGTTAATCCTGCTCCAGTAACAAAGAAAATTCCACCATCAACTGCTCCACCAGTAAGATTCAATAGAATATAAGGACTCTGAACATTAAAATTATTAGTACTAACAATCGTTTCTGTTCCAGTAACAAAAAGATTATTAATATAAACATTATCTCTAAAAGTTTTAACTCCACCAATGCTTTGATCTCCATAAAGTAAAACTGAACTGCCGCTAAGTGAATTTATCTTGTTATCTAAAGTGCTACCAGTGTTATATAATTGAAGATCAGTTGCAAATATAGCATCTAAAGCTCCAGTAAATCCTGTGAACAAACCACTTAAAGAAATAATACTATTAGTTAAATTAGATCCAGTAGAAGCGAGATTAGCGGCTGATGCAGACCAACCACTGAGTGAATTGATTTTTAAATCTAATGTACTTCCTGTAGTATTTAAATTATTAGATATAGATGCATCTTGAGTATTAACATAACCACTCAAATTATCAATCTTTGTATTTAAATTAGAACCTGTATTAAATAAATTATTAATTAATGTAATTCCAGTAGAAGTTAAATTAACTGCTGAAGCAGAATAACCGCTAAGACTATTTATTTTACTATCAAGAGTTGAACCTGTTGAAGTTAAATTATTTGAAATTGATGTGTCTTGTGAATTAACGTAACCACTTAAAGAATTAAGTTCTGCTTGAGATGCAAAATCTGTGTCAAGATTTCCAGAGAAATTTGTTATTAATGTATATAGATTTGAACCTGTGCTTGCAAGATTAACAGCGGATGCTGAATATCCGCTTAAAGCATTTATTTTAGAATCTAATGTTGAACCAGTTGTAAAAAGATTTGATATGGATGCGCTTGAACCACTTAGTGAATTAATTTTACTATCAAGAGTTGATCCAGTATTTGCTAGGTTAATTGCAGATGCGCTCGAACCACTTAAAGAATTTATCTTGGTATCTAAAGTATTTCCAGTCGAAGCTAAATTAATAATCGTAGCATAATTAGCAGTTAAGTTACCACTTAAATTATTAATTTTGATATCTAAAGTTGAACCTGTACTACCAAGATTTATATAAGAAGCTGAATAGCCGCTAAGTGAATTTATTTTTTGATCTAATGTATTACCAGTATTAAATAATTGTAAATCTGTTGCGTAAGTTGCATCTAAATCTCCACTAAAATTAGTTAATAAAGTATAAAGATTACTTCCTGTGCTTTGTAATTGAGCATCTGTAGCGTAATTATTATCTAAGTTACCAGTATATCCAGTAAATAATCCACTTAAAGAAAGTATTGAAGTATTTAAATTAGCGCCAGTTAAATTTAAATTAGTTGTTAATGAGTTTACTGCTGATTGAAAATATCCACTATTACCAGATATAAAAATTGTATTAAGTCCAGTAGTGTAAACTATATTACCATCCGCGCCAGTTATAGTAATATTTTCTCCGCTAAGTGAATTTACTATATTTGGTGCCCCTCTAGCTCCAGATGGGCCTATTACACCTTGTGGCCCAGCTGGTCCTTGAGGACCGGGAACATAAATATTAGCATTTAAATCTTGCGTTGGAGATACTACATCTGTAGTAATTGGATTAGGCAAACTTACATCAACGATTATGTCTGCCATAGAATTATCTCGTTACTTCTGGTAGGATTGAAAATTTTCCCATTAATAGCTTAATGCTGTTTCCTGATATATTTCCCGAAGGATATCTTTCTATATCATAAACATATTCATTAACTGGAGTAGCGGCACTTCCTGTTGAAGGAATATTGATATTTATTGTGCCAGAAATATTACTTGTTACAGCTGGTTGTAAATCTAAAATAATTACATCAGAACCATAACTTGCTTTTACTTGACCGCGAACTTCATAACCACTTAAATTAATTGCTGAACCAGCAGCATTTTTAATATTAAGAGTTAATTGTATGTAGTCGCCTTGAATTCCACTAATGTTATAATATGTAGCCATATAAAATATTACACGGCTACACTTTTATAGCGAATTAATTTTTAAATTTTATCTTCCTTCTGAAAGAATATCTTGCGCAGTTTTTGATACTGGCTTGTTACGCTTTGAGTCTGGTATAACTTGATACTGAGCAGAGTATTTAAGAAATTCTTGCTTTAATCTTTTTACAAGAGTTTGACGATCATCAACTGGAATTAATCCAATTTTAATTGCATGAGCTTGAAGGTCGCTCTTAATTAATCCTTTGAGATAAGAATCATATTCAACCGGATCAAGAGTTCCATACTTTCTTTTACCATCATCTCCCCAAATTTGATCCAATGTAACTTTACGATTTTCTACTTTACCATGAGTTTGGCTAAGATTATCTAATGCTGATTTTTTACGTGCCATAATATGTTATTCTCCTATTTAATAGATTATATAATAAAACTATAAAGATGTCTAAAAAAAAGAAAACCCACGGACTATTAATCCGTGGGCTTTCTAATTAGATAGTATTATCGTCTATTAGCGAAGTACTAAACCATGAACTGCACGAGCATCAACGCAAGCGCGTCCTTCTTCTAGGAATCCGTAGAATCCGATTTTTTCTGATCTAGATGCGAATTGATCATCTGGAAGAGCGGTGAATGTACCACCGGATTCTGCTTGACGAGCTACTGGGCGAACAAATGCATCCTTGGTTAGATCCAAGCCTACAATTATTTCGTCTGAGCTAGAAGTGAAGGTACCAGCATAAAACTCTTTAAAGAGTGAGTTATATTTTTGAGTTGCTCCTAATTCGATAAGATCATGGATAGAAACTCCATAAATCTCTTGGGTTCCAGCATTGCGATAAATGTCTTCACGAACACCTTCTGGTAGATTCGTTAGTACTGTTGGCAATGTGTTAGCGCCAGTTGTGACGCTAACTGGTTGATAAGCAAAAGCACGGATATCTTCTTTAACCTCGGGGCTAACGAAAATATCTGTTAGACCGTATGCATCAGTGGTTGTGCCACCAGCATAAGATCTATTGATTCTTTTAACTTGTGTCATTAGACGATTTAGATTGTCTAATGTAAATGTGGTGCCTGCACCGGGATTTAGTACGTTAGCACTATCGGCAAGTGTTTTAAGAACTACTGCCCAAGCATTACGTTCTTGTTTTACGAGAACTTCATTGGACATACGCTCTACAGCTTTGCTTACTACATCAAGACGACCACGACGAGCATAACGTTTTAGGAAACTAACAGCGCTATCTAAACGATAGGTTGCAACTTTCATTTCTGAGAATCCTTCAACTGTTGAGGTTGGAAGACCACCAGCTACGTTTTGACTCCATGTGGTTGTATAACCTTCTCCACCATCAAACCATAAGTCGAGTGGGATAGAAGGACGATCATCTTCGTCGTAAGGAAGATCAGTATAGATTGCAGATGCTGTTGCGGCTTGCATTAGAACCTTGGCTACGACTGGTCCTAGAAAAGCTGCGAAAGCTTGGTTGGCTTCTGCGGCAACTGCGTTATCGCGGCTACCCATAGCTTTTACAAGTTCGATTTGCTCTGCTGTGTTTTTAAGTTTTAATTTCATGTTAAGTTTTTTCCTTTACTAAATTAGAGCATGATCTTTAGCAATGCGGTATTAGATACTGCGTTACCAAGGAATTTGCCAACTGCAACTTCGTTAGTTCTTAGAGTAGATGTGTTAGCTAGATCACCAGCTGTTCCACTGACTACTGCAAATTGACCGGCTGTTGCATTTGTGATTGCAGAACCACTATAAAGTACTACGCCACGAGTTAGAACTGGTACGGCTTGTCCAGAAACAACTACGTTCATTTCAGCAGCTTTACGGGGGTTAAAAATTAGTTTCTCACCATTTTCGTCAAGTTCGCGAACATCCATGAGGGTTAGCCCAAGAACGTCACCAGAAGTAGCTAGAGTTACTTTTGGTCTTACGCCGAATCTTTGTGAATTAGATAGTGGGAATGCAGCACCAACATCGCCTAAAAAGTCGGTTGGTTGATTTGCACTGGAATTTGATGGTCCAGTTGTGAATCCTTCAGCAGATATTTTAACAGCTGCTCCTCTTGTTGCCATAACGGCAGCGCTTTCAGCGGTTCCGCTGAATGCAAAAAGGTTAAGCACTTCGTGCTCGCTGTAATCTCTGAATGGTTTTAGTATATGTGCCATATGATTATCTCCTTGTTTATTTAGTTAATTCAAATCCATCTAACCCGAAAGCTGCTGCGTACTTTTCTTTTACGCTTGGCTGACTGGCAGGGGCGGAATTTGGAATTTCAATTGAAGCTTTTGATCCATTATCAACAGCTTGTTCGACAACATCTTGGGTTGTAGAAATTTCTTGCGCAACTTGTTGTGCGGCTTCTTCAGAAGCTTTAACTTCTTGTGCATCTGAACGATCTTTCATCTTTTTATCCATTTTTTCTTTTTTCATGGCTTTATTCTTTTCTTTCATAAGAACAGACATTTTGTTCTTATAAGCAGAGAAAGTTTCTTCAGTTAAATCTTTTAAGTCAGAAGCAAGAACTTTACGATCTTCATCGCTGAGATCAAATTCTTCATCAAAAGACGCCATTCTTACATTAAATGCTTCTTCTTTTGCTTTTGCTTCTTTTTCGGCTTCGATAGTTGCTAGTTTTTGACCAAGTTCTTCAACTTGTTTTTTAACTGCATCATGTTCAGCAGTTACTGTAGCAATTTTCTCGTTAGCAGCTTTGAGTTCATTTTCTTGAGCAGATTTTTCTGCCAAGAAACTCTCATTAGCTTTTTTAAGCTCCTCAGCAACAAAGTCAACAATAGAGCTGGCTGTTACTTCTTTAAGGAGACTGTCTGTTATATCTTCAATTTTGGTTATTTTCATATATATCCTCTCTTTTTTTACATCTAAACTTTCCTCTTGGGAAATATTATTTTCTGAAGCTGAAACTGATTCTTCAACAGTTTCGACTTTTTTCTCCTCTTTTAATTCAATTTCTTCAGAGCTTTTATTGGTTTTTAATTCAATTTTAATAGCTTCTTCTGGAGGTGTTGCGACACCTTGAACATCGGCAGCTGGATTTAACGTAAATCCAACGCCTAGAGGAACAACTTTACCGAAAACTTGTCTATATACTGATTTATCACCTAATTTACCATTTCCACCAAATCCTCTTAGGTTATCTTTAATCTTTTCTATTTGGTTAGCATCAGATACGATCGTGCCATTTTCAATATTCTTTTCGCCATTATCTAATACCACAACATTATAATCATTAAAGCCAAGTTCCCAACTAGCTGAAATACTCATATAATTATTACTTGTTGGATCATTAGACTCTTCAATTTGATCTGCTAAATCTTTATCAACTACTTTCCAGATAACTCCACCAAGAGTAATATTAAATGGGGTTTTTATAGATTTAACATCAGCTTCTTCTAGACTTTCATTACTTCCAAATTTACTAAAACTAGCAGATAAGATGCAACCAATAACTTGTTTGCGGTTATGCTCAATATTAATTGGCTTATTAACGAAATTTTTAGCAATTTTAGCAGCAGTTTCACCATCAATAACATCGCCATTTTTATTAACTCTATTAACAACACAGGCATCAAAAGCTACAGGAAGAAGATCGATATTATCTTCTGTATTAATCTCTGGTAAAAATTTTCTTAATTTATCGAGTGAAGCAACTGATAAGTATTTATCTTTTTCTTCACTAACTACTGGGCGAATTTTAATATTTGCAAAAATTGATTCAAATTGATATTTTTGTTTTTTCATAATTTAAATATTATCTAAACCGTATATTACACCATCTTCTTCATCATCTAGATATAATTCGTCAGCAGATAAAAAATCAAAGTCTTCTAATTTATAATTTTTAATATCTTCTTCTGCTTGAGCAAAATCTTCATCGTCTGGTTCAAAATTAACTTCTACTTCATAGTCAGAAATTGAAGCTCTTGTAATATCACTATCAGCTTTTTTATAAGAATCTTTTACTTTGCCACCACGCACCATTTTTAAAAACATATTTACACGTGCCATAGCCCAGCCACCCCGAGTCATTCCCGGTCTATGAGAAGAAGAAAATGCGCCTGCGCCACGACGATATACTTTTTTTAATTGACCTAAAGTTACTTTCTTTTTATTTTTACTATTGTGTTCTTTAACTTTATTTTTAAGAGCTTCGATTACTTTCTTAGAATATTCAATGCCTTTATCAGTTTTTGTTCCTGCGCTGCCGGGTTTATTGCGAGATGATCCTTTGCGTCTTTCAGATGGTTTTGCTGGAGTTTGAGCTGCAGATTTTGGTCCTTTTCTTTCGGCATTTAATTCAAAGCCATATTGTTCAGAATTATAATTCATCTTATATATAATATACACGTACAGAAGAGATATTTTTAATTAATTTTAATTATTTTTTATAAAGCTCTTTACTGATATCATCTGCTGATCCCATAGTGGGTGTTTCTGGGTATTTAGTTGGTAATTCTCTACTATCTAAATTTGGTTCAGAGCAAGATATTAATAAAAACAACGGCAATATTAATATTAGTTTTTTCATAATAAATATTACACGTTTAAAGATTGTTCTATTAATTTAGCTTCTGCATCTCGTCTGCGACTCATTCCTTTTTCTATGCTTCCACCAATCCATATTCTTTTCATATTTCTTATTTGATTAGCTATAAAAGTTAATGCTTTTTGATCAAAAGTAGTTACTAATTTCATACCATCTCGTATTAATTTCATTTCGCGACGACGATCACCTTCTAATGCATTTCCTCTATTAAATACAAGACTAACTAATCCACCTTTTGCATCTTCTGGAAGATTATCAAAATTCGGGAAAGTTTGGCGCGTTAAATTATAGAATTTAGTTACTGTTTTATTATTAAATACTTTTAGCGCAAGATCCCAAGGAATAGTTATATCTTTTAATCCTCTAATAAGATTTTTCGCATTGTATCCTTTGATACCAACAACTTTATATAATCTATCAAAAGTTTCTTTAGGAAGATCTTTCCAGTCTTCGCTAAATTCAGCTTTATTTACATAGCCCAAATCATAACCCACACCAATTGTAACTCCACTTTGACCTTCTGGCCAAGCTGGATTTTTTAAAAATTTATTATAATAGTTTTCGCCACCGCCAACTTCAAATTCAAGAATAAGATCTAAGGATTTTTTTGAGAGCATTTTTAATTATTAACTTTATCTATAACTTTATCTACAATATTATCTTGAGATACTTTTTCTTTAAGCCAAGAGTTCATAACACCAAAATAAACAAGATGCTCACTACTAATAAGAAATAATTCATTACCAAAATTATCCTTATAAGGCTTAACTCCAGAATCTTCAACTAGATCAATTGCTTTTTCTTTTTTGAATTTGATTCTATACATTTTAATTAAATTATTATATCGCTCGCGCGCCTGACGCGTGATGAGAGCATCATCGCCAATGAAAGAAATTAATCCACCATTGTCTTTATCATATTGTTTTGGTGTGGTTGCGTCATAAGATGATTTGTCATCTTGTATTTTATTTGGTGTCACAGTAGCACATCCAACAAGAAAAAAGTTAAGAACTAATATGCTTGCGAGCTTGTTCAAGGTCTTTTTCCTTTACTGCATTTTCGATTCCACTTTGATGATCAACTTCTTTTTGAGCTTCTTGGCGCTCTTTCATTTCTTTTGTATTCTTAGCGCCGAATACGTTATTAATTGCTGCGAATATTCCAGATACTGCTGAAAGTAGTGCTGTTAATATTCCAGTTGGCATGATTATTCTACGTAACTTGCTGTGGCATCTTTACATCCAGATGCAATAGCGTTAAGTACCTTTACTGCAAGAGCACCATTTCCATCTAGTCTAGCAAATTGTTGAGCATAAAGATCTTTGATTACAGTAACATAATTTGCCCAATGAGTTTTTTCTGCTGGAAGATAATCATTAAGAGCTTTTTGAAGTTGCTCTGGAGTTGGGGTAGTTCCAACTGTTAATGTTTCTACGATAGCAGCAACATGATTAATCATTTTGGCTTTTTCAATTCTATCGTTACCAGAAACAGCTTGATCAAGAACAACTGTACAGGCTAATACAACTGCTGGCTTTACATAAGGAAGAGTATTTTCAACGCTTGTTGCAACATCAACTTTTCCAGTATTGGTTGTGGCGCAAGCACCAAGAAATACGCTCAAAAGAGCAACTGCGGCTAATTTTAATTTATTCATACTTTTTCTCCATGTGTTCTATCTTTTGCTTCACTTGTTTGAGCTACTGTTCCACCAGTAACCGCTGCATCTTTTACTGTTAATGCAAAAACAATACCAGAAACAACTGCAATTAATTTTGAAATTCCTGTTATATAAACTTCTGCATTATCTGGAAGAAATGCTACCAACGAAGGATCAGAGTGAATTGCTATTGCTGTACAAACTGCTACAACTGTGGCTATTCCAGATGAGCTAGATCTCCAATTTGGGCCAAATATTTTAGATAGCATAATTCTCATAAGATATTACACTATATTATATGATCTAATATATTATATATCAAAAATAACTTAATATCGTGCTTTCATCAAAAGCTTTAATTAAATCTATATTGCACTGATGAGATAATCCAATAAACTCTTGCTCTGATACAATACCATCTATTGGATGATAAAACGCTTTTGCGCTATCTTTTGCTAATATATTTTTATGTAAATTATAACCTAATTTATCTGGTTTCGTACCAATCCAACAAACTACAGATGACAATCCTAAAGCAGCAGCAGCGTGTTGTGAATAAGAGTCAATTAATAATCTAGCTGTGGATAATGCTAATAAGGCAAAGCTTTCTCTCCAAGGCAAAGACACTTGCTCTGCACCTTCAAATTTTAATTGATTTGGTCTACAAAGATGATAAATATAATATTTGTTACTTAATTTTTTTACTAATTTTTCTGTGAGAAAAGGTGGTAGATCTCTTGACCAACTGTAATTATTATTAGGTTGTCCTTCTACTCCACCATTAGGTTGGATAACTAAAATAGGCTTTTCTTTTGCAAATTTAGTTTGAGTATCATAAATTTCTGCTTGATTAATATATAATTTCGGCTGTTCATTATTATATTTTAAATTAAACATTTCACACCAAGCATTAATTAAATGTTTATTTTTTGCAACATATTCGTCACTTTGATAAACTTCATTCCCTAAATAAATAACATCTTTATCTTTAATAAAATCATTATAAAAGTATTGAACTGTATTAGATCTATATACTCTATGAACAAAAGGATTATTAAGAAAAACCTCTGGATAAGGGCACACTACAATTAAATCTCTGTCTGGATAATTATTTTTTATACATTCTGCAACAGCTGTTGATGCAATGTGTTTGCCTATTCCGCCTTGAAGAAAGAACACTACATTTTTCATTTTAAATTGCGCCAAAATTCAAGATTAGAGTATTGATTTGCAACATTTCCAAGTATTTCATAAGCTTTGTGTGGTACTGGTTTTACCACAGATCGTATTGTGTGAAGATCTTTGATTCGGTGAATATTATCATCGTCTTCTTTTGTTATTTGTACTACATTATTAAAATCATGATTATAATATTCTAATCCAATAAAATCATAAATATTTCTCATCGTTTGCTCTGGATTATTTGTTAGATCATCAAATTCCATAAAAAATAATCTATCTTTGAATCCTCTGTCTACTGCATCTTTGAGTCTATTAAATGCATCTCCAAGAGGTTGTCCTGCTTCTGACCAAAGTTCTGCTCTGCCTTTTATTGTAAGAGATTTATTATAATTATTTTGTTCTATATTCCATTGACTTTGACCTGTTGTATTGCGCCATAGCATTTCAAAAGAAGCAAGAATTTCATTGATATTTCTTACTGTGCAAATCATTTTTGCTTTTTTATCTAGTGCAAATTCAAGAGTTTCTATCACAGATAACCAGCCGCGACCTTTATCAAATACTATATTTTTATCTGTTAAATGATAAGAATTTAATACTGCTTTTAAAACTTTTTTTAATTGATTTCTATCAATGCCCTCTGCTTGATGCTCTACAATTCTATCCCATTGATTTCGTATTGAAAATAATATTTCAATACAACCGCTAGTAGCCTTACTTACAAAGATATTAGGATTTTGAGCTAAAATATTGCAAAGTAATGTTGATCCTGATCTTGGTAGACCAGAAATAAAAAAAATTTCTTTTTGATCCATTTTATATAGTATAAGATTTTATATTAGAAAAGTCAAGAAAATTATGTGGTGTTTATTTGGATAATACTATATATTATAATATTTAAATTAATATATTTCTAAATAATAATCTCATAATTATCAAAGTTCGCATTAAATTTAATAATACTTCTTTGAGTGATATTTGTAACAAATCTTTGATATGGAAAATCTTTTTTAGGTAAAAGGGTGGTAGCAAAATCCATATATAATTCGTTATTGTAAACAAATGGCACAATATTATTTGTGAGTGATGAGATGGCGCTGACATGTGCAACGTTAAATTTATTTTTAATAAATTTTTTATTTTTATCTATTATAAAGTAAGCTGTAACTATATTGGGACTAGTTCCCAAGACATTATTATTATTTCCTATATTAGAAGTTTGTGTTGTAAATATACTGTCAGATAATTGATGATATTTAAAATAAGGAACTGCTGTAGTCGAGCTACCTGCCCAAAAAGTATAAGGATTATCTATCTCTCCTGATATATATCCAAGATGAAATAATCCTCTTGCTCTTACAAGTAAATATTTGTTAGAAGATCTTGAGCCACCAACTGTTGTTCCAGCAATTAAACCATTTCCAACATTTTCTAAAGTAAGAATACCATTATTAGCGCTTGCCTCCAAAGCAATTCCAGTAAATTTTAAAAGTTTATTTTGTATATCTATAATACTTAATGGTGGAGTAAAACTTGTTAGATTATTTCCACCTAAATATAAATTATTTCCACTAAAATCTGCGCCTAAATGAAAGTGAAATCCTAATCCTGCTCCACTAAAATCAATTTTAAAACTTGTATCAAAAGTGTCATTTGTTAAATCAAATCTTGCTAATCCAGTTATGGGAGTAGTATTTACTTTATCAAAATTTCCCATGCAGTATAAGTAATTATCTTTTTTAACCATTTTGTAAGGTGATGCATCAGCAGTTCCAGATCCTATATTAAAATTAAATGATGTGTCAACACTTAGATTACTTTTATTTAATCTGCAAAATCCTGTAATTGCAGTATTATTAACTCCACTAAATGAACCAACAATATAAAGATAATTTCCTTCATTGTACATGTCATATACAGTTTGAGTTTGTCCACCACTTATATAAACGTTAGATGAATCTATTTGTCTAGTTTTTCTGTTAATTTTATAAATATCTGAACCAGCAGACCTTCCTTGACTAATCAATGTGGTATAAATTTTATTATCATCAAAATATAAGTACTTACCAGCAGCATTAAAATGTTTATTTGTAAATGTTGGATCTATATTATAGGATCCACTATTAAATTTTAAAATAGTTCCAGATGTTCGAATATAACCATCACTAAGTTTAAAGAAATTTCCACTATCAAATGAATAGTTATTTACAACTGACACATATATGTTATTTTTATTATCTGAGACTATATCTTGAGGAAAAAAACAATAATCAGATAAATAATTAAAACCTGTTTCTAAAAATCCGCTAGTTAAATTATATTTAAAGAAATTTCTAATTCCACTAATACCAGTAAATGCTCCACAACCATACAGACTATCACCAACTACTTTAAGAGCTGTTACGCCTGCAGTTCTTGTTATACCAACTTCTCCAGCAAGAAAGAGATTAAAATTCTTATCTATAACGCCACTTGAATTTGTTTTTGTTAAATAATTAATTCCAGTGGCAAAATCTTTGCAACCAAGATTTGTAAATCTACCACCAAAAAAATAATCATTATTATATTTTTCTATTGTATTTATGGTACTAAGTGGGCTTCCAGAAAGATAAAAAGTTGTAATATTTGTATTTAAATTATCTAAATTTAAAGCGCATGCGAAAGTATAATTTGCATCATTACCAGATAAAATTAGTCCAGTGTTATTTGCTAAAAATACAATGCCAGTATTTGAAAAATTTGTACTGATTCTACTATTTAAAAAAATTTGAGAACTAATTCCAGTTTCTGGAATAAAATTTTGATCATAAATTTGTACGCTTGAATTATATTCGCTATTATATCCTGTAATATAAAATGGTAATCTTTGACTAGAAGTTGCACTACCAATTACTAAATTATCAGTATCGTAATCCACAGCTCTTAAATTAACATTATTTTCAGAATCATAAAAATAATTATTTGTGTCTATTAATTTTCCATCTGTGGTGTCTACTACTGCATAACCATAGATTTGTTTATTTTCTATACCCGTAAAAGTACCGCATATATGTAATTCATTTCCTTTTATTGCCATACCTTGTACGCTCAAACCGCCGGCATCATTAAAATTAATTTGAAAATTTGGATCTGGTTCTCCATTAGAAGCATTAACTTTAATAACACCAGTTCTTATAATCGCTCCTAGTGGTGAATTATTATTATACCAAAACCGTGGAGTATTTGTAGCTACATATAAACTATTTCCACTAATTTTAAAATCATTAGCTGTACTAGTACTTATAGAAATGTTAAAATTTGGATCAAAAGATCCATCATTTGCATTTAATTTAAAAACACCTGTTCCATAAATTCCTAACGGACTATTTAAATTTGACCCACCAACATACAAACTATTTCCTGATAGTAACATATTTGCAACACTATTACTAGCAAGGCCTCTAAACCCTGTAAATGTTTCGTTTAGTGTACCATCGTCATGAAGTTTTAGTAAGCGATTTTTTGTTGTATCTCCACTATAATACACTTGTGGGAAACCACCAATAAAAACTCCACTACCAGAAGATACTACGGCTAATATGTTAGTGAAACTAGTAGTGCTAATTGAGAAACCTAAATTTGCATTAAAACCTGTTATTCTATTACCGCTATAATCAATTTTTGCTAAACCTGTGCAAGGATCTCCACCTACACTTTGAAAATTTCCACCAATAAATATTCCATCATTAACAAAAGCAAAATCTGCAACTTGAGATACAGTGGCGCCGGCCCCAGCTGTACTTGTGTTATTATATCTATCTATAAATGGATAAAAAGATTGATCTAAAAGATTTTTATTATTTAATCTAAATATTTTAGGATATTGAATTTTATTAATCTCGGATCCTCCCGCGAGAGTAGCGCAATATATTTGTCCGTTATATGATTTTATTTTATTGATTGAACCTAATTGGTTAAATTTAAAATTAGAAATTAATTGTTTATTTTTTATAATATATAAACCTAAACTTGAGTTTTGATCTTTATAAAAATATGGGTTTTTAATAACACCAATACCTTGAGTAGTAAAATAATATTTATTATTATAAATAAACATTTTTAAATTATTAACGGGGATATTACTTGCACCTGCAGAAGGCATTGTCAAACAAAAATTTGGATCAATAGTATAATTTCTTTTAAAAATACGATAAATTTGAAGTGTTTGTTGTTGACTACTTTTATTTAAAAGTAAATTATCAATATACGCGTAAAGATAAGTATTATCAGAGTAAATTATTTTAAATGATTCTGAAGCTAAATTTAAGGAAAATCCTCCTACATATGGTTTTAATTGATTTATTATATTTCCATCTGAATCTAAAGTTACTAAATTATTTATATTTTTTGTTCTAAAACTAAGATTAGCAGTAGTATAGTATACATTATCTTCATCTACAGTAATTCTACTAAAATTAGAGGTTGTGCTTGTTCTACCATCAGTATAATATGGTAAAGTATTTATTCCGCTTTCTGGAAAATTAGTTATTTTTGCAGTATCATTAACATAAAAATTCATAATTAATAATTACTTGCGAATGTAGAATATAATTTATTTCTTAATCTTATAACTTGTAAAATATCTGTGCTGCTTGGTAAAAAGTTCAATGACGGAGTAATGCCATTAGAAAATAAGTAACCAGTATTGAAACTCATGCTTCTATTTCCTGTAGCATCTTGAGTTAAGAATATAGTTATAGATTGTCCGTTATTCATGTTGATTGGTTGATCAAGAGTTGAATTACCAGATAATGTATAATCAAAAAATGTGCTAGTACTTGCATCTGGAGTAAATACAAAACCTGTAGCGTTAGAAAATACTGGGTAAGTAAAGTTTCCACTAACAAGATTAAATCCAGATTGATTTATTCTTGCTATTGTACTTGCATTTACAGTTCCCCCTGCAAAATATACTCCGTTTAAGAAATCTAGCGTTAAAGAATGCTCGCTAAAAGAATTATGAGCACGAAACTGACCGTCTCCAAGAACTGCTGATCCACTATGAAGAGCACTTACAGTAGAACATCTGCCTCCAATAATGTAACTATAATCTCCTAGTGCACAATTATTTCTTCCTCCGCCAATAATTGAATATGTTCCTGATGAGCAATTATAACCTCCTCCACCAACAGTTGAATAAATTCCTAATGCGCAATTAGCTCTTCCTCCGCCAATAGTTGCATTAATTCCTAATGCGCAATTTTGATATCCTCCGCCAACAGTTGCATTAGCTGCTAATGCGCAATTACCACCTCCTCCGCCAATAGTTGAAAGATTTCCTGATGCAATATTAAATCTTCCTCCAGCAACAGTTGTACAATTTGATAATGTACAATTTACAAATCCTCCGCCAATAGTTGCACTATTTCCTAATGCGGAATTACTTCTTCCTCCGCCAATAGTTGAAGCAGTTCCTATTGCAATATTGTCACATCCTCCACCAATAATTGAAAGATTTCCTGATGTAAAATTAGTTCTTCCTCCGACAATATTTGAACAATTTCCTTGTGCGCAATTACAAATTCCTCCGCCAATAGTTGTACTATTTCCTATTGCAATATTACAATATCCTCCGCCAACATTTGCAAGAAATCCTGATGCAATATTACGAGTTCCTCCAACAACAATTGAACAACTTGATAATGCACGATTATACAATCCGCCACCAATAAAACTATAAGCTCCGCTAGCGAAATTTCTTGTTCCACCAACGATTGCTGACCCAGTAGAATAACCAGTATTTTGAAATCCTCCTCCAATAAATGAGCTCTCGCCAAATGAGGTGTTTATAGATCCACCGCCAATATTTGAACAATTTCCTTGTGCGCAATTACAAACTCCTCCGCCAACATTTGAGTAGCTTGCTGTTGCTTTATTACACTTTCCTCCACCAACAGTTGAGTGCTCTGCTATTGCAAAATTTCTATATCCTCCACCAACAGTCGAAGAGTGTCCTGTTGCAATATTACTATTTCCTCCGGCAACATTTGAATAAATTGCTGTTGCACAATTATAAATTCCTCCACCAACAGTTGTATGGTTTGCTGTTGCACAATTTTTATATCCTCCACCAATAGTTGAACAAGCTGCTGTTGCGCAATTATAAGTTCCTCCGGCAATAGTTGCATTAGCTGCTGTTGCGCAATTTTTATATCCTCCGCCAATAGTTGAAAGATTTCCTGATGCAATATTATAAGATCCTCCGCCAATAACTGAATAAACATTTTTAATAGTATTACAATATCCACCGCCAATAGTTGAAAGAGCTGCTTCTTTATTTATAGTATTACATGTTCCATTTGTGATATTTGAATAGTTTGCAAAAACTCTATTAGATGTACCTCCAACTACGGTTGAACCTTGTCCTGACGCAATATTAAGAATTCCTCCTAAAATAGCTGCGGATGTATCTCTTGCGCAATTAGCTTGTCCGCCCACTACAATTGAAGAGGTTGCCGTAGCAAAATTACCTAAACCACCGCCAACAACTGCTTGATCCGCAGTTGCACGATTTCTACATCCACCACCAATAAAACTATTTCTTCCGCTAACAATATTTCCTTCTCCGGCAACAATTGCTGATCCAGTAAAATAACCAGTATTTGAAATTCCTCCGCCAATTACTGATCTCCCGCCAAATGCTATATTACGATATCCGCCCCCAAGAAATGAAGCGTCTCCATTTACTACATTTGCAAATCCACCAACGATAGATGAATTATTTCCATTTACGAGATTAGCATTTCCTCCCGCTACAACTGAAGCAATTCCTACTGCAGCAACAAAAGTTCCACCCCCGACATTTGAATAAGCTCCAGATGCAAGATTAAAATATCCTCCTCCAATGCTTGTATTTTTATCAATTGTGCAATTATATTGTCCACCTCCAATAAATGAAACATTTCCCCATGCGCAGTTATTACATCCGCCAACGATTGCTGAAAAATTTCCACTTGCAGTATTACAAAATCCTCCAGCAACAATACTATTTCCTCCTATTGCGCTATTTCTATATCCACCAATAACAATTGAACAATTTCCAGTTGCAGAATTACATCTTCCTCCAACAGCATTTGAATAAAAGCCCAACGCAGAATTATTAGCTCCTCCACCAATAAATGCACCACCACATGCAAGATTACGAGTTCCTCCAACTATAGTAACAGATGCTCCAGTTATTCTATTGAAAGATCCTCCTCCAATAATTGAATTTAGTCCAGAAAGATTATTTGTATTTCCACCACCAATAAAATTTACATTACCAGTTATAACATTTAATCTTCCACCTGCAATTGTTGAAAAACTACCAGTAACATAATTGCCACTTCCCCCAAGAATAGAACTAGCAGAACCTATTACAATACTTTGTAATCCAAAAATTGGAGAACCAGAAATAATAACATCATTTGAAAAAATTCCAGTGCCATTTTCTACTTTTAAATTAGATCCACTGATATGTAAACCTTCAGTTGGAAATTGAAGATTAATTCCAACTCTGCCACTTACTATATTAATATATGATCCAGTTGTTGCGCCAATTCTAACGCTATCTCTATTATAATTTTCTTGGTGAGCTCCATAAGCATGAGAATTAAAACCATAAGCTTTATTATTGAAACCTATAGCAGAAGTTGATCCACTCTCTACTCTATTTAGTCCTCCAACAGAAACCCTAGTAATAACTCCTGCTGGAACATTTAAATCTCTTGCATCAAGATTTCTAAATCCTGCAAAAACATTATGTGCCCAATAATTTCTGTGAACAGTATCTGATGATCCGCGAAGAATTTGCATTCCAGTAACAAGATCTTCTGAGCTTATAATGCCAACTCCAGTTGTTAGAGCTGGATTATGGAAGCTTCCGGGTCTTCCAACTCCACCCAAAGATCCAAAATTCATTACTGAAAGAGTAATTTCTAATCCAGTATTGTTTAAAACTCTTGAAACATATCCATCATATCTTCCTTGTGTTAAATTAATCCCAGAAGCTATAAAAGTACCACTACTTCTATTGAAAACGTCGACTACAACACTTTCGCCAGTATAACCTGTAATTGGTGTTGTATAAAAAACATTAAATTGATCAAAATATTGGGAAGAGTTTCTTTCTATTCTTCTAATGCCAGTAAAAGCACTTGATGTTGTATTTCTACTCAAAGCCCAAGCGTCTGTTTGAGTTGATGTGCCTCTTTGAGCTGGAACAAAATTATTATTAAAATTTAATGCACCAAGAGCTACTCCAACTTTATAAACATTTGTTGAACCATATGCTGGATCAAGTCCAGTAATTCTTCTTACTACTGTTCCGTTATAAGTATTTGCAACAATTCCTGCTACGCCGGGAAATACTCTTAAATAAACCGTGTCTCCTGTTGCATGTAAGTATTGAGAAGTTGGTTGGCTATTTACTGCATAAGCTAATTCTACTAAACCAGTTCCGGGAGGAGTAGTAACTACTGTACCAGTTGTTGTTAAATATAATTCAGTTAATGAAGAAGTTGGAAATGCTTCATCATTTGCGCCTTTTGCTTCTAATGTTGTTAAATGAATTAAATCTCTTAGATTGTCGTTTCCATTTGGTCTTGTTGTAGGAGAAAATTGATAGCTTTTGTAATTTGTACTGGTAGCCGTTGAATATGCACCATTAAATGATCCGGGATTAGAAGGTCCTGCGGAAAAAAATAAATGAAAATGATCTGAAGCATTAGTAAAATTATTACTTCCTGCATCTAGGCTTAAACCATGAACCAATCTTCCTCGTCCTTCAATATCTAATGGTCTATTAGGATCCATTCCAGTTGTTAAAGCATATGTAAATCCTGCTCCAAATGAAGAAGTTACATTAGTATTAATTCTAACTATTCCACTTTCACTATTTATATTTAATCCAGTACCAAGGGTAAATATTCTTCCAGATGGCTCTATTCTAAGTGAATTAAATATTTTATTTCCAGTAATAATTTGATTGCCAAATGTTAATACTGAAACTCCACTTAAATTATTAATTTTTGTATCAAGAGTCGAACCTGTGCTTGCAAGGTTAACTGTTGTTGCATATGAACTTAAATTAACTCCAGTAAGCACTGCATTCCCATTTACAAAAAGTCCACTAGTAAAGTTACCACTTCCGTAGACTGTAAAATTATTGCCAGAAATAACTAAAAAGTCTCCTTGTATAGTATCACCAAATGTTGTGTTTTCTGCAAATGTTTTAATTCCAGAAATAATTTCATTTCCTGTTGTATAAACTACAGTATTTGGTAAATTTCCAACTTCACCACTTAATAAAACCCCAGTGCCATTTACTCTTGGGCGAGAAGCAAAAGTTTTAACTCCACTTATTGTTTGATTGTTATTTAAATCTACAATATTTAAGATTGACATAAATTATATTACACCTGCGCTTGTGTTCAATACTATCCAGCCAGTATAGCTCGAATTTTTTACGCCCAATAATTCTACTGATTGTTTTGGGGCAAGAATTAATTTTGTATCATTTTCTATTTTTTCGGTTGCCAAATATTTTGATGAACTTGGTTTAGTTTCATTTCCCCTCAATGCTTTTTCGCTTTCTCTAGGAAAGTATACTGCTACGCTTTGAAAATCTCCAGCACTAACTTGTTTGACTCCAGTAAAATTTTGTCCAGAAAGAGTTTGACCATCATTGTTATAACCCCATCCAGTTACTCTTTGGTCTTTACTTATAATAGCTAAAGAATGAAATTGGCCAGCGCTAATACTTGAAACTCCGGTAAGATTTCTTCCAGAAAGATTTTGACCATAAAAATTATTTCCCCATCCAGTTACTCTTTGATCTTTATTTAAAATAGCTAAAGCGTAATTTGTTCCAGCTGAAATTTTTGTTACGCCAGTTAAATTAAGGCCAGAAGCAAGTTGTCGATAACTATTATTTCCCCAACCAGTTACAAATCCAGAATATCCATTCCCACTTAATAATGCTAATGAAAAGTTATTTCCAGCGCTAATATCTATAACATTAGATAAGCTAAACAAAGGAGAACTACTCCAATTTCCAGTAAAAGCTCCAAAACGATCATTAAACCCTGTCGTTATTGCTACTTGTCCATAATTATTTGCACCCCAACCAGTTATTTTACCATTATTTAATAAAGCTAAAGTATGATAATCTCCTGCTACTACTTTTAGTACTCCAGTTAAATTATTGCCTTTAGAAGATTGATAATAAAAATCATGGCCCCATCCCGAAATTTTTCCACTTATATTCAATTTAGCTATTGCATGTTGATATCCTAAGGCTAGATCTAGTACTCCAGTTAATTTTCGTCCTAGAAATGTTTCTCCTGCGCTATCATAACCTAATCCAGTTATTTTTCCATTTTCTAATAATATTAAACTATAAGAAGCTTTTGTGTAAGCTTTTAATATATCAAGATCTAAATCATCTTGATTATTAAAACTAATTTGTTTATAATCATTATTTCCCCATCCAGTAAAACCAGAATAATAAGAATTATAAATGTCTACTGGCCTTATTCTAATATTCCCACTACTTAAATTTTTTATTAAAAATGATTGACCATTAACGACTTCATTTAAATACCCAGTTGTATTTACTTCATTGAAAACATGAACAAACTTATTAGATACTGTGGCGTCATCGTTATGAAATGAATATGAATTAGATTTTTGATTTATATTCAAGCTTGTTAAATCTATGCCGTTTGTTCCTATGGAAATAATTTCTTCTGCTAATTCTTGATCATTATTAAATCTTATTTCTGAATTAGAGGTTAGATTAACATTTTCTCCAAAAGAAACTTTTTGTAATAAAAGATTACTTTTAGAAAGACTTGCCGCTTTATAACCTTCATCGGTTAAAAAATCTATAGTTCTGTTATTTTTAACTTTAATAAAAGCTAAATCTGCTGCATAGTCTGTATAATTAAAACTATATAAATCCGCGTATTCAAAATTAATTGGATTTGCTCCAAAAAACGGTGTCCAACTGGTTTTAGGAAAAACCTGATCTTTGTAATTTTGAACCGAGTCAGCATAATTATCATACAAAGTTCTTCCGCCACTTATAGAAGTTGTAAGTCTCCAAGAGTATTTATTTGAAACGCATTTATTTTCATCACAAAAGAAAATATAAAATGGTCCTGCTGGTTCACTTTGTTGATAAAGATTTAAATTTGTATTAAAAGCATAATATCCACTTACAGGATAGGAAGTACCATCTTCTGTTACAGATGCATTTCCAGAAGCTTTTATTAAAAGCGGTAATAATCTAGAGCTATCTGTGATATGTTCAAAAAATTTATCGCTTTGTATTAACTGATCTCCAGTATTATAAACTAAATTACTTGCGAATACATCTCCTTTTACATAAACCATTTCTTGCGGATCCAAACCAAAAGGTAAGTCTGCACCAATTATTATTTTATTATTTCGACTAGTTCTAATGAATGGATATGTTGATCCTGTGTTGTATATTGATACTAATGTTCCGCTTCGTATGCCATAATTTAAAGCAATATTTCCTTTTAAATCAATTGTTCCGGGTTGAGTCGCGAGACCAGCTGAAATAAGAACGGATGTTCCAATTGTGCCTGTTCTGTCGTTACCGCTTAGTAGTATATTTTGGTTATCTAATATAAATTTATTATTTGAATGGTAAATTCCACTAGAGAAATATATATCATTTCTAAAAGTTTTAATTCCACTTATATTTTGAGATCCAGTGGTATAAACTACAGTATTAGGTAAACTTGCAGCTTCACCGCTTAATAAAACTCCTGTACCATTTACTGTTGGACGAGATGCAAAAGTCTTAATCCCGCTAATAGTTTGATTTCCAGTAGTATAAACAATATTATTACCAGTAATATTTATAAAAAGAGGAATACCAGTATTTAAGCTATTGGCAATAAAACCTGATAATTCTGCTTGATCTATCTGTTTTATTCTAATAAGATTTTGAGCCATAATTTTATGCCTCTATCTTTTTGCTATGATAAAGAATACTTGCTACGTAACTGTCTAATCCATGTTCTGCTGCGATAGTTTGAATATCAGAAATTTTATCAGGATTTTTATCTTTAGGATTTTTTACATATTCATTTATAACAGAATCCCAAGTCTCTGGATTTTCATTTGAAGCAATTACTTTTACTATTTCAAACGCAACTTCTTTTTGTTGTTTAGAAAGTTTGCGAAGAGAATGTTTTTCTCTTAATGATGCTTCTACTTTTTCTTGTAGCCTTGAAGCGAGTACGAAATTATCTTTAATTTTTTCTATATCGAATAGCGCTGCCTTGGATTGTTTCCCTTGACCTTTTGGACTAATATTTTTTGTAGTTTGAGGAATCCCAGTTGATCCAGATGGTCTTCCTGCTTCGCCCATTTTAGCTGCACCAATAAGTGGTTGATAGAGTCCTTGATCTTTTAATTCTCTAAATTTTTCTTGAGAAACAATTGATTCTTCTTTTTCTGGAAGTTTTCCAGATTCCAATGCTGCAATGCCTTCTTCTGGAGTTAAAATTCCAAGTTCCATTAGTCTTGTATAAATTCTAGAGTATTGTACGTCATCTTTAATATCAATATCTTCAAAGAATGGAGTTGGGTAATTTTTAAATCCAAGATCTCTGCTAATTCTTCTAATTTCTGGATACAAGAAATTATTTAAGAAAGCTTCTCTAGATTGTTTTAATCTTTCAATAAATACTTGGACCTTCATACTTCCATTAGCAAACTTATCATTTCCAATAAGAATATTGTTTAAACCAATTAAAATATCTTTATCAACAACTTCATATTTTTCGGGACCAAGAAGATTTCCAATATCTGGAATTACAAATTGAGCTTTTGTTGTATAATCTGCAATAAGAACTCTGCCAATACTTTGATTTGTAAATAATCCTTGCATTGCTTCAAGATTCTTTTGGTTAACTCCACCTTTATCTGGATCAGTTCCCATTGTTACTAATAAAACTATTTGTTGCATTGTACGAGCGATAGACATATCCATCTTTTTCATTTCCGCTTTCCAGTTAATATCTTCAAGAACTGGAAATCCCATTGGAACTGCAAATGGCTCGTAATCTTGCTTCTTATAAAATACCGCACAAAGTCTGTCGCGATCTAATGGTAAAGTTAAAATACCAACTCTAGTTTTTGTAATAAGCTTTTGTGTTTCTGGCGGTAAGCTTTCTAATACTTCTTTATCTTCTGGAGTCTTTGGGGCTTTTAGTCTTTCCAATTCATAGTCTGTTAAAATTTTATAATATCTTCCTACTGAGAAATTGATTGTTCCGCCAAGTTGAACGTCAGCAGGATTAATAATATTATATCTCGCTGGTAACATAACATCAGCAGCTTTTGCAGATAATCCAAAGGTTTGAGTAATTCTATTAACATCTTCTGGTTTAATTTTTGTATCAAAACGATAAATAAATACATTACCACTTCGATAATATTCACGGAAAAATTGATCAAGCAAATCAAATATATTTATTTTCTTTAACCATGCACTAAAGAAATCTCTACTCTTTTGACTTCCGCCTTTAAAATAAATATTACTGCAAGAAAATTCTGTCATTAAATCAATAGTATTTCTAAACACTGCAAAGTTATAATAGCATTTTTGACATAAAATGACCGCATCGCGCACATTCATATTAGAGCTATTGGATATACCAGTTGAATATCTAAATGGAATTAAACCACTATCAATATTTCTATATCTATCTGTTCTAGTAATATCTGCTGATGCGTTTCTTCTAGTTTGAGCATTAGAAGAATCTCCAGATTCTGATCTGTAGGATGCAGCTTTTGTTTCGTAAGTTGAAGCATCTGATACCATCAAAGGTTGGATTTCTTCACTTTTCACAATTTTTTCTTCTTTTTTAAGTTTTTTAGCCATTTTATTATTAAATATTACACATTATCTGATCATAAAAGGAGAAAAAGTCGCTTCTGCTTGCACGATTTGCACGTTCATCATATCATTATAGCACTTTATTGCCCAATTCGCCAACATAAATGCTGAATAATTGTCTTTTCTGGCCTTATTTGCTGATACACTTCTTTTCAAATGTTGAGGTAAATCAAAACTTTGTGTCCCGCGACTAGTTGCAGAATGTTCTATTAATACGCATTGTTTTTTCGTCTGATAAATAAAGTCGTCTTGATTTTCAATAAAATCTAAAATAGTCCAATCCTTCTTATCGTCTTCTTTCATTAAATCCAATGGTAGATTTAAACCTATTGTTTGATTAAATGATGCTTCATCTGATGCTGTTCTACTTGCAAACCATACTCTTTTATAATCAATACATGCCTGTAAATATTCATTCGCTTTACGAATGAAATTACTTGTAAATACTTGATTAAAAGCTATTCTTCTATCTTCTAAGTTGTATTTATTTTTAGCATTTTTAATCATTAAATCGTAATCTACACCTTCTAGTTCAGAATCTATATCTAAGGTTTTAATTTCTAATTTGCTATTTTTAAATAAAGTAGATTGATTACAAGCAGATAAAAATGTGTCTGCACCAGCATTATCAAGAATCATAAATACAATATTAAAATTAGTTAAAATATAATAAAGATAATTAACGTGATTTTTTAAATTACCAAGACCTGCATAAGTATGAACTAGAGTACCTTGATTTTTCTCTTCATCAAGCTCCATAACTGCCATCGCAAAATAATCTGCATTAGGACTATCACTCATATTGGGATCGATTCCTAAGATATATTTTTTATTAGCATTTCCTTTCATTAAAGTATGTGGAGTTTCTCCTATTTTTAACGTACATTCTTCCATTTTTTTCGCATTAAAGTAGCTATCGCTTCCATCAGTAAATCTAGCACAATATTCTCTAAGAAAACTGCTATGACTAGATCCACCAGCTTGAGCTTCTTCGATAATAGTTTTATCTATCATTTCTTCTGGAAGAGCTTCGTAACTCAATTGACTTACAAAATATGTTGCTTCACTTTTTTCATTATCTGTTATTCTTTCGCTCCATTCATTATATATTTTATAAAGATTTTCAAAAGTATAACTAGCTGAAGAAAGAGCTATCATTTTACTTGTATTTTCAAAAACCATCCTTTCACTTTCTTTCATTAATCCTTCCTCTATTAATTTATCTTCGCTTTCTCTAATCTCCATTCTCTCTTTAATATTTTGTGGGGCTACAAGAAATGGCATTAATACATTTTTTACTATTTCTTCTGGTAAAAGAAGAAATTCGTCTAGCACAAGAACATTCGCACGAAATCCTCGTATTTTTTCTCCATTCAATGGAATTGCTACAATACTGCCCCCATTTATCTCCCATTCGAATTGATCATTCCTTCTTGTTTTTGCTCCAAAGCATTGCGATAATAATTCTGCGCCTTTACTATTTACAATTTTTTCTAGATTATTGAAAATAAATCTAGCAGTTCTAAATGTTGGTCCAGCTATAAGAATTTTTGTATTAGGCTCAAATACACATTGAAGAAAACAAAATACCGCCGCTATAAAACTTTTTCCACAACCTCTACCAAAAACGCATAAATTAAAATTTCTATTTAATAAAGCTTTAATATGTATTTCTTGATAAGCGGCAAGTTTTACACCACTTATTAGTTCTGTGGTAAATCCTATGTTCGCTCTAAGAAATTTAGCAAGAGTAATTTTAGCTTCTTTATCGTTTAAAAAGCCTTTTAATTGCGATAGTTCAGCGTTAACATCTTTTATTTCTTTTATATATTTATCTGGGCAGTATATCATAAATTTTTTGTATCATATGCAAGTTGAAGATCAAAATCCTTATAGAAACAGTCACTAGCAAAAATATTTTCAATAACTCTGATCATTTCTGATCTACCGTCTACAAATAAGAATTGTAAATTGTCATATTGTTGCAGTAAATCTCTAACGTTGTGGAATATATATTCTGGGGTAGCTTTTATTTTTTTACTTATATGTGGAAGATATTGAAAGCTTAATGCATTTGATAATTTTTCTTCTATCATAACTATAATATATGAATTATTATTTTTAGCTTTTTCTATTTCATTTTTAAAACGGTCAAAATTTTTAACGCTAAGTGTACTGATAAAATCACTTAAACTTTTTCTTTCTATATAGCAATTACAGTTATTATTTGAGCAGGAATAATCTCCAAAAGGTAATGTTTTAATTTCAAAAGGAATATTGAATTTCAACCAACTCTGTTCTCTTGTATCTACATATATTATATCTTTTTGTGATAATTTATTTTTAAAATTATTTTTAACTTCTACATTAATATTAAATTTATTTTTTAAAGCAATAGAAGAGCATAAGTTATAATAATTGCCAAATATTTTATTATAAAAAATAATTGATGGTGACATTATTGTTCTAAGCTCTATTTGCGTAGGAGAGTATTTTAAATTTTTAAGTTCTTTTCTTTTAATTAACAAATTTTTACAATATTCTTTAGCTGTATCGATTGGCTGTTGTTTAAGCCATTTCTTCATATTGTTTTTATCATTAAAATCGCTATTTAAATACTGTTCTTTTGTTTTAAAATTAATCAATTCATTTGTTAATAAATCTCTACGTTCAAAATATTTTTGATAATATTTTACTTTATTTAATCCATATCCTTTTAATGCAAAATGAAGACTTTTTTCATCTTTGAATTCTTTACCATCTATTTTACATATAACACTCATCCATTTAAAATCTCATCTGTAGATATGCCCAAAATCTTGCATTTTATTTCATCCATTGTAGATAAGCGATCTATTTCTTTTTCTATGTTTTTTTTTCTTATTTCTGCCATTTTTAAAAGTTTACTTCTGCTCTCTTCTTCTTTCCACATTTGTACAAGATTTATTATAGAAGCCGTATCTTTGATTTGCTTGCTTAATTTATCGCTGCGTTTTACTTTTAAATCGTTATTTAATTTTTGTTGGCGATTTACGCAGTCATTATATTCTTTTCTTGCTGTGCTACTTGCTTCTACTACGGCCATAGGTATTTTACCATCTTCTTGCATTGATAATTCTATTTGATTTTGCAGTACATTGATTGTTTGCTGGATACTAGAAGAAATAACAACTTCTGTGCATAAAACTATATATTGATCAACTTCTTCTTGAGATAAATCACTTTTATCATAAGTATATCTTACAAAGCTGCTTTCAAATAGCTCTCTATCGCTTTCATTGTCGTATATATTAATTTGATGAATAAAACGATGAGTATTCATGTAGCTGATTATTGAATTTATTTCTTTTTTATGCTTGTGAGTTAATTTATTTTTATCTATGCCATCTAAAACATATTTGTTTATTTTAACAATCATTCTTTCTTCGCTTTTCGGTGGACGATATCCTTCTGTCGAGGCATCTTCATTTGCATCGTTGTTGAATTTTATATTGTTTGGTACGTTTTTTAAATACTCTAAAGTGCTTCTTGTCTCTTGGCAAAGATTTGTTAAAGATTGATTTTTGAATAGAACTCTAGCCATTTCTAAACCTGTCATCATATGACAATTGTTACTAATGTATTCTTTCTGATCGTCTGTTAGTTCCAAAAGTCCCTTAGCTTGATATTCGTAGCTTTTTTTAGGTTTAATTTGTCTGGAAGCGAGAAAATTTTTAACAGCTTTGCCTTCTTTGCTTCTTCCGTCCAAATCTTCTCTATTAAAAGCTATTTTGACAAGGTCATTTAAAGACGGTGGATTATCCACACGATTATTCCATTCATTAAGAAGTTTTAATTTTTGGTCTTCTGTTAGGTCTGGAATATTTTCGCTCATTTTAATTGATGTCTATATCTCCATTATAAAGATGCTTTCTTACTTTAATTATAATAAGCTTTTTAATATTTTTAATTTGTTTATACCCTGCGATTCTATTCTTTTCACTAGTTCTATATCCCATTAGTTTCGCCGTTTGTTCCTCGTCTTTACCTTCTATATATAAATGCTGATATACTTTCCATTCTATTGGTTTTAAAACTTTTTGCATTTTAGTATGAATATTGTTTGCTGATTTTTCCATATTAAAATTATTGATTTGCAAATCATTGATTTCTTGATGATGATTTTCTATACTAAGAGTTAATTTTGTATCGTGCGCGTTCTTTTTGCTTTTTTCCCAATTTGCATAAAGTGGACAAGTCTTACATTGTATTGAATAAATTGCGCACCCAAAATCTCCTTCAGCTGCAGCACATTTAAGACAAGGGCGTGTAAAATTACTATAATTATTTCTAATTAAATTCTTAATTTGATTGCTTATAATTCTATTAACCCAAGGAGCAAGAGGTTTTTGAGGATCATAAAGATGCCATTTTTTATAGATATGTATTCGTAAGATTTGCGATACATCACTAAAGTCCATCCAATTAATTGCTGTTAAATTCCACTTATTTTTTCTTTTTATAATTTCGGAATTTATTAAACCAAATAGACTCTCATATGTGGGTTTTTCATCCATCTTTGGGCTTTCGCGAAGATTGGCGTATAGAACCCGCTTCTCTTTTAAAATCCTCTAAGAATTTTTTACGATCTGCTTTCGTTACTGGCTTGCCTTTGATCTTTTCTTTTCTTGATGGATTTGTTGCGCTTCCAATAATATCTCCAATCTTAGTTTTTACTTTTTTATCTTGATACTCTTGATCAATTTCGACATCTAATTTATGAATTGATGGCACACGATTTACTTCATTAATATCGTATTCTGAATCATCAAAATCGGAGTCTGTATCTTCATCGTCTGTTACTCTTTGAAATTTTGAAACAATTTTCTTTGGCGCAACAGGTTTATCTGCTGTTGGTTTTTGAAGCAAAACTTTATTAACAACTAACTTATCAAAAGAAATTCCGCATGAACTGCAAAATTTTGGTTTAGAATCTAAATAGCTAGTTGGACCACCACATTCTGTACAATATAATTTTAACATAATACTAATTATACTTAAAATTAATTAAAATTTCAATATTTAATTAGTGTACTTCTTCAAATTTTTCAATAATATAAGCTAAAATATCATTTCTCATAATATCATCTGTGCCAAATTTAAAAGTAATTATGCCTTTATTTTTACTTTTTTCATCATCAAATAGCTGGTATACTCTTTCAAAACCGCTGTTCTTAATATCTGATTGACGAATATCTCCAATAAATATTAATTTACTAAATTTACCCATTCTTGTACTAACTAACAAAAGATCATGGATACTTAAATTTTGCGCTTCGTCACATATAATATAGCTAGCATTAATACTGAGACCTCTTAAAAATCCTAGTGGGAGCCCTTTCACCCTCTCTTGCTTTAATAATAGTTCTGCTTGACCTTTTGGAAGAAGCTCATGTAGCTTATCCATTAAAGGTTGTAAATATGGATCTAGTTTTTCATGAAGATCACCTTTAAGAAATCCTAAGTTGTGGGTGCTACTTTCGACAGGATTGCGAATATAAAATATCTCTCCTACCTTCTTATTATTAATTGCATGAAGAGCACAATAAACGCTTAACAAACTTTTAGCTGTTCCTGCTGGGCCTTTACAGAACATCATCTTAGTAGATTTATCTTGCAGAGTTTGAATGAACTTCTTTTGATTTTCTGTCCAATTGAGATCCCTAATATTCAAGGGTTGTTGAATTTTATCTCTTTGAGGAACTACTGGTGACTTATCCTCTTTTTGTTCTTTTCTATGCTTTTTAGACATGAGGTTTACGTAATGATTTACACCATATTTTAAATTAAGTGTAAATAAATTAACTGTGGCCTACTTAAACGCTAATATACCTCCAATCGAATGCTATGTTAGAGGAAATTTTTTAAGAAATCAAGAAGATAACTTTGATAAAAAATATAAATGTTTAATTTTTGGTGTCACAAGTTTGCCAAGTCAAGTCCCACTTTTTAATTTCCTTATGGAAGATGGTGGGATTTGGTGGCATGCGCCTATTAGCGCTTTTTGCTCTAAAGAAGACGCACCAGATATGGAATTAACTGAACTCGAACTTTGGGATAGTTTTAGTTATCACATTTCTGTAACAACTTTTTATTTATTAGAAAATAAAGTCGTAAAATATACTGGCAGAAGTGGAAAAGAGTATCTTGGACGTTATTTATTTACTTTTGATTGGGCGCACAGCGATTATAATGAATTGAATTTTGGATTTAGTCAAAAACCAGATCAACATAAAGCTGGTCATGTTATAAAACTCGACAATGGTAATTTCGCAATACAACCTAATAATAGAATCAAAGTATTCGATCCAAGCTTCGCAACAAAAACAAATGAATTATTGTTGCAAAGAAAAATAAACTCTCATATTTATACTTCTGAAAATAGCCCAAAATGGGTTACTGAAGATAGTGATAATTATGATTATAAAATACAGGAAATAAAATGAATAAAACTATAAAAATAACACAACAAAATATATTTGAAGGGGAAATGGCTAATCCTCAAAATTGCGCAATAGCTAGAGCAATAAAAAGAAATATGAAAGGTAAATTAATGAGCATCTCTGTATTACCTTCTCATGTTACATTAAGAATGGACAACAAAATGTTTGTGGCTAAAATGCCAAAATCTGGCGCAAGCTTTATTAAGAGGTTTGATCACAGGCAACCCGTAAATCCTTTTGAATTAAATTTAAATTTTAAAAAAGGCTATTCTTTAGTCTAAATTACATTCTAAATTTGGGTCTGCTAGATCTGGATTGTGCATTTTTTTAGTACCTCTTTTATAATTGGTATATATATTTTTTATTGTATTTACTGGTTTTTCAATTATTTTTTCTACTTCTACTATCTTTTCTACGATTGTCTCGTTTGGTTTTCTACTAGAAGCTATGTTGTAGGCCAATACAAGAGATATTGCTAATGGATCAAATACCACTACTATAAATAAAATAAACCATTTAACTACTGTTTCAATGTCCACATTAAAAGCTTTGGCGATAAATTTATATGTGCCAATATCTGATTTTGTTATTTGTTTATTTAAAGAGATAATAGAGTTATCAAGAGTATTAATTTCTATCAATAATGAGCTGTTAATATTATTAATTTTTTCTATATTAGATTCTAATGAAGATATACTAGATTGCATACCTTCTAATGTTTTTGATTTTAATTCTACTGATTTTTTATCTATTACTTTTTCTTGAGTATCTTTGCCAAATAAACCACCAGACTTGTTTACTGTTGTGGTTGTGGACTGATCTAGTACTTTAGTAAGATTATTCTCTTGATTTTTACGGGTATCGGTCAAGGTTTGAACTCTTTCGTTATTAGAAGTTATTTGAGAGTTTAATGAACTCTTCTTGTCCTCTAATAAAGTAAGCTCTGATTGTATTGAATCTAAATTACTTTTTGTTGAATAAAAGGCTTGACTAAGAAAACCAAAGACTCCAAGGCTAGTTATACCCATTAATACTAAAACGGCACAAGTTAAATATATTTTTAATAATTTATTAATTTTATTCCAATAGCGGTACAAGAAGCTAGTTGTCATTAATTTACCAAACTCAAGACTACTAGCCATTAATATAGTAGCCCAAAAACTACCAGAGAATAATAAACCTATACCTTTAACAGAAAAAAATGCTCCACAAGAGGCTACGAAGATCGCACTAAATCCTAATAATGCTGAAAATAAGGTCACCTTTTACTTACACTATCTCCTACTTCAAGGTAATTTTTTTGGGCGCGTAACAAATATAAAGGCTTGGGCGCGGGTAAAGGTAAGGGTTTTTTATCAATAATAAGTATAGCAGTGTCCTTGGCGCTAGTTTGTTGGTGTTCAGTTGTTTTTGTTTTAGATAAGAGGTAGAACAGGCTACCTAAGACCAGACATATTAATGTTGTTGTTTTTATATTTTTATTCATATTAAATATATTTACACATAGCGGCCAAATAGATAAGGGTATATAAGAAAAGGGTTTATGAGAAAAATAGCTCCGTGGATTTTTTTACTTTGAAATATATTCTATTCTAATGATTTTATATTAGATTTAGAAAAAAGGGGGGGGTATACATAAGGATATAGAATAAACAATTATTATAATAGGGGAGAATGAGTTTAAGCCCCCCACGGCTATTTACAAGATATAGGCTACTCAAAGTTTTTAAAAATGGGGGGGTATATCTATAAAAAATATTAGGCATAAATCATAAGTCATTAACTATCAATGAAATTTAACTTGAAAATATCTCTTGTACCTTTCCTGTAATATGATAGACTACTCTTATATGAAAAACAAATTAAGTAAGTTCGAAACCCTGCTAGCTAACCTTGAAAAAGCCTCTGCGAATCACGCTAAGGCTTGTGAGTCTTTCCTTAAAGTCTCTGAGCAGTATTCCTCTAAGCGTGAGGAGATGCTAAAGATCTATGAGCCTAGCGATCTCAGCCACGCTTGCGAATAAGGCATTGACACAACCAATCGAAAAGGATAATATAACCACTATGAAAAACCAACTAAACATCACTAAACAATCATTCGGCGATACAACCGCTTTCCTCTTGGAAGGTGGCAAAGGTCGCATCACTTCGTTCCACAATGCCCTATACAACTGGGGTGCAACCAATGGGCAGTTGCACGATATGGGCAACGGCAAAGCGTTCTACTTCTACGCTCAACCCGAGGCAGTCTTACACGCTCTCGTTAAGATCGCTCTACATTCCCTATGCAACAAGATCAACGCAAAGGGAATGAAGGGTGGATTGATGAGCCTTGCGAAGATCAAGGCACAAGGTCAATTCGACAACATCATTGATGGGCGATTCCTTCGTGTCTCTGTCTCTAACGATACCTACGGATTCGGTACGATCACAGCAGAGAAACCTAGTGACTACTGCGGTGCAGTAAGCAATGGAAGGGACTAATAGTATGACAGCAGAATTACTCGTAGTAGCATTAACAATACTTGGCGAAGCTAGGGGCGAGACATTCGAAGGAATGGCTGGCGTTGCTAGCGTCATTCAGACACGGATGATAGAGCGTAAGCAGACAGCCTCACAGGTCTGCCTAGCACCTAAACAATTCAGCTTCTGGAATAGTGGCGTGAGTGAAGCTACTAAGAAGAAGCTACTAGCTACACCGCAAGGGAAGAACGCTCTGTACCTCGCTGATCTTGTTCTGCATAAGCAGATGCCCGACATCGTCAAGGGTGCTAACCATTACCACGCTGTCAGCGTCTCGCCTAAGTGGGCTAAGGACACTAAGCTAGTAGCAGTCATACAGCATCATAAGTTCTATAAGCTATAACGATAAGTTAAACTACTGTGCGTAAGTGCCTACCTATCAGTGGGTTACGCACGGCACGGGGTCTGCAGCTGTAACTCGTTGATGGTGAACGAGATTTAAATGAAGAAATATCTTGCAAAATTTCTAAAATGTGATAAATTATAGGTATGAAAAGAAAAACAAAATTAGAAATCCTCCTCGGAAATTTAGACAAAGCTTCGGCTGACCTCAAAAAAGCCGTTGAAGAATCCCAAAAGAGACTCGATGAAAGTTTCTCGAAATATGAACACAAAGTTGAAGTTGCTCATCATAACTCTATGATAATCAACGAAAAACAAATTGAAGAAATAATTTGACTTTTGCAGGAATTGTGGTAAACTATATACATAAGATAAAAGATAACAAAT